GGGGTGCAGTTCAAGCTCGACGGCGCGAACCTCGGCAGCGAGTTCACCTCGCCGCCATGGACCACTCAGTGGTCCACGCTCGGGGTGGCTGATGGCCAGCACACGCTCACGGCGGTCGCGCGAGACGCCGCGGGCAACAGTACGACGTCAGCCGTCGTCACGGTGACGGTCAAGAATGGGGGTCCGCCGCCGACGCTGACGGTCGCCTACCTCGGGAACCAGCTGTATGACAAGGTCTCGCCGGGACGGGTCTTGAGCCCGAACGGGACACGAGACGCCGCATTCTCAGTGACATTCCCCTCGTCCGTGACTCTCTCATCGGTCCGCGTCGATGCGGCCAATGGGAATGGCACGTGGGAGTCGGACGCAACACCAAGCTGGGTGGCCGGTGTCAGCACGACGGTCAACGGGCCGCTTGTGAATGGCCCGACTGGGCCCTTCAACACTGCTGGAACGGTGTTCACGGTCTACGTGGACGAAGGCGGGTCGAACCGGTTCCCGGTGGGCTCCATCGCGGTCGTCCGCGTCGTGGCGAATGGGGCCCCCCAGACGGCGTCGGTCACGATTGGGTCACAGCCGCCGCCACCGGACACGGTGCCACCGGCGGTCACCTTGACGGTGCCGCCGTCTCCGCTGAAGAACACGATCACCATCACGGCGACCTGCAGCGACAACGTCGCCTGCACGAGCCTGCAGCTCGTGATTGACGGGACGAATGCCGGGGCTCCACTCACGAGCGCGCCGTACTCCTTCAGCGTGGATACCACGACGCTGGCCAATACGTCGCATACGTTCTCCGTGATCGGGAAGGACGCGGCGGGGAACAACGGGTCGCTCGTGACGCCGCTGACCCGCACGGTAGACAACGCGGCGCCTCAGCCAGTTCCGCCACCGACCGCGACGCAGACCAACTGCATTTATGTGCTGGAGGCGACGATGCCCCCGGATACGATGCACAACTGGACGGCCAGTTTCCGTCGGGACGCGAACATCGTGCTGGGCTCGGATAACACGGCGCCCTTCTCGAAGAATGCGAACGTGGCGCCCGGCGTGCATTCGTTCTACATCGTCTGGACGGCGACCGGCGTCCCGGCCGTGACGACGCCGCTCATGACGAAGACCTGCGGAGGCTAGATGGCGACGCGGTGGAGACCAGATACCTGTGGCTGCGTGATCGACGTACTGGACTGGGAGACCGGCCAGCACACCGTCGTCTCGGCGTGCCCGGTGCATGCCGGGCACGCGGACGTGTTCGCGTCCGTCTACCACGGCGAGAACAAGCCAAAGAATCAAGCGGTGGCGGCTGCCCGCGCCGCGGTCCCTGGACTGGCGAATGAGGAGCCGGTCGTGACGTTCGGGGCCGACCGCCAGCCCATTGTCTCGTTTCGCGGCCTGAGCGCCGCGGATGAGGTGGCCGTACGTAGCGAGCTGGCCGCGCGCAATGTTCCGGCGAAGGTTGTGCGGCGGTGAAGGCCCTGATGCTCACACGCCGGGCGGGCGGTTTCACGTCCGACGCCAATACGCGGCACTGCTGCGTCGGGATCGGGCATCCGAACATGCTGTTGACCGAAGCGAGTCAGCAGCGCACGTTCCGGACGGCGGGCACCCTAAGTCAGCTGTACGCGCGCATCCTCAACAACGACCACACGTCCATTGTGGCGACCTCGCGCATCAACACCGCGAACGGGACGCTCACGTTCACGGTCGGCGCGAGCGCGACCGGGGAGTTCACGGACACGACGCACAGCGATGCGGTCGCGGCCGGGGACCTCGTGGGCCTCCGCTTTGTCAGCACGGGCGGGACGCTGGTCACGTTTGGCCTAGTGTCCACGCAGTTCGAGACGGCGTCGCCCACGCAGTTCTCGACCTACTGTCTAAACTCGACGAACCTGACCGTCAACTTCAGCGACAACACGCTGTTCACCAACATTATTGGACGCTCGGCGCTGGGCCTGACCACGACGGAATCGGATCATCACTGGAAGGTGCTGGCGGGTGGGTCGCTCAAGGCGCTGTTCGTGGTCGGCACGAATAACGGCGCGAATCCCCTCACCTTCAAGACGCGGATCAACGGGGCGGACGGGACCAACATCGTCACGCTCGGATCAGGCGCGAGCGGCCAGTTCGAGGATACGACGCACACGGACACGATTGCGGCTGGGGACACCATCAATCTCTCGGTCACCGCCGGGTTGGCGATGGTGTCGTCGAACTTCCCGCTGCTCTCGGCCGAGCTGGTCACGGATGCCGCCTATACGATCGGGGCGCTGAACGGAAACGTCTTTCTGTCGGCGGCGACGACGTACTACAACGGGCTCGCTGGCGAGCTGGAGTCGACCACGACCGAGGCGGATGTGCGTCAGGAAGTGCCAGTCAGCCACACGTTCTCAAAGATGACGAGCCACGTGATCTCGAATGGGGTCACGGCGACCTCGACGATTCGATTCCGGAAGAATGGGGCGAATGGGAACCAGTCGATCAGCATCGGATCGGGGGCGACTGGGTTCTTTGAAGATGCGAGCAATTCGGATGCGGTGGTGGCCACCGACGAGGTGAATTATCAGACGGTGGTCGGCGCGTCCGGGACGACCCTGCAGTCGGCCATGCTGAGCGTGAGGGCGACCACGCCCACGGTCAGCGTCACGCACCCACCCCCGATGGGGTGGATGGGCGGTCATCCGACGATTCTGCGTCGTGGGATGCGGTAGTGGCGTTCCCATCCGTCAGCCAGACGAATACGACGAACGGCACCACCGCAACAGGCACCGCCGCGATCAATCTTCCGACGGGCATCCTCTCCGGCGACCTCCTGATCGCTTATATCCGGGTGGCTATCATTGGCGGTCACACGTGGCCTGCTGGATGGAATGAAATTTTCGACGAGAGCCCGGACGCGGCCGATGACGTGCAGAGTCTTGCGTGGCGGAAGGCCGATGGGTCTGAAGGCGCGACGGTCACGCTCACCGCGAATGGCAATGCGAAGTTCGCCGCGTTGTCGTGGCGGATTACTGGCGCCGAGAGTCCGACCGTTCAAGCCCCAGAGGTCGGCGCGCGCACGACGGGCAGCGCGACACAGCCGGATGCGGGAACCGTCACACCAACCGGTGGGTCCAAGGACTATCTGTGGATCACCGTGTATGGGATGGAAGGTGAGCAGACCGGCGTCACGACGTATCCGACCAACTACGCCTCGAATCAGCTGTTTGCGAATAGCGGCACGGTCGGTGCGGTGACCACAAACGTCACGTGTGGCGCGGCCAACAGGACGGCGACCGCGAGTTCCGAGAACGCTGGTGTCTGGAGTGTGGCCGGGACGCTTGATGATTGGACGGCCTTCACAATCGCGGTCCATCCCGCTGATGTTCGCACGCTCGGATGGCGGGGGCGCTACGCCGATACCGCGCTCCAAGGGCCTGAGCGTCCGGTCATGCAGGGCGGGATGACACCCGGGTGCCGCAAGGCTCCGGACGTACTCGTGCGCCGCCAGTCTGGGCTCTGGGTTCCGCGTAGGGCGGCCTGACCATGGCGCAGGACCCGCTCACCGAGAATCAGCAGCAAATCTTCGGTCCGGTCATGGTACCGGGCCAGAACATTCCGAAGAACAGCTGGCTCCCAAGCTACCCCGATCAAGTTGGACTACGCGGCGTCATCACCGCCAATCTGATCCCAGCCATCTTCTTTGTGGCCGGGGCGGTTATTCCGTCCACGTACAACCCGAACCAGCTCGACTGGACGCCGTGCTACGACGTGGTCCTTGAGCAGCCCTACGCGATCGGCTCGACGCTGCCCGAGGCCGCCGAAGAAGAGATTTCGCAGTGGTATCCGGAGTTCCAAGACTATCTCTTCCGGCCGAGCTTTCACGCGCCGCTCGCGCCATTCCACTTCTGGTCCTCGTTCACGCCAGTCGTCCAGAACGTCGACCAGTACGCATGGCGCGGCTACTTCCCGGATCGTGTTGAGCGTCAAGACGTCCACGCGTCGCAGCTGGACTGGTACTTCAAGCCTGAGACCCCGCTCCCAGCTGCACCGCCGCTGTCGTGGTCTCCGAACTATCCGGCTCGAATAGACCGGCAGATCCCGACCTACGAAGGGTGGTCTGTTCGTGGGCCTGAACTCAGCGCGCTCTATCAGTGGCGCGGGGTCTTCCCGGATCAGGTCATCCGGCACCGGCCGGACTACAGCGGGTGGTATGCGAAGCCGCAGAACGAGCCGCCGGACATCGCGCGCCTCGGGTGGCGCAGTCAACGCCCGGATTGGATCGAACGGCGCATTCCTGAGCCCACCGGCTGGTATGTCCGGCCGCTTCGTGAGCCGGACGACATCGCCCGGCTGGGGTGGCGCGGACAGGAGCCCGACCAGCACCTCGTCCCGTGGACCGGCGCGCACCTGTGGCCGTCCTCGTTCAAGTCGCCGCTGCCGATGGCGGCGGCCCCAGCCCTCTCGTGGCACCCAACGTACCCGGACTTCGCGACCGGGCCGCTCAGCCTGCACGCGGCGCTGCAGCGGTGGCACTTCTTCAACCCGTTCCCGATCACGGCACCGGATCAGTTCGCGTGGCGAGGGGTCTGGCCCGATCAGGTCTTCCGCCGCGAGCTGACGGCCGCGCACGTCCCGAGCTACTTCAAGTCGCCGCTGCCGATGGCTGCGGCGCCGCCGTTGTCATGGGGGCCAAGCTACCCTGACCGAGCCCTCGGTCCTCTGTCGCTTCTGACAGCCGCGACGCCGTTCTACTTCAAGTCGCCGCTGCCCATGGCCTCGGCGCCGCTGCTCAGCTGGGCCCCGAGCTATCCCGAGGCGACCCGCAGCGCCTTGGTCACACCGGGGTGGCTCTCGCTCGTCTACGTCGTTCAGGCGGTCGACCAGTTGGGCTGGCGTGGCGTCTACCCGGACCTCCTCGCGCCGCCCCTGTCACTTCTGACAGGTCAGCAGCAGGCCTTCTTTAAGAGCCCGCTGCCCATGGCGGCAGCGCCTCCGCTCTCATGGGGGCCGGTCTATCCAGACCGCGCGCTCGGCGCGCTCTCGCTCGCCGCCGCGCTCCAGCGGGCGGTCTTCTTCGACCCGTTCCCGATCGCCGTCCCCACGAGCCAGTTTGGCTGGCGCGGGTCGTGGCCGGATCAGGTCTTCGCGTCACTCGTCCATGCGTCGAGGGTTCCGGCCTACTTCAAGTCGCCGCTGCCGATGCCCGCGGCGCCGCTCCTCAGCTGGACGCCGGTCTGGCCGCAGCCGACGCGCCTGCCGGTGCAGACGCTGCCCTATCAGGCGCTCGTCTACGTCGTTCAGGCGGTCGACCAGCTCCACTGGCAGGGCGTGTGGCCGGACCTCCATCCGCCGCCGAAGGCCCTCCTTGCCGCTCAGCAGCAGGCCTACTTCAAGTCCCCGCTGCCGATGGCCGCGGCTCCGCCGCTCTCATGGGGGCCGAGCTACCCGCTCTTCATTGAGCCCGGCCGCTCGATCCTGACCGCTCAGCAGCCGTTCTACTTCAAGAGTCCGCTGCCCATGGCGGCGGCGCCCCTGCTGAGCTGGTCACCGACCTACCCGGTCTGGCTACCGCCGGTCACGCTGACCGCGGCCCACCATCCGGCCGTCTTCCGGCACCCGCTGCCGCAAGTCGTGCCGCTCAGCTGGTCGCCGGACTACCCGAGCCTTCTGCTCCCGGTGCCGCTCGCCTCCAGCGTGGTCGTGGGGTCGCTCGTGCTCCCGGTCCCCGTCGACCAGTTCGGATGGCGCGGGCAGTGGCCGGTCTGGATCCCGCGGCAGGAGGTGCACGCGTCCCGAGTGCCCTCCACCTTCGAGCCGACGGGGTTCCTGTCCGCGCAGGCCGTGCCGCCGCTCAGCTGGGCGCCGAGCTACCCGGACTTCGTGCAGGCCGACCGCTTCTTCCGCCTGCAGAGCTTCGCGTATGTGGGGACGTCCACGATTCTGGCGTCCCCGCACTTTATTCTCGAAGGGGACGTCTACCTCGTGCAGGATCTGAGCGGAGACGTCAAGCTCGTGCAGGAACTCAACGGGGTCGTGACCATCACGACCGTGATTGCCGGGACCGGCGGCGCGAGCGCCAAGGAGGACTGATGCCTGCGCACCTACAGGTCAACCCGATCAACACAAAGATCCGCCTGCGGGTGAAGCATCCGAACGGGCGTCCGGTCGATCTCACGACCGCCATTGAGTCGCCGGTCACCTTCAAGCGGCCCGACGGCACCACCTTCACCGTCACGCCCTCGGCCTTCCAAAATGCGTCCGGCTTCGTCGACTACAACACCATCGACGGGGATATTAATCAGGCGGGGAACTGGGAAGTGCAGACGCGGTCGCTCCTGCCCTCCGGGCAGTGGTACACGTCCCGGTTGAAATTCACCGTGCTGGCGAATCTTTAGAACAGCTTGTTCGGCGCAGGCCCCTCGTCCTTGAGCAGTTCCTTGTGACGAGGGAAGAGGTCGATCTGCTTCTCAAACGTCTTCCGGTCGACCCGCCGCATGAACTCCTGCACCAGCTCACCGTCCGGCGTGCGCTGGACGTACTCCCGTTCGAAGACACGCACGAGCGCTTCGCACATCTCGACGGGCACTAAATAGTAGGTCATTGCAGTAATTCTTCCACACGTTGACGGGTGGCCGGGTGCAACCGAATCTGGTCCCGGTTCAGCTCGTAGAAGTCCCGCGGCGAGTCATGGGGGAGCCCGAAGGCGGCTTTCGAGGCCGCCGCGGCGTGCCAGTCGGCCACCATCTCCCGCACGGACACGTCATCCATCTGATGCGGCACGACGTCCGGAAAGACCGTGTGGGACTTACCGTCAGCAAAGATCGCGCTCTGAATGACGCACCAGCGCTCCCAGTGATGGCGATTCCGAAGGGCGTGGGTCAGGACCACCTGCCGGAACCGCTTGGGGAGCGGAAGGCGCTGCAAGGACGCCCAGAACGCCTCGGTGTAGTCCGACCACTCATCCTTCCGGAACTTCGAGAGGTCATGGCGCCAGAGACGGCTCCATGGGACTCCGTAGCGGATCCCGTGAAAGACGAGGGCGACCTTGTGAATCACGACGTAGACGAAGTGCCAGACGTGGGCGGCCATAGGCAACGCCATCGCGATCTCCTCAGGACACAGGTGCATCGGCGGCCTTGAATGCGGCGATCTTGTCGGAGGCAATTTTGATCGCGTGCGCGTCGTCGGTGGCCCAAACCGTCACTACGTATGCAGTTGGAAGGTTGAGGTTGGCGTACACGATCTTATAGACAGGCTTCCCAACGGTCTCCGGGTACTCACTGAGTTTGGCAGTGGTTTCCTCGCCGCGCATCACCACGTCGTACGGCCGAAGTCCAGCCGCGACTTCATCGACGTACTGGTCAAGGCCGCGTGGCTCGATCCGCGGCTGGTCCAGCCCGTCCCCGAACGTCTCGATCAGCTTCTGGGCGTACCCGGGAGTTGACGCGGCGGCCACAACTTTCTTGTCGGAGTACCGCCCCGACCAGACGAGGTAGACCTTGGTCTTCGCCTGCTCCAGCTCACGGACGCGGGTTGCCTGCGCGCGGACTTCTGCGAATAGCTCGACGAGCTTGCAGCTCCCGTCCTCGCCATCTGTGACGCTCCCGTTCCAGATTTCCCGGAACCGGGCCTCCGTCATTACCAAGAGCCGAAGGTCATCCATACCGGGGTTATACCCCGGTCAGCCGTGCTTGGCGTGGTGCTTCTGGAGCAGGTGCTTGGCGGCGGCGATCTGGTCCTCGGACAGGACCATGGAGAGGTCATCGGCCGCCAGACAGATCTGTTCGTCGAAGTGCTGGCGGCAGGCCGGGCAGCGGAGCAGCTCACGGAGGGTCGACATCGGGGCCGTCGGCAGCTCGTCCCGGCTGGGCGGGAATTCCCCCCGTTCGAGGGCCGGGACGTCGGCCGGGCCATAACTGTCACACAGCCCGGCCTTGACCTTGATCAACGAGCAGCCGCACGGGGCGATGACGACGACAGCCACGGGAACCTACTTCGGGACCGGCGGTGCTCCCGATAGTCCGAGGGATGTCGGCGCGTTCGAGGAGAACTTCGCCAGCGCCGCCTCGATGGTCGCCGCGTTCTCTTGGAGGTCGGCCAAGACCGAAGCGCTCACGTCCGGGATCTCCAAGACCGGGTACCCGTTCCCGACCAGACTCACGAGACCCTCGCGCGCCGCTTCGAGCTTGGTTTTCCGCGTGTCGTAGAGCGCAATGGCCGCGTCGACCTGTGCCTTGGTCTCCGGCTTGATGTCCAAGGCGCTGTAGTCGTTCAGCCCTTCATGCGCGGGGGCCATGTCGGCCAGCGCCTGATCGATCTCGGCGATGGCCTCGTCGACTTTGCTCATGATGTCCCTACTTCGGGATCGGCGCCGAGGCCGTCAGGCCAAAGTTGGCCGCCATGGCACCGCCGACCGTCAGCGTCACGATGTCCTGAATTTCCACGACGCCGCTGCCGAGGTCCGCGTCACCATGGACCCGAAACTCAGTGATGCCAAGCGCGACACCGCTCACCGCGAAAAACGAGTTCGGGTCAGACGGATCGGGCTCGACCGTGCCGTCGCCGGAGATCACCTCCGCCTGTAGGCCGCCGTCGAGGGTTGCCGGATTGCCACCGGGGGTCGTGGGGCTGGCGGTGACTTTGATTTTCTCTTCATTCGAGCAGGCTAGCGCGAGCGGCATGGTGGATCCCTCCTTCAAGGGGAAATTCGGTGCTCTACTGTAGCAGATTCACTCGGCGAGTTCGTCCACGATGCGCTCGATGGTGAGCGTGCCGGTCGATTCGACCACGTCATGGGTGCTGAGCTTGAGCGTCCCGGTCACCTGCTGGTTGACTGGGTCGTCGGTCCAGAGCTTCTTGACCCGATCGACGTAGACGCTGAGCAGGTCCGTCGTGTCCGTCCGCGTCGCCTTGACGACGTACCGGCCCGGCTTGGTGCAGACAAACGACGACTGGATGGCTTGGCTCACGATTCGGTTATACCCCCGTTCAGTGCCCGGCGTAGCTCAGGCTCCCGGCCGCAGTCCCACCTTCTTCGGCCGCTTTCGCAAGCACGCCTGCGCTGGCCGCGGCCTCCTGCTGCCGACGGATGCGGACGTCCTCGTCCCACTCCGCCTTCGCAAATCCGAGATCGCAGAGCCCCTTGAACATCATCTCCTTGATCCGGAACATCTCGTCGATGGTGCAGCCGTCGGGCCGGACCAGAATCTCGTCGCGCGCATTGAACCCGACAATCCATGTGTTGTCGTAGTTGTAGTCGACGATCTCGATCCCTGACTCCCTCGGATGGGTCCAGAACCGGGAGCCGGGGTAGGGGATCCCGACCGCCAGATTGCAGTAGTCGAGGGACGGCCGGACCTTCTCCAGCCAGCCGAGCGTCTCCTTGGCCGTCTCCATGGTCTCGCCTGCCAGCCCGGCCACCAGAAACGCCACCGTCGAGAACCCGTGCTCCTTGGCCTTGATGAGCGCGGCCGTGTTCTGGGCGACCTTGGTGCCCTTCTGGTTGGCGTCGAGCACCTGCTGAGACCCCGACTCGATGCCGAAGCAGGTGACCTTGCAGCTCATCATCGTGAGCGACTCGGCGACGTGGTCGTCCATGGTGTTGACCCGGGTGTGCACGCGGCTGGCGAACGTCTCCCGCCCGAACGCCTGATCGATCGCCTCGGCCAGCTCCCGGAGCTTGGTCCGGTGGAGCGTGTAGGTGTCGTCCTGCCATTTGATCTGCCGGACGCCCTGATCGAAGATCGCCTGCAGCTCGGCGATCTGATTGGCGGGCGAGCGGTACCGCGGCTTCTGCCCGATCCACGGCGTCGAGCAGTACGTGCATTTGTAGGGGCAGCCGCGGGTCCCGATCATCGACATCACCGGCCACGTGCCCGGGCGGACCGGCGACTCCATGTAGCGCTTCTTCATGACCGCGACGCCGTCGTTGAAGATGTGATCATCGGGGAGCAGGTCCCACGCCGGGAACGGGATCGCGTCCAGATCCATGGCGTCCTGCTTGTCCCCGTAGTAGAAGGGCTGGAGCACGCCCTGATACCAGTCGGACAGCATCTGGAGCACCGCGCGCTCACCTTCCATGACAATGACGGTGTCAAAGAGTGGCCGGGTGTCAATCCCTTTGCCGTAGTCGCGCCGGGCCCGGAGCGGGCCCTTGGTGTGGTAGCTCTCCTGCCGGACGGCGGCCTTCACCTCGGCCGGTTCGTAGCTCGGATGGGGCCCACCCGCCACAAGGAGGGCGTTCGGAACCCGGTCCTTGATGTAGGCCGCCAGCTCAAGCGCCTCCCCAAACTGCGGCGTACAGAACCCGAACATATGGACGTCGGCGTCCATGACCTCCTCGGGCAGGTGGATGTTCCCCTCGTAGCGCTTGTCGAGCATCGAGGTGACGCAGACCTCGTGGCCATGAGCCCGGAGCAGGCCCGCCACGTAGAGCACGCCGAGAGGAATGTTGGTCTTCGAGTCGGCGAGCCACGGGCTCGACGGGAGAATGCAGTGGATTTTCTTCGGTGGCACCGGCCCGAGCGGCAACCCGGAGCCTTGGACTTCACAGGCGCTCGGCTCGCTCATCTGATAGGCCGAGCTGGCCAGACTGATGATCTTCCCCATGTACCAACCTTCTGTCCGTTGTCAGGAGGGTGGCGCCCTCCAGTGGATGCCAAGGTTGGCGGGTGACGTACCCGCCTACATGAATGGCGGGTCTACAAACCCAAGATGCTCAGGTAGGCACCGAACGTGCAGGATGGTAGGCGGAGCTGCGCCTCCAGAAAGTGAGCTGACCGTGCCCAATCCTTCGAACCCGTCGCCGCCTTCGCCACCGAGTCCGCCGCCCTCGACGCCGCCGACGTCACCGCCGACGACGCCTCCGGGGACGCATACGCCGCCTCCGGCGCCGAAGATTCATCCGCGGTAGGGAAAACAAAAACAGCCGAGAGTGGGGCAGGCCACCCTCGGCTGTCTGCCGTACGAGCCTCTCTTCGGAAGCCTCAGTCTACCATCTCATCGTCCGGAGTCACGCAGTCGACTGGAATGCCCACGCACCCACAGCGAGCCGCGTGCAGGCAGGCGCCGTGATCGTCGTGGTAGCCCTCATGGTGGCCGCACGGGCACATCCGCGGGCCCTTCGGGTAGCACCAGTTAGGGACGTAGGGAGCGTCGTCAGACGGCCCCCGACTCGACTCGCTGACGGGCCCGGGCACCCTTACTTCTCCCGCTGGGTCAGCGCCGACCCCGCCAGCCGCCGCATCCCTTCGATCGCCCCGAGGATGGTCAGCGCGTTGGTCCGGTCCTCGTCGGTCGCCGACGTGTCATAGAGCGTCAGGTTCCGGAGCCAGCGCTCGGCCTCGACGAGCCCCCGTCCGTTCAGGAGCCGCCCGGCGACGGTCGCGATGGGGATCGAGGTCTTCTCTTTGGCCTTGGCCTTCTTTTTCGTGCCCTTGCTTCCCTTCTTGACGGGGCCCTTGCGGGCCGCTGTGATCCTCAGCTGCGGATCGCCTTCAGGCATAAACGTCTCCTTGTTGATTGTAATCGTCGTGGTAATCATCTAGGGTTCACCCGGCCTTTGGCTTGGCGAGCCGGGTCAGCATTGAGGCGGATGGCGATCTCGGTGAGGCGGTCGAAGTTTGGATCATCACGCAACGGGTAGACCCCATCGAGCCCCATCACCTCAGCCTCGGCGCGGAGGGTCTCCAAGGCGTACTCGGAGTCGGTGTGGTAGGTCTCCAAATGCGCGATGATCCCGCGGTACGTCGTGAAGTGGTTCAGGTAGCCGCTCGGCTGGGTGATGTCCGTCTGCAGCTCGCAGGCGCAACAGACGAACCCGCGCTCCCCTGTCGACTGGATCTCGTAGCCGTACACGTAGGCGTCGCCGGTCGTCCAGCGCTGGTAGCTCACATGGGCCTCGTGGCTGGCGCTTGGGTGTGCCCGAGCTTGACGAGCACCTCGACGCCCTCCGGCGTCCGCCGCATGTGCGCTTCCTGAATCTGCCAGAGCGTGTGGCAGCCCGTGCAGACGACCGCCGAGTCGTAGCTGCCGATCATCATCGGCCCCATGCCGCAGCTGCACGTGAAGACGCAGCTGCCGTTGGCCGCATGGTGAATCGGCGCCTTGACGTTGATCGGCAGCGCAGACCCGAAGGGGATCGGGGGGTTATTGGGCATCGGTCACTCCTTCTTAGCGGGCATCGGATACCGCCGCTCGTGATAGTCGCGCCAGTACGCGTGACTGCGGCTCTCATCGAAGTCGAAGAGATTCAGCACGGCCCACAAGGCCGCGATGACCGGCACGGTGTACGCCTCCCCAAGGTACACGGTGCGCCGATCCTGATGCACGGCGTCCGTCGTGCTGGCGTCCGACAACGCGATCGTCGCGCAGAGCTGCCCCTCGGGCATCCCGACGCGCATCACTGGGTAGCTGTAGTTCAGCGAGTAGCACTTCTCCCAATAGCCGAGGCCACTGTAGTCCTTGAAGCCTTCGCGCTCCAGCCACTCGATGATCTTGCCGCGCTCGAAGGGGTCGACAACGTGTTCACGCAAGTCGATGAGGTTCATCATCGGTCATCCTTCACCCGGAAATGGTTGGTCTTCCGGACCAGCAGGTACGCTTGCAGCAGGTCGATGAGGTTCATGGCTTGCGCCTCCACGTCGTAGCCAAAGACACGGAGCCTGCCATGCCCTTTCAGCTGGATCTCGAAACTCCCATCCAGATACGCCTCGACCGTCAAGTCACCCTTGCGCAATTCGGAGGTAGTGCCTGCGCTCCGAACGTGCCGGTCATGCGCCTCCCGCGTACAGATTGGGCAGTTCGTCTCCAAGGAGTCGCCCGCCTCGTGAATCCCACAGCCGAAGTAGAGGGTCACGGGCGCCTCCACGTCCACCACCCGCGCGCGTTCGCCCAGACCATGAAGAGCAGCAGGTCAAGCACGGCCCATCCGGAGTCGCCCAGATTCATTGGCTCCCGCCGAACCGCCCGTACTCATCGTGCGCCGTCGTGAAGTCGCGCGGCGCCCAGTGATGCTGATGGGCGAAGAGGTAGTCTTCGATCGCGTGGCACGTGACGCCCGCCGATCGCTGGAGCACCCGCTGCCACACCGACTGCTGGAAGCCCCACGACACCATCTTCTCGTTCATCCAGCCCGCCTGCGCCATGTAGGTCTTCTGGGTCATCCAGACGCCCGCGTCCCGGTCGGTCTCGTGGAAACGGAAGGCGTACGGATGCCCGCCCGTCCCATCAGGGCCGGGGAGGAGCGCCGCCATCCCCTTCTCCCGCCAGCCGTACTGCTCGATGTCGACGAAGGCGTTCAGGTTGGCGGCCTCCCGGTCGTAGGCCATCTGCCAGCACCAGCCCGAGACGAACGGCTTCTGACCGGCGGCCTCCATCGCGCGCGCTCGCCCGGCCATGCGAGTCACCGCGTCGAAGTCGAGAATGTAGTCAGCCCTCGTGAAAAAGATCCACGGCCCGACCGCCATCTGGCAGACACGATTGACCGACCATGACTGCGTCCGATCGGACCGCCCATGCTTGTCCGAGCAGAAGACAAGTGGCACCGGCAGCGGGTAGCGGCTGAGGACCTCCTGAATGGCGAAGAGGTCATCGTCCGTGCTGTTGTCAAGAAAGTAGACCGTGTTGACGTACGAGAAGTCCTGCTTCGAGACGCTGAACCACGCCGCGTCGAGATGCCGCAGCTCTAACGTCTTGAAGTACACGAAGCAGATGGAGACGTCTCTCACGCTCTCCTCGTGAACGCCATCGCCCCGAACGTGTAGTTGTGGACAAAGCTCCCCCGGTAGGTGAAGTCGACCGGCCCGATGTAGTCCACCGGGTAGACGTCAGGCAGCCGGGTCAGCCCGGTCGGGGTGAAGATCGTGTGCTGGATCTGCTTGAAGGGCGAGGCCGCGTGGGACTGGAAATCCGGGAAGACGTCCGTCGTGAGATAGACGATCCCGCCCGGCTTCGTCACCTCGATCAGGCTGCGCATCGCCGCCGGGTAGAGATCGTTGGCCACATGCTCGATGGTCGAGACGCAGATCGAGACGTCGAAGGTTGCCGGACCGAACTCCTCGATCAGACCCTCCACCGACACCCGGCGCATCGGCACGAGGATCCCGAGCCCCAGACACTGCTCGACGAGCATCGGCTCGATGTCGCCGTAGGCCATCGAGTCGGTGACCGTGACGTTGGTGTAGCCCGCCTCGGCGACCAGATAGAGCGGGAGGTAGGACGCGCCGCTGCCCGTGTCGAGGATGGCGGCATCCTTCGGGACGGCTCGGTCTTCCAAGAGCTGGAGCAGGGTCGCGTACTCCCACGCCCGGTAGCCATGGTCCTTCCGGTAGGCAATCCCGAGCGAGGAAAGCCGCTTCTCGAAGGCGGCGAGCCGTTCGACGTACGGGACGAGCGGGCCGCTCGTCAGATCATCCGGGTGGAGCGTGCGGTTATACATGGGGTCCTTCAACGGGCTCCTCAACGAAGCAGGCCGCCGACGCGACGACCTTGCGTTGCGGCCGGTACTCGATCAGCCCGAGCGATCGGAGTCGGCCCTTGGGATTGTTGAACCCACCGCCGTCCACACTGTAGCCGGTCCGCTCGGCCAGCTCATCGAGAGACAGCTCCCCGGGATAGATGTCCAAGAGCGGCTTGAGGATCTTGGTCTGCGGTCCGTCTAGTAAGCTGAAGATGTTCGCGTGCAGGTCCTCATTGGTGACCGGGACGTCCGGCCAGTGGGCGCGTGCCTTCCCCTGCTCGGTCAGCCGGAGCCGTCCGCCGGGCAGGTACTCGATGCAGCCCCGGCTGCGCAGGCGACCCTTGGGATTGTTGAACCCACCGCCGCTCACCGTGTAGCGCGCGAGGAAGGCCACGGCCGTCTCGGTCGGCTCGGTGTTGCCGAGTTGGTCGAGCTGGGCCAGCGCGTTCAGAATCCGCTGCTCCGGGCCGGTGAGCATCTCTTCTCCGGGGGCAGGCAGAGGCGCGCGAATGAACCCGCCGAACACGCGGCGCTTCGAAGCTGGCAGCTCCTTGATCCGACCCGGAGGCAGCTCCCCCATCTTTGCCAGCTTGTGCATCTCTACGTTGATCGCGGTGGCCGCCGCCAGCGTCTTCTGCCCATCAAGCAGGACTGAGATCCCGCGCTGCGCTTTACGCAGATTCTCAAGCGGGGCGCGCAGCTTGACCACAACCGGCGCCATCGCTTTCCTGAGCGCGGCCTGCGCCTCGGCCTCCAGCGTCTCGATGACGCCAGCCACATTGTCCGTCGCCTGAACGACCGCCTTGAAGAGCCCGCGCGTGGTGTCGGAGATCGCAGGCTTCGGCGCCCCATGGATCGCCCCACCCACCGTCGCGGTCTTCCACTGCCGGTTCTCCCGCTGCAGCTCGGCGATCTGCTTCTTGAGATCGGCCTCGGTCTTCGCCTTCTGCTCGACTTCGGCAGGCAGGTCGGCAATCTTCGCCAAGACGGCCTTGACCTTGTCGGAGGGCGGCGGCACGACGGCCGCGGCGTGCGCCCCAGACTTCGGGTGATGCGTCTGCACGTCGCCGACCGTGATGGTCTTCACGCTCACGTGATTGAACGCGGGCCCGAAGGCATAGAACTCGCCGTCCTTCAGGTCGCGGAGCGCCGCCCAGTCCTCCTTCATGAGCCCCAGCTCGTCGGCTGCGCGCTTCAGATCCACGTCGAGCGTCGTCCGCCCGATCATTTTGTTGCCGAGTTCAGCCGCCACGTCCTTGTGGAACTTCGAGAGCCGCTGGGTGGCCGCGATCAGGCAGTAGCCGCGCTTCCGCCCCCGAGTCGCCAGATCAATGACCGCGCTCAGGCTCTCGGCGCCGGTCTTCTCGGGCGCGTAGACATGCGCCTCATCGAGGACCACGAGCACCGGATGCCAGAGCCGCTTGGGCGCATCGACCAGCGTTTCGAGGAAGGTCTTCACGAACGCGATCCGCTGATGGTGCTGCAGCTCGTAGATGTCGAGCACCGCCGAGACGCCTAGTTCGAGGAGCCGCTCGGCGAGGAGCTTGGCCGTCCGTGGATCCGCCAGCGTATCGCCCTCACGCTTGGCCGCCAAGACGTAATCGAATCGACTCCGGAGGGAGGGGAACTCACCCTCCGGGTCGATGACCAGATGCTGGACGGCGCCGTGACTCTGTTCGAGCAGCCGCCGGAGCGCGTACGTCTTGCCCGCCCCGGACATCGCCTGTACGAGGAGGCGCGTCGTCAGGAGCTTGTCGAGCGCGAGCGAGGCATGCTGGCCAAGATAGATGGGCTTAGCCATCGAAGACGCTCTCGGTGTACTGACAGTTCGTGCACGTGGCAATCAGCTGGTAGTCGCCGTACGACAGCACGAAGGTGTCGCTGCCGCACTCACACATCAGATGCGGCGGGGTCGGGTCCACGTCCCAGCGCATCCCGCCAGCGGTTTCCCCCGAGGGCCGGTACCAGAGCCGGGAGGTGCTGTCGATCGAATTGCCGCCCTTGTGGGCCGCAAGTTTCGGGGGCATGTTGCGAAAGAAGAGCCGCCCGCCGATGTAGGCCCACTCGGTCCTCTCCGCGGGCGTGAAGTTCGCCAGCCCGCTCTGCACGGGGTTGATCTTGTGAATCACTTCTTCACCGGCCCCGGCGTGAACTCATGCCGCTCGTCGGTCCAGCAGACGATGACCCCACCAGCTCGCTCTTCCCCGAACGAGTAGCCCAGCTGCTGGCACGTGCGCCAAATCCCGGCCTGCCGACCGAGGCCGTAAGCGATGGTGAATACAGCCGCAAAGAACATAAAGAACATAATTCCAAAGGCCACGTAGACCCCAAGCTGCTTGTCCCACGTATCCCGCGGCGTGAGCGGTGGCACGCGCTTGTCCCAATCCGGCGTGAACTCAGGCTCGCCCATACCGCTTCCGAAACTTGTCGGCGCCCCGCTCGATCAGCATGTGGGCGTACGACCGAGTGGCCCGGGTGACGAGGGCAAGCCCGGTCAGCGCCATGGCGAGGCTCGACAGCCAGACGACCAGCGCGCTCCCGGCGAACAGCGCCAGCACGACGGCCAAGATCACGAGGCCCCATGCCCAGAGGAGCTTGAGGGCATGAGAAATGGGCATGAAAATGAAGGCGGCTGGAGGCGCCCCGATCGTCTTGGCCACGTAGACCCAGACGCCGAGCATCAAGAGCTGCGCCATGAAGAGCCAGAGCATGACGGTGGTCCAATCAGTCATTGTGCCGCCTGAGTATTACCCCGAGTCCCCATCGAGCGCATCGGTGATGTCGTCGAGGTCCTCATCGAGCAGATCGTCGAGCGTCTCGTCCTCGGGCTCCGGAGCTGGGGCTGGCGGCGGCGCCGGGTAGGCTGAGGCGGGCAGCCAGCAGACCAAGGGCGTCGAGGCCGTCTCCGGTGGGTACCGCTGGCACCATGTTCCCCACGAGAGGAGCCCTGCGCCCCGGTTGCGCCGGTCGTCCAGCCCCCAGTTCCAGCCCACTTCGGGCACCACCTTCAGGGGAACGGTCCAGCCCTTGACCTTGAACTCCATCGTCTCGACCACCTTGGGCAGCAGCTCGTACAGGCGGCTCCGGCGGACAAGGGAGACCGTCTCATCGTGCACCCACATGATCGGGATCCAGTCCTCCTCCGCACGTAGGCCCTGCAGGAGCTTGGCGACCTTGTAGACGGCAATCTTGAAGACGTCGGCCGCTCCCCCTTGGATCGGCGCGTTCACGCCTTCACGCTCCCCCTGCGCCTTCAGCTTCCTCGCGGCCTTGGTGGAGTAGTCGCCCCCGAAGTAATGCTTGAGCACGCGCCGACGGCCAAAGAACGTCTGGACGAACCCGTAGGCCGCCGCATGGGCCTTGGTGGCGAGGACCCACTTCTTCAGGCGCGGGCAGCGGTCGAGCACGGCCTTGATGAGCCGGTCGGCCTCGGCCTCCGGGATCCCGGCCTGCTTGGCGACCGTCTTCGGGGTGGCCTGATAGACGATCGCGAAGGAGAGCGTCTTGCCCTTCTTGCGCTTCGGCTTGTCGACCGTCGCGACCGGGACATTGTGGGCCGTGGCGTACGTCGTCCGGTGAATGTCGATCCCCTTCCGGAAGGACTCCGCCCAGACCTCCTCGCCCGAGACGTTGGCGAGGACCCGCAGCTCGACCTGCTCGTAGTCGATGGCGACGATGACCCACTCGTCGGTGTCGAGCGCGGCCACGCTCACCCCCGCCCGGACGTCCGGCAGGTAGTCCTTCTTCTCCGGGTCCGGCCATGACTGCCCGTTGAGGTTCGCGTACCCCTTCGAGAACGCCTCGGCCTGCGTCCTTCCCGCGCCCCCGGAGGACATGCGCCCGGTCGGCGCGCCGATGGTGTTGAAGGCAATCCGGACTTTGGGGCCGAAGTGGTCGCGCGCGGCAATCGCCTTGCGGATGTAATTGCGCTCGGCGGCGCCCAGCTCGGCGTACTTCACGAGGGACGCGCAGAACGGGAACCGGTCCGCATGGAGGTCGAGCGTGGCCTTCCGTGTCGACATGAACCCGGCGCCCGTCCGCGGGTTGATCTTTGTGACCCGCTCGGCGACCGGCACGCCAAGGGCTTCGAGCCGGTCGCCCAGCTTCTCCCGGCTCCGGAGGTTGAAGTCGGTGGGGACGCCCAGCGCCTCCTTGACCTCCTGTTCGAGGATCGCCAGCTGACGGCGCACGTCAGCCGAGAGCAGCGTCAGGTAGATCCCGTCGGTCGGGACCCCATGGTCGATCCCGGCGCGGATGGGCGGCAGGATCTTGTGCTCCAGATCCCAGATGAGCGACTGGTCCTTGATCGCCTTCTGGACGATGGAGAGCCGCGCCAGCCGCCGGGTGAAGTCGCTGTCGGCGCAGGCATAGGACGGGGCATCGACTGGATGGACCCGTTCGAACCCGGGGATCGGCTGCCCCTTGCGCTTGACGTAGCCGATGATCTCCAGATACTCGATCAGCTCGCAGCCGAGCAGCCGGTACGCCGTGTCCTTGAGGCCGTGGGTCAGCGCGTCCGGGAACTCCAGAAAGACGCCGATCATGGCGTCCCGCCACTTGCCAAACGTCGGCTGCCACCGCCAGTCGTTCCGGGCCATCTCATGGTCGAAGTCGCTGTGGTACCACCAGCACTCGTCGGCGCGCTTGTCGATCGCGTCGATGACCTCGACGAGCGTGGGGACGGGGATGTTGTACTCGGCGCCTTCGAAGTGGCGGCAGGGCGCGTAGATGCCGTGCCCCTTCTCGAAGCTGAGGGACATGCCGACGATCTTGTCGGTCCAGACGTTCAGCCCGGTGGCTTCGAAGTCGGCGGCCGGGGAGATCCCCCGCTGCAGATAGCCATCGGCGTAGTTCCAGAGGTCATCGGGAGACGTGGCCAGCCGGTAGTCCGTGGAGGCCATCCACGAGCGCGCGCCGCCGACAAACGACTGGTCGTCGGTGAGAACGGTGAACACGGGCTACAAATAGATCGCGGCGACCGGGGTGTGGCCCACTCCGCAGTGCATGCAGCCGAACGCGGGCCCATCGCACCGGTACGGTCGGCCGTGCAGGACATGCACCTTCCGGTCTTCGTACGCGTTCACTTCGAAGAGCTGGCCGGAGTCTGGGCTGACCACAAGGGCGTCCGGCGGCGCCTGCTTCAGCAGCTCGATTAGGAGTCGGACGGTCATCGCCGGTTCCCCGGTTTCTTGACCCGGCGCCGCGGGGGCGAGGCGCGGAGCGCACGTAGCCGGTCCATCCGTTTGGAATAGCGGCGGTAGCCGACGTTCAGCTTGCGCAGTACGCGAAGCGGGCGGCCCTGCACGGGGTCGGTCATGCTCACCTCTTCACGAAACGAAGAATGCGCGTCAGGTCCTGCTGCGCGGTCTTCCGGTCGATCGCCTTCGTCAGGTACAGCTCCTGCACGACGTCGAGCGCCATCGAGGCCCGGGTGTAGCGGTCGCACCCCATGGTCAATCGGGACTCCCGGAGCGCCTGCTCGGTCATCGAGAAAAGCGGCTGGATCGACGTCGCTGTGGACAGGAGCGCCTGCCGGATCTGGCCGGGCAGGTCGGACGGCCGCCCGAGGTTGAACGTCTCCATCAGCCAGTCGGCCGCGGCTGGGTAGGTCAGGTGCTGGACGGCCATGACAAGGCCGACCACGTCCCAGCCCCGACCGCAGGTGAAGCAGTAGAGCCGGTTCTCGTCGCCGCCGTAGACGCGCGCCGAGGGCCGCCGGTCCTGATGGACCGGGCAGGCGATCTGGCGCGTCTCTTCCGGGCCGCCGTCACCCACCCCCAAGGCTTCGAGCACTTGGAAGATGGTGATCTGCGACGAGAACCATGCGGCCGAAATCACGGTCAGCCTTGGACCTTGACGTTGGCCGCGCGCGGACCCTTCTGACCCTCCTCCGGATCGAAGATGACGGTCTGCCCTTCAGCCAGCAGCCGGAAGTCCGCGCCCTCAACGGCGCTCCGATGGAAGAAGTACTCGGTGCCCTCGGCGTCCTGAATGAACCCGAACCCTTTGTCGACGAGTAAGCGTGTAATCCGTCCGTTCACAAGAGGTCTCCTCTCACTTGAAGGCGCTGGGCAGGTCCGGCACGACCGCATCGATCGCCGCGGTCGCCGCCTCGTAGGTAGGGAAGGTCGGCCAGCGCCCAGCCGCATCTTTGGCCAAGAGCGCCGCAGCCGGTGTCCCCGCCATCGGGACGACGTACCATGTCTCAGGCTGCTCGTCTTCGTACCGGTAGACCCGACAGTCCCGATGCAGGTTGCCGATCTTCTGTCCCTTCCCCCGTACCTCGGGTGTCTGAGGTTCCCCGGGTATCCGTGTCATAGGCCCCTCCTCACGAAATGTCGACGGGTGCCTGCGCAGGCGACGTCAGGTCGAGATTGTCGACGAGGCGCGTCACCGGGTCCACGAAAATGCGAAACTGATCGGGAATCATCGGCACCACCCGCGTCTTCAGATTGCCAATCGCCAGTTCCTTCGAGCTGCGGAGCAGATCGTCGAGCCAGACGTAGTAGATCACGTCGGCGCTCTTCTCGGCTTCGTTCGCCCACGAGAAATCGCTCAGCCGGTACTTGCCGCCCACCTTCTCCGCATTCTTCCAGCCCTCGCGACTCGCTTGGAACGGGCTGAGGAGTGATACCCCGCGCCCGGCGGCAAATCCCATGGCAAGGAGCTTGGACGATCGAATCACGTCATTGAGCCGGGAGCCGGTGTCGGCGGCGCGCAGAGAGGCACTGGGCTTGACCAGCCCCAAGTAGTCGATGAGGAGGAGCGCGATCTCGGTCTCGCGGTTGCGCGCCTCGGCCCAGCGCTGGATGTCGGCGACCGTCATGTCGGCCGAGGGCTCCCGGTAGACCACGCGTCCGTACGTCGTGTTCGTCTTCAGGTCGTCGATGACGTGCTTGAAGAAGCGCTCCTGCGCCCGGGTCAGCGTGCCCCGGACCACCGCGTCCACACTGATGGTCAGGTAGCTGGGGTCATCCTGAAACTTCGGATGGGTCGCGTGCATTACGTAGAAGATCGCGCGCAGATCATCGAGCGCCGTCTCACACGAGACGACGGCGACGTGCTTGCCTTGCCGGATGGCCGCCTTGTAGGCCCAGCTCATCGTGAACGTGGTCTTGAAGTGCCCCGTGAACCCGAGGACGAGTGCCAGATCCCCGCGCCTGAGGCCATGGTGGGCCGAGTCGATTGTGTCGATCCCCGAGAGGATCCCGGTCTCCAGCGGGTGATCCCGCCGGTACTCGTAGAGCTTCCAGACTGCCTCGGTGTCCTCATGGAGCGACCCCTCGGCAGGCGCGCCGACTGTCACTTTTGACAGATGGCCCATCTCGTTCGACAGGAAATCGTAGGCGTGCTGCGGTCCCTGCAGCCGCTGGGTGATCCGCTGGCCGTGGTGCATGACGGTCTGATCGATCCCGGATCCGAGGATCTGGCTGGCCTGAAAGAGCGCCTGCCCAAGCGCTTGACCGAAGACGTCCGCCCGAAACTGATCGAGCGCATACGTGAGGGCGGCCCCGAGGAGCAGCGCCGGGGGTGAGACCGTGACGAGGTCCAGCCGGGTCGCGACCGCCATGGCCACGCCGTCCCCTTGATCCGCCTTGCCCCGGAAGTGGCCGTAGACCAGCGCGTAGTCCGGGTAGCCCTTCGACCGTTGGAAGACGTCGGCGGTGAACTCGATGAGCTGCCGATCGATGCTCCCCGCATCGAGGAGTTCGTCGGCCGCGGCGTGCACGGTGACGAAGTTGGCTTCGATGACGGCCCCATCGTCGGCCGGGAGCCTGAGCACGCTCCGAAGGACGGCGTCGGGCAGCTGCATCAGATATGCGACACGTTGCGCGGCGCGTGCACGCTGACGCCCGGGCGAACGCTAGGGAAGTTCGCGAGTAGCGTGGACAGGGCCTCCCCGTACACGTCGCGCACCTTCCCGAGCAGCATCGGGAGATAGATCCACGTGGGGCGGCCTTCGTGCTGGCGGAGCGTGAGCACCTTGCAGACAATCGGGCCCAGCATCCGGTTCTGCAGCTCGGCCAGCCCCAGCACCACGATCAGCAGGTCGAGCGAGACCAGCTCGCGCTCAGTCTGGTACTTGTCGTCCTTCTCGAAGTGGATCTCGACGATCCGGTAGGCGTCGAGGTACTCGTAGAGCCGGTGGTAGTCCACGACGGACCGCCAGACCCGGTAGCGCCAGTCGGTGTAGGCGTGCTCGACGTCGCCGATGTAGAGCAGGTTCTGGTCGGTCGGGAAGGGCAGGTCGGTCAGGTAGCGATCCGGGAAGGCCTCCTCCCCATGCCGGATGACCGGGAGAACCTGCGCATGGCGCGCGCACGCGCATCGGCGCCAGCCCGCGGGGGTTCGGATGTGCTTGCTATCGCCACACGTCGAGCAGGCTGGCGTGGTGCCCAGAAGGAACGTCCGCGGCTGTTATACCCCTTACGAGGTCAGCGGCCAGAGCTTCGTGGTCAGGATCATCGCGATGGCCAGTGTGATGAGGGCCAGCGCGTACCAGAGCTGTGGGCTGTTGCGCGGCGCGGCGAGCGCCTGCTGCAGGCCAATCACCAACGCGAAGATCACGCACACCCACGCGAGGACCAGTGTCAGCATGCCGCCTATTCTACGTCACGCGTGACGAGGGCGCAGCCGCGGATGGCGACCGATGCGGGCTTGACGCTCCGGAGGAGCTTGGTGGCCTCGACGTTGACCTCGCCGCGCTGGGGAGAAAAGGCCAAGAGGCGGCGGTCCGGCAGGGGCACAATCTCGACGTACGCCGACTTCGAGAGACCGAGGAGCGCGCGATGGTCGGTGCCCTCAGTGATCGTGGCCTCTTCGGATCGGCCGTCCGGATGGAGCAGCAGCACGTGCTTGCTGGGCTTCACCCAGCCCATCGCGTCAGCCGCCAGATCCGGGGACGCGCTGCCGCCAATCGCCCACATCTGGTTGGCGTAGACCGCCCGGGCCTTGCTAAAGAGCGCGCGGTCCTCGTCGGTCCCGGTCGTAACGAGGTCATGGCCATGGACGGCAAACTCCACCCACGCCGCCGAGAGGGCGCCGAGGATGGCGACCGCGTTCTGGGCCGGGGTCAGCGGGCTCTTCAGCTGGTCGAGCAGATGGACCACCTGCTGGCGGTAGCGGGCAGCTGCCGCGGCCACCTGTGCTGGAACCGGGAGCGGGGTCAGGCCTTTGCTCATCAGATCGGGTCCAACCGAATCGGGTAGGGCTTGTTTCCCTCTGGGATGTCGGCGACCTCCGGGTCTTCGACAATGATCGACACCGTCCCGTGGACGTGGTCGATCAGTACGTCGCGCAGGGTGGTAAAGATCGACGGAGGACCCGACACGGCCCGCCTGTTGAAGACACGGTCGAGAAAGACGTCCTCGGTGCAATCAAACTGCAGGCGCCCCATTAGTTCTCCTCCGCCCAGAGGTTGACCCAGTCCTGCTGTAGCTCCTCCACCAGAAAGAGGCTCAGCTTGCGGATGGCAGGCAGCGTCGCCGTGAACGCCTCCGGCCGGGCCACTTTGAGTGGCGCGAGGATCTCTTCGGCAAAGCACCCAAGAGCCGTGCCCTCTCCTACGGCAGAGAGGCGGCCCATGAACCCGTAGACCCGGATGTCCCGACCCAGCCGCTTCCCGTCGAGCTTCAGATGCTCCTGTGCCTCAGGGTCAAAGTCCATGGTCTCGTCTTTTTCGGCGTAGGCCAGCCGCAATCGTCCCTCCCCCCGGCAGACCAGCAGCCGACAGATGAGGAGCAGGCTGTCGGTGAAAGGGTCCGTCAGCCGTGGCGCGCGGCCTGAGGTCAGGTTCATGATGGTCTCAGGCATGTCCCGTCCTTCAGTCTGGGATCTTCGCGGTATGGCTGATTTGCCAGACGCGCATCGACACAGCACATTCTCGGGCCTCGGTGAGCTTCGCCTCTGGCGTGCCGTGACGCTGTGCTAGATCAGCCCATGCTTCGACAATCTGCGGCGCGAGGACGTCCTTTGCCCGCAAGGTGAATATCGGCTCGTCGTCAGCCGCTTTCTGAAAACACGAATCGTTGCGCTTTAATGCCATCGTCAGCCCTCCAGCTTCCGGCATTCGTCATGACAGGCAGGGTGCCCATTCGAGTCGAGCACGTGCCAGCACATGAGGTGGCCCCGGACGCTGGGCCCGGGCTCCCACGACATGCCCGGCTTCAGCTCGACATCGGCCCCGCCCCCAACCGTCACGTGGACGTTCAGGATGCGGTCATGGCCCCAAATCTTGGCGGCCCGCTCGTAGGCTTCGAGGTGGGTCATGGGGTTCGCTTCGTGTGGCCGACAAACTCCGGCTCGGTTCGCCCTGCGATGCGGACACGGTAGCGCTCCGCGTCAAGCAGCTCTTCCCAGTCGGCGGCGCGCGCCTTGCGGATCGCCTCGACCTTGGTGTCCGCCTCAACCCTTGCCCGGCGGCCGTATTCAGTCACGGTCACTGGGACCAACCAGATTGCCATACCGTGTATTCCCCCAACGCAGAATTGGCGGCCGAGCCGCAATCTCCAGCGCTCCCAATCGCCGCCCCCGGCTACATTGACCCGGGACGGCCCGTTCGTCTTGCGCGCCGAAGTTCCCAGCCCGCTTGCGCGGCCGTCTGTCCCGGCCGACCGCCCCGGAACCTAGGAGGCGTCCGCAAAGAACTCCGGGAGGGGCCCGGTCTCGGGGGCCACTCCCCGCTTCACGGACGCAAAGAGGGCATGGAGGGAGGACGAGTCCGAGAGGCCCTTGAGCCCATCAGACTCATCCCCCTCACTCTTCAGATCAAAATCAAGATCCAAAGATCTCTGAGTACTTAAAGTAGGATCTTGATCTCTCGTAGTACTGATCGTACTACTCGACATCATCGTGCTCTCCGGAATCGTCCTTAACGCTGAATGTTTTGATGAATTCCGGATCGGGCCGTACAGGCGCTCGTTGGCCTCCTGACTCTGCCGCAAGGCAGCGAGAGCGTGTTCGTTCATCGTGTTGGTGGCGAGCAATGCAAGGACCATGAGGCTACCCGGATGGCCGTTCGTGACGCGTCGGCGGGTTCGGCCGACCGCCTGAATACTGTCGCCCCAGACCCACGGGAGCCCGTAGAACACAAACACGGGCGCCCGGAGGTTCACCCCATAGATCCCTGCAGAGGTTACGATCACGACGCGGATCTCACCCTTCTGGAAGGCCTGCTGCACGTCAAACCGCTTGACGGTGCTCTGGTCTCCCGTGATGAGCCCGGCCGTGATGCCTGCCGCGGTGCACTGCTCGTGGAGCCAGCGCGCGACGGAGGCGAAGAATGTGTAGACGACGGCCTGCTTGCCCGCCGTCTCGTCGGTCAGAAAGTCCTTGAGGGCCTCCCATTTGGCCGAGGGCACCTTGGGATAGCCGAGCGCCGCGGGCGCGTCGGTCGCCATCTGCGCATGGACGAGGGCGGCGAGCTTCTCGCCCGCCGTCGGCGTCCCGCCCGGGAACTCGGTGAGGATCCGGTCGTAGAGCGCGCGCTGCGCGGGCCCTAGCTCGACATCGACCCGCCGGAGCGGCAGGACCTTGGGCAGGTAGGCGGCCAGCTGGCCCTCGTCGCGCGCCAGCGTGTAGGGCGCGAGTCTCGCGGTCAGCTCGGCCTCGTTCATGTAGCCGATGACCTTCGGGAAGGTGCGCCCGTCCTTCCGGGTCAGGTTCATGGTCCGGATGTAGCGCTTCTGGAACTGGGGCCGCGTGCCGAGGAGCCCGGGCACGAGGACGTCGTAGACGCCGTGCACGTCCTCGATCTGCTTCATGAAGGGCGTGGCGCTGAGTCCCCACGCCCCGATCGCCCGGGTGCTCAGGGCGCGTGCGGCCGGGTGGAGGAGCGCCGCCTTCCACGTCGTGTGCTTTCGGCCTCCCACGATCTCAACGACCTTGCGCCGCTGCCCGCTGCCGCGCATGAACTGGATTTCGTCGCAGACCAGAATGAACGGGTGCTGGAGCAGCGTCGGGATGTCCCGAGCGGCCAGCCCGTACGTCAGGATCCAGACGTCAGCCGGACTGGCGAGGTAGCGCGCGCGGCGCGCGTCCGGCTCCAGCATCTGCTTCCCTTTGTAGCCGTAGACCTCGGCCTTGAACGTCGTGAGCCGGTGGACCTCGGCCTGCCACTGGAAGAGCGCTGAGTCATTGGCCAAGACGACGAGACGGCCGAGCGCCTTCTGCCGGTAGTACGCGTAGGCGCCCAGCGCGCAGGCGGTCTTGCCGGTGCCCACCGGATCGTTGAGGAGCAGCCGACGCTGGAGCAGCAGGTGCAGGATGCCGACTTTGTAGGGCGGGCCGAGATCGAAGACGTCGGTGAGCAAGGCGCAGGGCGCCAAGCTCACGTCGCCGGTCCGGCGTGCCTCGGCGAGGACTTCAGGGATTGTCTTCATCGGCCATCGAGAAAATATGCGAGCACCATCAGGCTAGATAGAAACGCCCAAAGCAGGCCCATTTCCACGAACTGGTAGTGCCTGACACGCCACCTGTAGTTACGTCGAAGTAACCGCTTGACCGGAACATTCATGGCGTGCGGAGGGTTATACCCCGGGTCGCGGCCAGATCAGCGCACCCACGGTGACGCCGACGACGATTAAGAGGACCACGATGAACCAGAGCCCGATGATCGTGCTGACTGTGAAGTCCGCCTGCTCTCGGAGCGGAGGTGGCGTCGGCTTGGGTGGCGCGGTCATCGAAGCATCGTGGGCCAGTCCCCTTTGCGATCAGGGTGGATAGCCGCCCAGTCGCCAATATCCGGGGTGATCGTGACCCGCACGGTCATGAGGCCTTCATCGAGGGTCACATGGGCGCCACCGCGCTGCTGAAAGTCGGTGGCGGCCTGATCGTAGGCCCGATTGATGGCAGCCCCGTTGGCATAGCGATCGACGACGTGAATCTGTACGCGAGCCATGGCTTCCCTCAGCGCCAGTGCCAGAAGATCAGGTTCGCGGCCCACTCCGCAAACTCCTCCTGCACCCACCGGAAAAAGGCGTACGCGCCCGTGTCGCATGAGCAATCCCCGACGTTGCATCCGCATTTACACATGGGATCCTCCCTACTTTTCCAAGACGATCAAGATGTTCGCGGCCATCATCGCCTCGCGGACTTTCTTGAGGGCGTCCACTTGCCCTTCGCCTGCAGGAGCGTTGTTGATGATCGCCATCGCCAGTGCCTTCGCGGCGCCTTGGATGACTTTCATCCGAATGACTTGCTGCTCGGTCGGCGCCTGAAACTGCGTGTCGAGGTCCACCATACTCGGCTCCCTTCAAAAGGAAATCTGACAAGCGTTACACCATCGGACCCAGTGGCTGCCCCGTGCGCCGAGGATCCATGGGGTGAGAGCCCTGCACCGTGGGCAGGGGGCCCAGTCCTGATGCTGCTTCGTGCCCAGCCACACTCGACGGACCAACCGAGGGGCAGGGCCCCTCGGTTGCGTGTGACGTGTCGCCCGCTTACGCGGCGGCTTTATCGCCAGCGGTAAGAATGGCATTCCAGTCCCTCTCCGGCAGCGCGAGCACGCGACCCCCGGCCCGTTCGAGCGCGGTGGCCTCCTCGTAATCGGCCGCATCGTTGGCCGTCCGCGTGATGGCGCTCGACAGCCCCCAGAGGCTGAAGTCGCCGCCCGCGGCCAAGTGGGTCAGGATGTTCGAGCCGGTCCGCTCAGGCAGGGCCAGCACCTTCACGGTCTGCTCGACCGTGGCAGGCAGGTTGAGCGCGTCCTTGTCCTTGGCAATCGGCGTCAGGGCCGCCTTGCGGATCCCGTCAGCTGCGGCCTTGAAGGCCTCCCGATTGAAGGCCCGTTCGACGACGTCCTGCACCTTCATGAAGAAGGCCTTGTCGTCCTGCTCCCGGGTCTCGTCGCGGTAGATGCTGAAGTCTTCCTGCGCATCGAACGCGCGCCCGATGTGATACTTCTTCATCGCCGCGGCCACGAGAATCAGGAGATTCGTGCAGCTGGACGTGAAGACCGAGGGCTCGACCCGGAGCGTGCCCGCGCCGACTTCGCTGTTGGCGATGACGACGGCGGCGCAAATCTTGCCGCCTTCGACCCGGTTGTGGCCCACGCCCCACTGCAGGCCCTCGGGCAGCTCATCGGAGAGTCCCGGGAGGGTGGCCTTGATGTAGAGGCGCGTGGCGGTCAGCTCGCAGGACTGGACCTCGGCGCCGACCTCGATGAGCTTGGGCAGCACCGCACCGGCCAGCGGGTAGTTGTCGAGCGGGCGGTACTTCGGGCTCATGAAGGCGCGGACCTTGGCATCGAGGGTGCGGACCATGCGTCCCTCGTCCGGGGTGGCCTTGAGCCATGTGTTGATGTTCTGGGTCAGCAGCTGGGGCTGCTCGACGAGCATCGTGTCGTAGTAGCGCTGGGGAATGCCCAGCACTTCCGCGATCTGGCGGTGGGCGTGCGGGGTGACGCCGTACTCGTCACCGTTCAGCCCGCGAATGGTGACCTGCGCTCCATCCCCGTTCGTCACGGCTTCGAGCTTGCCCTGCGGCGCGATGTAGTCTTTGCGGGTAACCGTCTGGCGTTCGAGTTCGGCGGCCAGCTCTTGGAGGGATCGACCTTGCTTCACTGGGACCATCCTGTCTGGTAGGGAGCGGGTCGGCCTGATTGCCGTCGTCCAATCCCTGCCTTCATGAGAGTTATACCCCGGCCGCGTGACAGGTTGGGTCACAGGGTTGGGGTATAACCCCTATGGGAGGAATCTGATGGAGACCGTATCAATGACAAAATCGTTACCCACCGTCGGCGGGTATGGCGCGTCCCTGTATGGGGACGCGCAGCTTTTCGCCCGGATGACCATGCGGGGCGAGGACAAGCAGGGCCAGCCCAAGCTGGCCCACGTGGAGCGGGTGGCCTTGGCCGTCCGGAACGAATCGGGCCTCCACGGGCGGGACCTGATCATGGCCGAGCGGGTGGCGTGGCTGCACGACATTCTCGAAGACACCGACACGCAGATCGAGCATCTGGCCGACCTGTTCTGGCCCGAGGTGGTCTATGCGGTGGTCGTGCTCACACGGCAGCCCGAGGAGACCTACCTGAAGTACATCCTGCGCATCATCACGTCGAGAAATGGGCTGGCGCGCGCGGTCAAGCTCGCCGACCTGCGTGATAATCTGCGCGACGGCTGCCCGGCAGCCCTCGCCAAGCGGTACCGGGCGGCGTTGGCCATGTTCGAGGCGGCCGAGGAGGACCCGTGTTCGAGTACAAAGTCTGCAAACTGACCTCGGGGGAACTCCCCACTGAATTGGCGAAGCTGGAGGCCGATGGGTGGAGTGTCTACATCGCGGCATGGTCGGAAGGCCCGCAGAAGTGGCAGGTGATCCTGCGCAAGCGCATCGCGTAATGGCATCCGGTCTGCCACTCGAAGACCTGCCCGGCGTGCAACTCGTCCCGAAATTCGCGTTCCGGGACGTGCGCGGCGCGCTCTCGACCGTCAGCCCCATCAGCCCCGTCACGCAGGTCAACGTCGTCGAGAATCCGTACTACGGGACGCTTCGCGGCCTGCACTACCAGCAGCCGCCGTACGAGCAGGCCAAGCTCATCAGCGTGATCAAGGGCGAAATCTTTGATGTGATCGTGGACCTGAGGCCCGGTGACACCTTCCGGCGCTGGGTGGGGTATTACCTGAGCGATCAGTCCCCGTGGGCGCTGGCCGTGCCCGCAGGGTGCGCGCACGGCTACTTCGTGATGCGCGAGGGGACGATCGTGGTCTACACCGTCACCGGCGCGTACCGGCCGGAGGCCGAAGCGGGCCTGAGGTGGGACGATCCGGCCATCGGGATTCAGTGGCCCGGCCGCCCGCGGATCCTGTCGACGAAGGATCAGGGCTGGCCACTCGTGGGGGCAGCATGCGTCTCGATCGACTCACCAAGCAGCGATTCGTCACCTCAGCCCTAGAGTGCACGCGCTGCGGGTTCCGCCAGACCTTCAAGGTCGAGGTCCCGCCCCCACCGACGCCGCTCGGCACTGAGGTTCCGACCATACAGGCCGCCATCGCCGCAGGCTGGTCACCGGTCTATGTCGGCGGGCGCATTCTCTGTCCCCGGTGCCGTGGCCGGTAAGCCTGCCCACGTGCCGACCATGCTGACGCAGACGGCCGAGTGCGCGGGCTGCGGCACCCGCGTGCGGTATCTCCTCGCCGAGCGTGACGAGCCGTACACCCTGCAGGATCTCCTGCAGATCCTGCTCACGCAGTATCCGGCATGGCGGCTGGACCTTCGACGGGGCCAGTTCATGCCCCTCTGCCCGAAGTGCCCGTCGGCCTCCACCCCGACCGGGTCACTGAAAGCCGGGGAGCGGGTCATCCTCGTCGACATGACCGGCTGGTGGATGGAAATGACGGTGCCCTCCGGCCGACCGTCCCTAGAGGTCTCGAACTTTCCACCGGTCTCCTATGTGCACTCGCCGACGCAGCCCGATGTCGTGGATGTCGCCCACTTCACACTCACAACCGAAACAGCCTTCGGGAACCGGCGCGTGCTCCGGTCCGGGGCTCATATGCTCGACAAAAGCCGGTGGCTGCCACCGCCTGCGCCCATTTATACGCCCATGGCCTTCCCGCTCGACACCGTGTCGCTCGCCGAACTTGAACTGGTCTGTCAGGAAGTCCAGCACGACGCCCAGCTGTATCAGATGAGCTTCGGGCTGACAATCGCGGGCCAGCGGGTCATGATCTCCTTGCCGGGCCTCATGGTCGCGATGCTCCGGGAGATCGAGCGGCTGCGCGCACACACTGAAGATCCGCCCCCGCCGCCGTCGGCGGTCAACTTCGACGACGTGCTCTGATGGCGACCGAAACCTGCGGGGTCTGCAAGGGCACCTGCGACGTGCCTTTGATCTTGGGCGATGCGTTCATCTGCGCGTCGTGCCTGCCCGACGCGCCCCCCAATCTCATCGGCGCCTACGTCGTCATGAACTGCGACCCGCCCGCGACCATGGCCAGCCTGCTCAAGAAAGCGCACGGGTTTCTGACCTCGGGCTACGTCTACTGGATGGTCTGCCCTAAGGTGGGCTGTGGCTGGCAGTCGCGGTCCTCCGAAGAGACGTCCATCGAGGTGATCGAGCGCGAGGCGGGTCAGCACTTCATCTCGCATGTGTTTGCCCGGACTGACATCCGCCCGCAGTGGATGCGCGCCGTGGGCGTCTTCCTCGTCGAGGATGAGGGGCCGCCGCCCTCGATTGACTGGCCCGCCCTCTTGGGAAATCTCTGATGCCCGTCTGCCACACCTGCCAGCGGGTGATGCCGGTCGCGCTCAGCCCGATCCGCCTCGACGACACGGAGTTGGTGTGCGTGGCGTGTCTGACGCGTGCACACTCCGGTTTTTACCCGCCCTACGTCGGGGGGATCGGGCGCCGAGGGCCGAGTGTCGGGGTGGCACAGGGCTCCAGTCCATCGGCCGGAGGGTTTGTCCCGGTCGCCATGGGGCCGGTCTCCGGGTCCCCGGGGCACAGCTGGGCATTTTCCAGCGCCAGCGACCAGTATCTCTACGGCTGGGCGGTCCATCCGTTGGGGCTGCTCCTCCCCCAGCGACTCGCGCGCTGGCCGGACACCGTGGGCGTCGAGCTGGGCCCGATCCTCAGCGTCCCGCCAGGCGTCCACAAAGAAGACCTGACTGCGTACTGGCTCAAATGCCTGAACTGCGGCCTGCTCACCGAGAGCACGTGGGAGACCGACGCGGGGCTGCTTGTCAAGGCGATGCGCGACCATCTGCGGCAGGACCATCCCCGCACGGCCCCGGCCCCCGGGCGCCTGCTTCTGGCCGACGAGGCCAGCTGGTGGAGTCTGACGCTCCTCAGGGCCGAGCCCGATGAACCCGTGCCGCCCAACGTCAACTGGCAGGAGATTCTCTGATGGCCAACGAACCGCTGGTCTGTCCGATGTGCGCCAATGCCGATCTGGTCCGCGTCGAGCGTGTGACGCTCGTCTCGGCAGGCACGCTCTACCCCCATAGCCCGACCTTTGAGGTGCACGGCCATGGCGACTGCGCGCGCTGGCAGTGCACCATCTGCGGCACCGTCCTCGAATGGCAGCCGCAGGGCACCGTGCGGGTCGTCTCGACGCCCCACCGGCATTCGGGGTAATACTCTCTCGACTTCGGGGGCACCGCAGGGAGGTGGCCCGTGGCAGGGTGCGGCGAGGGCTTTCTCATCGGTTTGTCTCTCGTCGTCCCCCGAAGGCGTATTCCTCAAGGAGATTCCCCATGCCCAAGAAATACGAGCAGGCCCTTGCCCAAGCTACCACCGAGAGCGGCCAAGGCGTGCTCGAAGACGCGCTCACGGCCCTGACGGCCTGTCTGACCTATACCCGGCAGGAACTCCTGCCCTTCGTCAAGGACCTGCTCGTCCTTGAGATTCAGCAGCGGCAGCTCAACGCCCGGCTCAGCCAGCAGGCCTATCAGCAGGCCCTCGCCGAGGCCCAGCCGATTCCACCCATCCCGGCCCCCGGTCCCCGGCGCCGTCCATGACGGACGCCCCGCTCCGCATGCTCCGGCTCGACGAGGTCTCGGCCCTGACGACGCTGAGCCGGTCGACTATCCTCCGCCTCGAACAGGCCGGGACGTTCCCGCGTCGGCGCTACCTGACGGCTCGCACCATCCGCTGGGTCGAAGAGGAAGTGACCGCGTGGATGACCCAGCAGGCCGCCCAGCCATGACCGTTCTCGCGTGGACCGTCTCGGTCGGTGCCTACGTGGGCCTCGGGATCCTCGTCGCCCGGTTCTGCGCCCGGCCCCTCGATTCCCTGAACATGCGCGGGGCGCTGGCTCTTTTCTGGCCGCTCCTCGTCCTGACGCTCGTCGTCTCCGGCCTCCTCCAGCTCCTCGGCTGGCTGACCCTCCCACCCCATGACCGACCCTGAGACCCCGCGCCAGCGCGCCATCAGAATTCTCCGGGCCTGCTCGGACGCCCTCGAACGCCAACACGCCGAGGCCTCCCGGTCCTTGCCCTTCGACGCCCCCATTCTCAGCATGGGCCACTCCGGCCTCCACCCGGTCCCCGAGACGCCGCCCCCCTTCAGCATCGACTTCTATGCCTCAGCTGACGAGTCCGTCTCTCTTGCCGAGGTGATTGCCCTCCTCGAAGACATGCCCCGCCTCAAACTGGTCAATGACACCTCCCTCGATCTCACGCTCTCGTGTGAGGGAAATGTCCTCACCCTGCATCTCAAAGACCCCCGTCTCTGACCCGTTTTTCGTGGCCTTCTCGGGCCCGTATTCTTGTTCCCAGCCCCCGAATACTTGTTCCCGTGACCGTGTCGTCTTCTCTTCGCTTCTGAACCTCATATACCCACACCCTCAGCAAAAATCCCCTGAGAAAACCGGCCCCTCATCAGCTGGTCTATATACCAGCCCCCTATTACTGAGCCTCCCCTCATTCCCCTCTCCTCCCTCAGTCATATCCCCCTCAGTAGTGCAGTCATTCCCTCATTCATAGTCATGCTCTACTAGGTCAGTATCAGTGCTGCTATAGGGGGAGATCTAGCTCGGATCTGTACTCTGCTGAGGACAATTCTGGTCATTTTAGGGGCCCTACACCCCTCCAGCCCCCTCACACAGGCAAAGTGGGAAGCACACACAGGCGAAAGTGCCCCTGATTCCCAGTATTGGGATTAGCAGAATTGCTCAGTCTTTTGATCGAGAGAGGACGTTTTCCCCGAGGCGACACCGAGCGCAGCTCTAGGCGAAAGCCCAGAGCCCAGCTCGCCACAATTTCTACGTAAGCCTGCCCTATGCACGCGTCTATGCAGTTTCGCCCGCAAAGCGAAAGAGTTAACTCACTGATTCTAAAAGAGTTAACCCCTGTGACGACTCAACATAAGACCTGTTATCAGACGTCGCCCCAGATCGACTGTAAGTTGTTGAATCTAAAGACAAATTTCCTGACAGTGGAGGCTGACTTTCTGGATACGTGATCAGGAGGCTTGTCTGGGGTGGTATGCTCGACCCTGCCCGGTATGCCTATTTGGCGCTCTGAAAAGTATCGGACCGAATTTCGGCTGGAGAAGGCCCTGCAGGACTACCTGCAGCTCACCGAGGCCCTGAGGCATACCCGCCCCTCCTACCGCAGGCAGGCGCTGCTCCTGTGGCGTGGGGCCCTGTACCGGTACATCCTCACAATACGCACACAGATCACAGACTGCCACCTGCCCTACTCAGTGTTTGACCCTGTTGCACATCTGAATTGGCCTGAGCTACAGCCTGAGCGTGGGCGCGGCAGGCCCGTGGCGTCTTCGCTCCGCTGACCCGAGCGTCGTCCTCGCGATCGACCGGGCCAGATCGCGCTAAACGCAGAGCATGATGAGTCCCCTCCCCAGATCCGTCCCCCGTAGAGAAATTTTCCGGGGAATTCTCTGACCCTGAGCTGAAGCAGACGACTCTCAGGGAGAAGACCCTCTGGTTGGGGTAACACTCTGGCAGAAGGGGGACGTGATGCCGGTAGAGGGGCAGGAGGGGTCATGACGGATCGGCGCAGTTGGACGTGTTCGGTCGGAGAGATTGAGGGGCAGGCGCCTGCCGGGTCGGCTGAGGCCCTCACCGAGGCGGTCCGGGTGGCCTATGAGCGGATCCTCGGGCGGCTGCCGAAGTACATCGTCTGCGCGTGGGAGCCGACCGACCCGGAGCTGGCCAAGGATCTGGATTTCCTGTTTGAGGAGGGGCAGCTGCGGTTTCTCGTCTACGACGTCCCGGACGTGGTGACGCTGACGGCTGCGCAGCTCTGCGTCCAAGACGGGGACATCACGGAAGCCTTGCTCCGGAGCGGGCAGGCGACGAAGGTGACACCGGGGAGGCAGGGATGAGGCGGAAGGCACAGAAGAAGCGAAAGAGCTGGGGGGCGTCGGCCAAGACGCAAATCAGGACTCAGCTGCAGAAGGACGAGCGGAAGGCCGAACGGGAGGCCAAGGCGGCCGGTCACGTCGAAGCGGCCATGCGGGACGCGGCGGCGCCGTGGCCGAAGACCGAGGCCGAGCTGGGCGACTACATCCGGGGGCTGGTGACTGGGGCGCATACCTATGGGACGTGCGTCTACGCGGCGAGTCTCTCGGCGACGGCGACGTTCAACTACGTCTGCGGGACGCTGGGCATGACCGGGTTTCAGGCCAGCTGCGCCGACTTCGACGTCATCCGGCGGACGCGGGGCATCAAGGGGCCCTTCATCCTCCTCAAGGGGGAGGATGCGCTCTACCCCCAGTTCAACCTCCAGCAGCGGCTGCGGGAGGCGATCCTCGGATGGCAGCCGTGGCTGGGTGAGCAGGCCGAGAAGCTCTTGGCCGAGAAGACCCATGCCCATCCGGAGGTCGAGGCGCACTGGCGGCAGCTGGTCGCGGCCGGGAATCTCGCGAAGAAAGCGAAGGCGTTCCGGAAGAAGACCCTGTCGGACTACGCGACCAAACCACCGACCAAGGCGGCGCGGAGGCGAAAATGAAACAGCTGACGATCTTCGAAGCCGAAGACGGGTCCCGGTGGGACGTGATGGAGGACGCGATCCGGCGCGACATCCTGCACCAGAAGGTGCAGGCCCTCTTGGTGCGGGTGCCCAAGACGCCCGACGCCGCGGGCCTGCGGATCCCGATTGCCGAGCCGAGCTACTGGGCGGTCAAGCGCGGCTTGGTCGCGCTGGCCCGGGAATGCTATCCGGGGGAGACGGTCTTCCACGACGAGGCTGAGAAGGTCCACGTCTACGGGTGGGCGGGCCGGTTTCTCTCCGAGGTCGGCGGGCCGCTCCAAGACGGCTGGTGGTGGCTCTCGTGCGTGGGCGAGTCGGGCCCGGCGCCGATGACGCGCTACCTCTACAATCAGCCCTACTACGCGCTGCACCCCGGCGAGTGGCGGCCGACCTGATGAGCGCTGTCTACGCCAGCGGCACGCGCGGCTGCAAAATCTGCGGGGCGCCGCTGGCCCTGCATACGGATGCCGAGCTGGCGGCCTGCTACATGGCCGTGCTGGTCCCGCCGATGCGCGACGCCTTGGCCCGGGCGATTGGGGCGTTTCCTGCCGAGCGCGCGAAGGCGCTCGACGCGATTGCCAAGGAGGACACATGAGCCGGTTGATCTGGAGTGACGACCTGAGCGACCAGCCGCCCGACACCCCCGCCCGAGGCCGACGACCCGGGCCGCGCCTTCCGATCGGACGCGAGCGTTGAAGTCGCCGCCGCAGCCGTCGCGCTCTTCCTCCTCTGGCTCATCGGCTCCATCGACGTAGGGCGGCTGCCCTAGCCTTACACTTCTGTAATTGGAACCTTTTGCCCCTTCCACACGTCTAAATAGGTGTAGGGAGGTTGGGGCAATGGCGGCGCTTCTGTTTTGGGCGGACGAGCTGGCGGTGGCGGTCTTTCGGCTGGCCTATTTGACGGGGCTGGTGCTGAGAAACCCGCTGTTCCGGCCGTCGCTGACGCTGGCGCGGGTGGCGTGGAGGCTGACATGAGGAGGAATGCAATGACGCGATACCGGCTCTACATGACGAATCCAGACGGCTCCCGGCTGGCCTACTTTCTCGGCTCGATCGAGGAAGTCTTCTTGACGGCCAAGTCGATTCTGACGCGGGTCCCGGACGCGAGTCTCCGGGTCTCGACCGACACGTTTGAGGACAAGACGCGGGCGGCCTTGGCGCTGGCCACGGCCCGCCGGGCGGTGGCGTCGAGTGTGGCCCCGTTCGCCGATCTCCCGCCGTCGCCTGCGCGCGATCGGGCGCTCGACCGATGGAGGGCGTCATGACTCCGGTCAAAGTGATTCGAGGTCGCTGGCGGCGCACGACGCTGAAGGGCTGGCCCGCGGCGCTCCGGCTGCTCCGGCGCTGGTATCGGACGGCGCCGACCGCGACGACCCTCGTGAGCTGGTCGGGCCCGAAGGTCTTGAGCCGGGCAACCGTGGAATTCAAGGAGGCCGCGTGATGGCTCCAGCCTTGGACGTCGTGAAAGGTCAGACCCTCTACCGGGCGCATCGAGTGCCCCGATTTCACGGCGATCCCTCGGCCGTGGAAGTCTCGGCGCGGACGGTCAAGGGCATCGGCAAGCATCTCGTGACCCTCGACGATAGGACGCGCTGGGACGCCTACCAGATAAAGCTCTGGTCGACGACGGCGTGGCAGGCGCTTCGACGGCTGGCGGCGGACGAGCAGGATCGAGCCGATAAGGCCCGCCGGGAGGCGACTGAGGCGGACACGTATGCCGAGCTGGCCTTGGCTGAGCTGGCCAAGGCAATCGGAGAGGAGACCGTGTGAGAGAGCCCCGCGTTCATCGACTGTCGCGGCGTCACCCGTATCGGACGGCGTGTGGTCGGAAGAGCTTCGACGTGGTCCACACGGACAAGGCCGAGAAGGTGACGTGCCTACACTGCAAGCCTAAGAGGAGGAGACCATGCCGTTTACCGTGTCCGATCTGAAAGTCCGCAAGCAGGAGGTCCCGATCGAGCTGATCGCGCTCGCGGGTCCGCCGTCCGAGCCGTCCGCCCTCGACGTCTTCGAGCCCTACCTGAAGGTCTCAGTGGCCTACAGCAAGGGCGGGATCAACTACTTCACCTACCAGACCGACCGGCGCGGGTATTACCTGCACGTGACGAAGGTCGAGCTGAGCCGGGGCGAGCACTTCTTCTCGGAGCGCTTCACGATGGGGCAGAGCGGTAAGAAGGCGTTCTTGGACGAGGCCAAGGCCTTCAACGCGAAGACGCTGGCCAAGATCGTGGCGACCGTGCGCGAGCGGCCGATCTACGAGGAGCTGAAGGCGAACGTCCTCACCTTCACGAATTCGGAGGTGGCCGCGTGAGGAGGAGCGCCGTGGAAAAGCCGATGGACCCGATTGAGGTCTACAACGTCCAGATCGTGATCGACGGGAACCGGCAGAAAGGCTACGACGCCTCGCTCGTGATGGCGGGCCGGAAGATCCGGATCAACATGCCGGGGTCGCGGTCACACACGGCCGAGCAGGTGGCCGCCCTCTTGGCCGAATCCATCAGTCATCACTGCTGGCCGAGGATCTGACGATGTCGAGGTTGAAACTCAAGAGGGGCGACAAGGTCGAGGTCCGGTTTGCCGAGTCGTGGTACCCGGCCGAGGTCGTGTCCCGGAAGGCGGGCGCGGTCGAGGTCCAGATCGAGGGGGTGGCGCCCGGGCGGGTGCACGTCAGCAAGCGGGAGGTCGACGAGCTGCTCCGGCGCCCGAAGGGGGAGTAGATTACAGTTCTGTAATGGAACCTTTTGACCCTACCTTACGTCTAAATAAGTGGTAGGAGGTTTGAGGATGTCCCTTCCAACGAGCCTGAAGATGGGGTGGAAAGCCACTGAGGTGCGCAACGCGGCCCTGAGCTTCAAGCGGCTGCTGACGGCGTACCGCGCGCGGCCGTACCGGGTGTCCCCGGGGACCCTGCGTCGGTCCGGCATGACGCTGACGGTGGCGGCACGAGCCGCGGCGCGCGAGGCGCTGAACCTTCTCGGGAGGGACTCATGACGAATCTCGATCGGCACTTGAGAGAGGGCAATCGGATGGCGTGGGCGAAGGTGCTTGGTGGGCCCGAAGCGGTCCCCTTCTCGGCGCTGGTGATTGGTGAGCGCTTTCGGTTCCCGAAGTCCAACGTCCTCAACGTCAAAACGAGTAAGGCCGGGTGGTACCGGCTCGTGATCGACAGCCGCGCGAGCGGGCGCGCATGGCGGACAGGCGCGGCGACCGCGGTGATCCCTGTGAGGGCGTCATGACGTCAGAAACCTTTCTCGTTGAACGCACCGGCAGCCGGGGTGAGTTCTTGGGCGCCGCCGAGTTTGGCGACCGGGAAGATCCTCCGGCCTCCGCGCGTCAGCTGGCCATCAACGCCGCCGCCCGCACATGGCGCCGGGGTCGGTCAGCCACCGTGGTCGTCCGGGACGCCAATTACGACGTCATCTTTGCCCGGTTTGCCGGGCCGCATTCCACGAAGGGTCGGAGGATCCGATGAGAACCGTCAGTCGAGCGGGAGCGCTTGACCAGATGTTCTATGGGCGCGGGCCTCGACTGCCGGAGGCTGCTCAGATTCCGCGACGGCTCTGGCTGAAGCGCCGCCTGCGGGTCGCCCACGTCAAGTTCGACACTAACGCGCCCACGCACGTACTTCAACGCCTGTATCTCACCCGCTATTGCGGCAAGGATCTGACATGAAAAACGAAGGCCGGGACTACCACGACGAGATCACCAAGACTGGCGACGCCCTCGCTGAAGAGGCCTACGAAAACGGCGCGCGCCTGACGGAGGACGAGCGGATGGTGCTCACGCACAACAGCCGGTTCGGGTCGGCCAGCTACCCGGTTCGCAGGCTGGGCCGGGGCTGGACGGTCGACAACCCGCTGCTCAAGGGCGCGCCGATCTACCCGACGAAGTTCGCGGCCATCCGGGCATGGGAGATCATCATCGCGAAGCTGATCCGGATGTCCGGGTTGGAAGCACGCGATCGAGTTCTGGCAGAGGAGGCGGCGCGTGGCGCGAGGGCCTAGCCGGACGACGATCGAAGACAAGGTCTCATGGCTGGCCGAGAACACGGCGCTGTGGACGGGGATCCCAGCGTGGCCCGCGACGGTGCCGCACGAGCTGCTGCCCCGGCTCGAAGCGCTTGGGGAGGCGGCCGTGCGCGCGGGGCTCTATTCGGCCAAGACGTATCGCAAGGACCTGCACGCGTCCTTGCGGAAGCACTTGGTGTGGGCTCAGAAACGGGTAGCGATGGGAGGAGCCAATGCAGACCGATGATCCGACGGAAGGCGCGCGCCGCGCGTTGGTCCCTGAAATCAACGACCCGGCATTCGTGCCGACGGGCCAGACGTGGACAACCGACGAGCTGACCCGGGACTTCGAGGTCATCGGTTTTCTGGCGCCTTACGTGGTGGTGAGGCGGCGGGCCGATGGAGTCCGGGGGACGCTGGTCTTCAAACACAGCCCGCGGGTCTACTTCGACTTCAAGGCGGACTGATGCCCGGGACGAATGGTGGAACGGGCCAGCCGTACTACTTCGTCTGCGCGAAGTGCCGGACGTGGCGGCGCGCCTTTATGGGAACGACGAGAGGCATGAACCTCGAAGCCACGGGGCGCTGGCGCCCGCGAAGGGACGGGCGCGGAGGATCGCGGATCGGGTCAAAGTTTGTGGAGTACCGCTGCAAGGACTGCGGGCACGTCGGATGGTCGAAGCACAAGGAAGCCGAGCGGATGCTGGCCAAAGCGCCCCCTGAGCTTGTGCGCCCGCCTTTAGTGTGATTGTTCCCGCCTCGAATTCCGAGCCCGAGCTGCCGCGGACCCGGGAGTACAACCACTACCACGACCGGCTTGGCCGCTTCGCTTCCCATCGGGGAAGACCGGCGGACAGCGGCACGGCGGTTGGCGTCCTCAAGGTCCTGCAGAGCCATTTCCAGCAGTGGAAACGCCGGACGGGAAACGTCAGCTGGGCTGACTTCCTGCTCAGCCGGAGGCGGGACTGGACCCGGCGTCTTCAGGAATTCAACCGCTGCCATGAGCCCGCAGGCTCGGGCATCGGCGGCCGGTTCGCGCCGAAGGGCACCGGGATCTGCGAGGACTTCGAGGCGCTGCCGCCGGACACCAAGCAGATATACTCGAAGGACGGAGTCTATACGGCTGAGCGACTGAAGCTCCACGACCGGATTGTGGACGAGCTGACACGCGGCATCCCGAAGAGCACCAACCAGACGGTCTACATGACGGGCGGCGGCCCGGCCAGTGGCAAGTCGACCATGGTCAATACCGGGCTGGTGAAGTTCCCGCCGACGGGCCTCGCGGTCTACGCCAACCCGGACGCGGTCAAAGCGCGGATCCCGGAGTATCAGGCGATGGTCTTGGGCGGGGACCACCGGGCCTCGACGCTCAGCCATGAGGAGAGCAGCGACATCACGTTCAAGGTGATCATGAAGGCGCTCAGCAACGGGCAGGACATCGTGCTCGATGGCGTGGGCGACAGCAGCATCGACAAGCTGACGGACAAGCTCGAAGGGTTCCGGAAGAAGGGCTACCGGGTGATCGCCGACTACGCGACGAATTCGGTGGAACTGGCGCTCCGGTTGTCCGATCAGGGGGCGCTCAAGCCGGGCCCACGGCAGGGGCGCTACACGCCGCACCCCTACATCCGGGAGGCTCATCGGGGTGTCTCGCAGGTGGTCCCGCGGGTGGTCCGCCGGGGGCTCTTCACGGAGTTCCGGCTCTGGGACACGAACAAGCTGGGGGAGCCGCGGCTGGTGGCCTCGGCGCGCGGCCCGGCGCTCGTCATCCACAACAAGCGGCTCTGGAAGAGCTTCCGGCTCAAGGCCCGGAAGAAGACGCTGGAGACGGGGTAGTACCACGTATGGACACCGACCGCATGGAGTCGATGTGGGCCGCGATCCAGCGGGGCATGACGCTGGACCAAGCCCGTCGGCAGAGGCTTGTCAGGACGGCCGAGGAGGCCGCCTACTACGCCGAACTGGAAGATGAGCTGGCCCGGCTCAGGCGGCTGGGTCGACTCCCCGATACCCCCAACCACCCCATCTAGGATTACAGTCCTGTAATTGAACTTTTCCTGCCTTCCGTACGTCTAAATAAGTGGAAGGAGGAAAGATGGCGATCCGTATGATGACCGGACCCGACGAGGCTGGCCTGCCGAACGTCGAGACGGTCAATGATTACCCCGGCCACGAGACGGGCGCGGTCTCTCACGACAGCAAGTGCCCCAACCGGGCCAAAGGCTACGACAAATCTGGAGCCCTCTCCGAGGGCTGCTTGACCGACTACCTCCGGGACGGCGGTCGGTGCTTCGTGCATGGCCCGCTCTACATGAAGACCACCCACGAGGGGCTGGTGCTCTCGACGGGCGAGTACAACGGCTACGACGACAGCGACTTCTACGCGGTGGTCTGGAATCCAGAGGAGGGCAAGACCGAGCGCGTCACCTACGCCTCAACCCGCGGCTGGTCCTACCCGAACGGCGCCAGCGTGGATGCGACCCCCGAGGTCCTCGCGGCCTACGAGGCATGGTCGGAGCGCAAGCGAGCTAGGGCCCGCGCAGCGCGCGCGGCGGCCGAGGCCAAGCTCCCCAAGGTCGGCCGGACGGTCAAGGTGGTCAAGGGCCGGAAGGTCCCGAAGGGCACGGTCGGCCGGGTCTTCTGGGCTGGCAAAGACAAGTTCAAGCGTTCCGCCTACTCGGCGCTGGCCCGGTCTTATGGCTTCGCTGACGACGAGAACTACGAGAGGGTGGGGTTGGAGCTGGCGAACGGCACGAGGGTCTTCACGGCCGGATCGAACGTCGAGGTCGTGGCCGGGGATCCCGTTGAGTGAAGGGAGGGTTGCGTTGGTGACGAACTTTTACGGAATCAGGGACGCGCTTCACCGCAGTACCGACGGCCAGTCCGGGCGCTACGTCTACGGTGTTGCTCAGAAGGACGGCCGACGGTTCCGAATCTTCCAGTACAAGAATCACCGAGGTCTCCACTACGGCCGAGAGCTGGCGACCGGCAAGTGGGTGGTCCTTGGCGGATGGGAGGAAGCCTGATGTTTCGACGCTACGAGTATCGAAAGACAATTTACCACTCGATTGAGTGGGCGTCGCTGGTCGAGCAAGGCTGGCGGACGGGCACGGTCGAAGGTGGGGTCGCGACGATGATCAGGGAGGTCTGGAAGACTCCCTACACGTGGCCTTAGGGCTGGGGTATAACCTCCGCGTGGACGCCATTGAACGGGCGGCGGTCATCGCCGCGCTCCGCAAAATGGTTGGCGATGGCAGCTTTAACATCTGCGTCATCGACAAAATCATCAAGGTGATCGGCAATGTCCCCGACGTCCGCGCGTACAGCGTGCTGAGCTTGCTGCACTGCGTCAACTTCCGGGATATGTCTGAGGAGCTGCGCCGCGAGCTGCCCGCGCTTCTCCATGACTGCCTTGGGGGCGTGGAGTTCACGCTCGATCTCCCTGTCGATGGGCTTGTTCGGATGGAGTAGTAGGTGATCGACGAGCCGCTCCGCCGCAGGTTCTGGGACAAGGTGGTCATCACCGACTGGTTCAGCTGCTGGGACTGGACCGGCGCCATGTCGATCAAGCTCGGCGGCTACAGGCGCCCGGTGATCTGGATCTGCCGAGACCCGGGCACCAAGAAACAGCTGATCGTCCCGGCCTTCCGGGTCGCCCTCTGCATCAGGGACAACACCGCGCTCTACGACCACAACGGCTTCGAGGCCTGCCACCTGCCCGAATGCGACAATGAGGAATGCGTCAATCCCTTCCATGGCTACTGGGGGACGCCTGACCAGAATCGACGCGACCGCTATCCGTTCCTGCTCCCACGTGACCGGCGCGACGGGGTAATACCAGAGGGAGGACGAGATGGGCTGGTGGCGTCGGGCGCAACAAACGGACGAAGACCGAAGGCTTGATCAGCTCCTGAAGGACAAGGGCGCGCGCCTCCGCGAGCGCCAGAGCACGCAGAAGGCGGACGAGCGGTTGCGGGAGAGCACCGCGCGCCGCCGGGCCCAAGCGGACCTCCTGCGGCAGCGGGCGGCGAAGATCCTCGCCGAACCGGCGGAGACCGGACCATCCGGCGAGATCGCGCTATGGCCACACCGGCACAAATAGACTACGAGTTCTACGAGACCCCGCCCTTCGTGACCGAGTGGCTCTGCGACCACGTGCGGTTTCAGGGGACGGTGGTCGATCCCTGCGTGGGTGCTGGCGCGATGACGAGGGTCATTGGCGCGCGGTATCCCGAGGTCGCGTTCATCACGAACGATCTCGACCCGCAGTGGGACGCGATGGCCCACGAGGACGCCTCCGACCCGCGCTACTGGCGCCAGTTTTTGCCGGGCATGGTCGACTGGGTGGCGGTCAACCCGGCGTTCTCGATCGCGGCGCCGATTCTCCAGCACGCGTGGCCGGTCGTGACCTCCGGGATCGCCATGCACGTACGCCTGTCCTTTCTCGAACCGCTCAAGGGTGGGCTGAGGCGGTCGCTGCTGCGGGATCTCCCGCCGACGCAGAACCTCGTGCTGCCGCGGATCCGGTATCGGCTGAACAGCAGAGGCGAGCCCTCGACGGACTCGGTGACGTGCGGGTGGCTGATCTGGCACAAGCGCTGCGGGGTTTGGGACGGCTTGGATCCGATCATCTTTGCCCCAGACTCTGTCATCGACGCGAGCAGCCTATGGCGCCCCACGCAGTAAAGCTGAAGTCGCCGGAGACGGTGCTCCGGCAGGCCAAGCACCTGCTGGCGCGCGCGGCCCATCCGCAGACGGCCCAGCCCGAGAGCCAGTCGGCGCTCAAGCTCCTTGTTGAGACGCTCAACCGGTACCGGCCGGAGCTGCGCTACTGTTACCCGAAGGGCGCCGAGGTCAAGATCATTCCCACGCGCGCGCTCGACACGGCGCAGGCCAAGCGGCTGTTCCGCGTCGTGAAGGCGCACCGTCCCGGCGCGCTCATGGAGAACCAGCGGGTCCTCGACGGGGCAATCGTGGCCTCGGCGATCGGGAAGGGGTACCTGCCGTTCAGCCGCCACGGGTATTACCTGTTCGTCTCGGTTCGCACGATCGAGATCCGCATCTGAGGGGTATTACCCGGCTGAGGTGCCTTGTAGCCCGGTCTGTCAGCCGTTTCGAGATCGTCGCGGGGGCTGGTATTGCCCGAATTGCGATGAGCCCTTCGGAGCGCCGCCGCCGAACGTCACGGTTGATAACTTCGTCCCGATTCGGGGGACGCGGACCTATAAGGCCAAGGGGTACGTCAAGGCCCTCGGGGGCCGGTGGTCGCAGGCCGGGAAGACGTGGTGGGTGCCGGTGGGCCGCCTCGACGAGGCGATCCACGCGGTCTCGCACCTCACGGACCCGGAGGACACGCAGGCGCCGGGGATGGCAGCCCCTGACGAGCCGTGGCTCTGCTGGGAGTGTGGGGCCGTGCTGGACCAGCGTCAGGTGACGCTGTCCCTGTCGAATGCCAAGGCGAAGTTCGACGGCTACTGGGATGGATGCGACGATGACTGAGAGGAGCCGATGTTTTTCACGCGGATTGTGATCGACCAGAGTGGCTCGATGTGCGGAAGCGAGGAGCCGGTGCGGCAGGCGGTGAACAAGTTCATCGACCAGCTGGCGCGTGAGCCCGTGGACCAGAAGGTCTCGCTCGCCTTCTTCGAGGACGACGTGGTCATTGCGCGCGACTTCCAGTCGCTCAGCACGTTCCAGCCGCTGCAGCCGGGCGACTATTGCCCCTCGGGCGGGACGGCGCTGTATGACGCGATCGGCAATTCGATCGAGGACCTCGAACGCAACGCGCGCGAGAACCGTGTCGTCTTGGCGATCGTGACCGACGGGCAGGAGGAGAACTCCTCGGAGTACACGCTCGACGAGGTGCGCCGGATGATTCAGGACAAGCGGAAGACGGGGCGCTGGACCATTCTGTTCCTGACGCTGGGCAACAAGACCCTGCCACAGCAGCTGATCGTCGACCTCGGGCTTGACCCGAAGGAGGTCATCTCAGGGGACAAGTTCTCGCTGCCTGCAGCGATGAAGCAGCTGTCGTCCGCGGTTCGCGGCTACCTCAGGGCGTGATGGACCGAGCTGAGGCGGAAGAGTTCGCGCGCGCGGCGGTGGGGGCCGTCTGGAAAAAGTACCCGGGCAAGCCAGCCGGGCGGTACCCGGTTCTCTTGCTCTATGGGGAGCAGGTTCACACCTTCGTGTCCTTGGGGAGCGCACCACCCTTGGGGGAACTCTTCCTCCAATTCCCGAACCTCGGGCAGGGCTCCACGTACATGGGCCCGCTCGACGTCTGCCCGGGCCGTGTGGCGGTGATCACGTGGGCGCCTGACCCGAAGGCCCTGACGTTTGACCCGACGACTGGAGAGTTCACGGAGGACGCCGGATTGACACGGCAGGCGAGTCCACCGAATTGGGGGTAGGGCCCTATTTACACGAAACCGTAATTTAGGTCTTTTTCTGAGTAGTAAGGCGTGGTATCGTCCGTTTTTGGCGCTGGGGAGCATGGGAACAATTTAGGCCAACCCAACGTCTAAACAGTTAGGAGCGACGCTTATGGACGCACCGCGGACCCTAGAGGCACTGGTAGAGCGCTACGACGGCAAGATACGGGCTTTCCTCAAGACGGTGACGTCGATCGGGCAGGAGGACCTTGATGACATGGTGCAGGACGTCTACCTGCGCGTGCACAAGTACGGGCTGCTCGACCGCTACACCAAGGACCGCTCGGCCTTCACGTCCTACCTCTACCTCGTGTGTCAAAGTGTCGCGCGGAACAAACATCGCGCTGCTTCCCGCCGGTTGCATCCTCTCCAGCTCGATCGGGCCTACAGCCGCGTGGACAGCGGCGGGCCGTGGCAGAACAAGTACCGGCTCGACGCGCGGACGGCGAAGGCCGCCACGCAGGCCGACGACCTTTACATCCGTGAGCTGCGGGAGTTCCTGCTGGCGAAGCCGGAGCTACTCCCGGTGATTGAGCGGGTGGATCGGACGGGCCGGATCACGAAGAAGGACCATGCGGCGCTGCTCGGCGCGCTTCAGCCGGTGCTCGCGTGAAGACCTTCCACGATCTGAAAGCGCTGACGGGCATCGGTGGCCGACTGGGTCTGGCTGCTGGGGCGGGCTATCTGGTCGCAGTCCGGGATGGCGAGGCCTACGGCGGCGACACACGGGAATGGACGTCGGCTGACTGGATGGCCTGCGCGACGGTGCTCACAGAGCATCGGGGTCTCGTGTCGACATGGGACGTGGTCGACGTCCTGCGGACGTTGCAGCCGGGGATTCGTCAGTCGATCGCGTGGGACCACCTGCAGGACCTGAGCGTCGAGCAGGTGTTCGCGAGAGTCGATGCGGACTGGCATGTGACGTCGCTGGAGTCGGCGGTCGAGCGAGCCATGTTCGTTGATCAGCCCTTGGCGCGCCCGGTGGAAAATGCGGTGGTGGCGCCCGTACTGGTGGCGCTCAATCGGCACGGTGTCGTGTTCGATGAGGCCAAGTACAAGGCTGTCGTCGATGAGCAGGTCGCGATCGTCAATCGGCTCACGCCTGCCCTGAAGCCTGCGCTCGGGACGGTGGCGGTGCGCGCGGTGCGCCGGTCGAAGCTGTGGAAGACCGTGAGCCAAGATCCCGTCTGGCTCAGGACGTACGAGGAGTGGCGCCGGGCTGACCTCTGCGCGCAGCGCGCGGGGGGATTGGCAGCCAGCGTGGCCTCGTCGGAACGGGATGGCATCTACGTCTACCTGAACCCGGTGTGGCGGTTCCACCGGCACTGGACCTTTGCGGCGGCTGGCCCGGCGCTCAATACGCTGCCGACCGAACTTCGAGTCGCGGTGCCATCCGAGTCCGGAAAATTTTGGGCCCAGTTTTCCCTGTCGACGCCGTTTGTCCGGACGGCCATGGCGGCTCACGAGGACCCGATCACGTGGAGCACGCCGGACGAGTATGCAGTGGCGCAGGGGTTGCCGTCGGCCTCGGTCTATGAAGGCGTGCTGTCGGCGTATCCAGCGCAGGAGCAGCGGGTCTACGAGGAGACCGGCGAACTCTTGGCGTGGCTGGCGCGCGCGCTCGACCAGCAGTGGCGGGCCCGGATGATCCTGACCCGGCACGCCGTCGCGGCCGAGCTGCCGGTCGACGCTGATGTCCGGGGGTTTCTACGGGAGCTGCACGCCACGCTGGTGACGACGCCGACAGTGGCGCGCTGGCGCGAGCGGGCGGCCATGCACTGGTCGGTCAGCGCCGGGTCGACGTGGGGCTCGGTGCAGCCGCTGCCCGAGAGTCAGGTGGAGCTGTGGCCGGAAGCCCAGCAGCTGCTCTCGTGAGTGACGCGGTCGACCTCGACGCGATCCTCGGCGGGGAACCTGAGCCGCGGCCGTCAGGTGTCCAGTGGTACAGCGACGTGCCGTGGTACGCGGATCTGCTGGCCTGCACGGCCTGCTCGGCGCGGCTGGAGGCCACGCGGGTCGTGCCCGGCGATGGCCCCCTCTTGGCGCGGATCGGCGTGCTGGGGCGGAACCCGGGGCGCGAGGAAGACCAGTACGGAAGCCCCTTCGTTGGCCGGGCGGGCGATGTCTTGAACGACTGGTTGCAGGCTATGGCGATCGACCGGCAGAAAATTCTGGTGATGAATCTCGTGAAGTGCCACACGCACGACGATCGGAAGCCCACCAAAAAGGAAGTGCAGGTGTGCGGGACGAAGTGGCTGCGCGAGGAGCTGAAGACGTTCGAGCACGTGGAGGTGCTCCTGACCTTGGGCGAGGAGGCGTCACGGTTTGTCTTGGGGGTGCATTCGCCGAGCATGGGGAAGATGAGCTTTGCCCCGATGCGCGTGCGTCTCGATGACGCTCCGTCGCGCGTCCTGCAGGTGATCCCGCTGGTGCACCCGTCGTACCTCTTGCACAAGCCGAGTGCCCGGCAGTCGATCCCGGCGCTCCTTGCCCGCGTGGTAGAACATCTACGATCGAATGCGGCCGAGGCGTATGAGAGCTGTCGATTATGACTGACGACGACATTAAGGCGCTGTACCGGACGCTCGACCGGATGGTCGTGCCGATCGCGCACGACCCAACGTACGGCCCGGTCTACCTGCAGGAGAAGCTGATCGAGGCCCGCGGGAAGCAGGCCGAGGTCGCCGAGGTGGTCGTGGCGGTCAATCGGGCCATCAGCGAGGTGCTGCCCTCACGCATCGCGCAGGAGGCCGTGGTCCGGATCTCGCCGTCGTCGTCCAAGGCAGGCGAGCGGGAGAAGCTCGACGTGATCCGGACGGAGCACGAGCGCCTGAAGTTCCTGTTGGAGAGCGCGCATGTCCGGCGCCGGGAGCTGGCACGGGTCTCCTCGGATGTGCGTCTGCTCTTGGAGTGCCTGAAGGTGGGGATGCAGGCCCCCGGGTACCGGCCGCCGCCCGTGACCGAGGCCGAAACGATTCGTGCGACGACCGACCCGGACGTCGATCAGGCGCAGGCGGGTGTGCGCGCCTTCTATGCCCGCGAGCCGGTGGAACGTGAGGCGGCCGACGAGCGTCTCGAAGACATACTGGAGTGAGCCGATGAAGAATCAGAAGGACTACAAGGAAGAGGCCTTTGCCGAGATGGCGACCCTCACGCGGGAATACCTCAAGAAGCACCAGCACCACGTGAGCCGGGACCTGATGAAGGAACTGTACATGGTGGTCATCCGGAGCCTCTTCAAGTCGTTGTTCGAGCTGGGCAAGTACCAGTTCCCGGCGGGCCTCGGCGCGCTCCGGACCAAGCGGCTGTCGGCGACCCGGCGGCGGGACCCGACGACCGGCGCACTCTTCGAGGTCAAGCGGGAGCGGCTGCGGGTGAGCTACGTCATGGGGACGGCTCTCAAGCGGGTGATGGGCTACGCCAACGACTACAATTACAAGCCCAAGACGGACTACGAGGACGGGCTGGCGGGGGTCATTGGGCCGCCGAAAGAATACCCGGGCCGCGGGGTATAACTGCCACGACGGCCAACTTCGGCCCACAAAATTTTCTGGAGAATTCCCCTATGGATACCCCCACAGTGGCGGATCCGCTCGACGCGGCGCTGCCTCAGACCGCTCCGCAACCCCCGGCCACGGCGCAGCAGCCCAACGCGATTGGGCAATCGTTCCGGGATCTGCCGCAGTACGAGACGGTTGAGATCGGCGATGAGGCCGCGGCGGCGCGGACACAAGTCGACTTCTACAAAGGCCGCAAGAACATCACGGACCGGCTGGCGGTCTTGGACCTCAAGCGGATTCAGGCGGCCCGGCGTCACTTCCATGACGCGACCAAGGGCCCGGTGATCTGTCGCTCGTCCTTCCGGCGCACGACCACGCAGGGGCCGGACGGCAAGACGCTCTACAACGAGGTCATGACGAAGAAGGAAGGCTGCTGCGAGATGCTCGGCGAGTCGAGCAAGAAGTTCGCCTCGCCGGTGGTCGTCTACGCGACCGACCCGAAGGGGGCCTTCCGGAAGCCGTTCTCGTTCGAGCTGAAAATCTGGGTCTTCGGCGCGAAGATTTTCCAGACGCTGCAGGAGGTTCACAAGGAGCACGATCTGGCCACCCACGACGTCAAGGTGACCTGCACTGAGGAGCAGTACCAGAACATGACGATCGTCCCGTGTGCGGAGGCCATGGTCGCGCACGCGAAGTTTCAGGCCGAGTACGGGGTCGCGCTCAAGAACTGGCTCGACGCAGTGCACAGCGAACTGCGGCGAGCCATCGGGCGTGACGTGCCTGACGACGAGATCCGCAAGCTGATTGGGGAGGCCCCTACCGGCGCGGCAGTCGCCGCCTCCGGTCCGCTCCCGGGAGCCTCGCTCGACGACTTGCTCGGCTAAGGCGTGCAGCCGGTCTGTGACGAGCACGGCCGTCTGCCGCGCTTTCCGAACTTGCCGTCCGGAAAGCGGCGGGACTGCAACGAGTGCTGGAAGGTGTACGCGCGGCGAGCGGAAGCCGTGCTGAAGTCCCGCAGCGTCGGGCGCGCGAAGGGCGGGGGCCAAAGCTCGAAGCAGAAGGGCCGGGCGGCCGTGCTGGAAGTGGCGGCCCTCATCCGGGACAAGCTGGGGCTGCAGGACGGCGACGTCTGGGTGAAAGCGGGCGCGCAGATGGGCGTCGACCTGCATTTCTCTCCGTTCGCGAGCGCCCAGTTTCCGTTTGCGACCGAAGTCAAGAATCAAGAGCAGCTCAATATCTGGCAGGCGCTCAAGCAGGCGGAAGCTGCCGTGACGAAGGATCAACCGACGGCGGTGCTGTTTTTCAGACGCGCGGGATCGCGGCTATACGCCGTGGTGGACGCCCAGACCTTCATGGGCCTCGTTCGCAGATGCAGGGGGTAGATGCCTGTCAATCGCAAGAACCTCGACGAGGCCGTCAAGCACATCACCCGCCACCACCCAGAGGCGCTGGAGATCGACGAGCACACCGAAGCGGTCTCCTCGGGCTCGTACGCGATCGATGTCATCACGGGGATCGGCGGCTTCCCGCGTAGCCGGATCTGCGAAGTCGCCGGACCGTTCAGCGGCGGTAAGTCGACGCTCGCGTGTACGGCCTGCGCGTCGGCGCAGATCCACGGGCTCTACCCGGTCTACTTGGACGTGGAAAACGCCTTGGACCTTCGGTACGCCGCCAGCCTTGGGTTCGACTACAAGGATCAGGGTAAGGGGCTCTTTGCGGCGCCGCGGACGGCTGAGGATACCCTCCAAATCGTCGACCGGATGGTCAAGGCGGGCGTGGATCTGGTGGTGGTCGATTCGGTGGCCGCGATGGTGCCTGAGAAGGAGCTGGAAGGGCAGGTTGGGGAAGACACCGCGCTGGCCTCGCGCGCGCGGGTCCTCTCGAAGGAGCTGCCGCGTCTCCTCCACGAGATCAAACGGAACAAGGCTGCCGTGGTCTTCATCAATCAGCTGCGCGCGACGGGCTTCGGCGGGTTTGGGAAGGACAGCGAAGAGACGTCCGGCGGCAACGCCCTGAAGTACTACGCCTCGATGCGGATTCGGGTCCGCCAGATCAAGAAGTCCTCGAAGACGCGCAAGACCGTCGACTTTCTCGGCAAGGAGCGCGAAGTCCCGGTGGCCAGCATTCACGAAGCCGAGATCGCCAAGTCCAAGGTGATGCCTGCCTTCCGTAAGGTGGAGTTCACGATCCGCTTCGATGAAGAGCGGCAGGTGTACGGGATCGACAACATCCAGACGCTGCTCGATGCGGCCAAGGCGGCCGGGGTCATTGAGCAGAAGGCCGCGTGGTTCGTCTTCGACGACGGGGGCGGGCAGAGCGGGAAGTGGCAGGGCGACTCGGCGCTCTACGACCATGCGCTAAACACGCCGCCCTTCATGCAGGCGATCAAGCAGAAGCTCATCGACGCGGGGATCCTCAAATGGCTCAGTGGCGCGTAACGATCTACGGCGCACGAGTCGAGGTGTCGCCGTTGGGGGTTCGGTGGCAGCACGTGGTCTCCTTCGTCTATCAGAAGGAATTTGCCCTCGATGACTCCGTCTCGCAGGTGCGTGAGCTGGGCTTGGCAGCCGCAGACCACCATGAGATCAAGTACTCACATGTCGAGAAGGTCGAGCTGATCTACACGGACCCGCGTGGCGTGGCCACATGAAAATCTCCGTTAAAAATTTCCAGTCGCTCGAATCAGCCGAGGTGGAAGCTGAGGGGCTGACGGTGATCGTCGGCCGCTCGAACCTCGGCAAGAGCGCGCTGATCCGGGCGGTGACCGGGGCCCTCTTCAATCGGCCGGGCGCAGGCTTCGTCCGCAAGGGCGAGTCAAAGACGCGCGTCGAGCTGACGGACGTTCCGGCCAAGGACGGGCCGCCGCTTCATGTGGTCTGGGAGAAGGGCAAGAGCGTGAACGAGTTCTCGGTGAACGGTGAGCCCTTCACCAACGTGAACCGCTACGCGCCACAGCCACTGGTCGACGCGGGCTACCGGGATCTGAAGCTCGATGACAAGGAGTCGATCCGCCCGCAGGTCGGGGGCCAGCTGGATCCGATCTTCATGCTGCAGCTGCCGGGGAGCACGGTCAGCGAGATCCTCACGCGGGCGTCCCGGCTGGACATTCTGCTTCGGGCGAGCGCGGCGTGCGCCAAGGATCTTAGGTCGGCGCGCCAGCTGCTGGGGCTGAGGCGGGCAGACCTGACCAAGGCACAGGCGATTGTGGAGACGATCGAGCCGCCGGTCGCGAAGCTCGTGGAGGCGGTCGAGCGGTTGAAGCTGGAGAGTGTGCGGGTTGATGCCCTGCGTGACCGGGTCTCCCGCCTGACTGCGGCGCTGGCACGGCGCCGGATGCTGCAGGCCGCGGTGGCTGCCGACCTCCCCACAGCCGTCGACCTTGGGCCGATTGAAGCGCAGGCGAACATCGGCCAGCGTCTGGCCAACCTGATCCCCAAGCGTGCAGCTCTCCAGAAGGGGGTCATGGTCGAGCTGCCTCCGGCCCGGGAGCCGTCGGGCATCGAAGTCCTGCAAGAGCGTCACTGGCGCGTGGCCGATCTGGCGGCGCGCCTCCGCAAGCTCTGGGTGGTCAAAGGCCTTCACCCGCCTCCGGAAAGTCCACAGCTCGGGTACTCGAAAGCGATGGACACGGCGACGGCCTTGCGCGCGCTGGTGAACCAGCTCGCGAACGCGCTGGCCTCGCTGCGCATGGCAGAGGCGGCCTTCGGGGCGTCGAGTCAGGACGTTGAGCAGGCGGAGGGAGCGGTGGCGACTGCCCTGCATGACCTGAAAATCTGCCCGGTCTGTGGCCAGCGGGTCCCGTTGGGGCAGGGCCAGATCGACGAAGACTTGGAGGCGCTCCTCGGATGAAGTGTCTCCACACGAACGACTGGCATCTTTGGCATCTGACCCCGTCGAGCCGACTCGACAGCTGGCCGGACACGATGTTCCGCAAGCTCGATCAGGTCGCCGAGATTGCGCAGCTGGAGAAGGTCAACGTCATCGCGGTGGCCGGGGATCTGTTCAATTCGGTGAACACGTCCTACGCGATCGTCGCGCGACTGGCCGCGTGGCTGAAGACGGTGGGCGTCCCGGTGCTGGCAATTCCCGGCAATCACGACGAGCGCTACAACCGGCTCGACTCGCTCAGCACGACGCCCCTCGGGGTGCTCTTCGAGACGGGCGCGCTGATCGACGTGTCCTACCAGCCCTACCACGTGCCGACGGACGTCAGGCTAGAGGGCATTGCGCTTATGCCGGTCCAGATCGTAGGGATCCCATGGCCGGACGCGAAGGACCCGGCCAAGTGGGCGGCGGTGGCCAAGACGGTCAGCACGTTCCAGCCTGCCATCGTGCTCGCGCACGCGTTTGCGTCGAAGACCGGCGGGCAGTTCTTTGGGCAGACTGTGCTCTCTTATGAAGCGCTGGCGGCCTATCCGTTTCAGGTCTACCACTTCGGCCACGATCATTCGGCCGTCGCCACGCAGCGCGTGGGGTCCAAGCTCTTCCTGAACTTCGGCGCGCTTGGGCGTGGGTCGTTGGCGGGGGAGGAGCTGCAGCGAACGATCTATGCGGGTATCACAGAGTATATGGGCCCGCAGGGCGAGGACGGGTTGACGTTTGAGTTCAAGGGACACCTTGTCAAGCTCAAGGTCGAACCGGCCGAGAAAATTTTTGATCTAAAACGCTACGCGTACGAGAAGACTGTAGCCGCGCAGTTCGAGGCCGGGCTGGGGCAGCAGATCGCCGACGACTTTCTGTCGCTGGTGTCGACGCAGTCCCTCTCGGAGCGGGTCGCGGCGCTCGACGTGGAAGACGATGTGCGCGCGCGGGTCCAGCAGTACCTGACGGCGGCGGAGGAGGCGGTGGCGTGAAAACACGGAGCAGCCACGACGACGCGCGCGCCTTCTACCGGTCGCCGATCTGGCCTGATGATCGGCTCGTGCAGCTGCGGGAGGCGTTCAAGCTGGACCGCGACGCGGACCCGCGCGCGGAGAACGTGGAGTTCTGCGAGACCCGGATCCAGATCATCACCGAGGAGCTGAAGCGTCGAGGAGTGGAATGAGACGCGTCGGCTGGTCGGAGTTCGCGTCGTTCCGGCGCTGCCCGCAGCAGCAGGCGTGGCGGCGGGAGGGGCGGACCGAGCAGATCCCGCAGGTGCAGTCCGAGGGCCGCGAGCGTGGGCGGCTTCTGCACAAGATCATGGAGCGGTTCTACACTGAGCGGCTGTGGGAAACACCGAACCCGACCGCCAAAATGTACGCAGCGCTCCAGCGAGCCGCGCTGGAGACGCCCAACGACCTCATGAGTCAGGTGGTTGTCGTCACCGATCTCATTCCTGAAATTGTCGAGACGGCGCGCCGGGAGCAGCTGGTCGGCCCGGCACTCGTCGAGTATCAAGTCAGCCGGGTCTTCCATGACGTGTCGATCGAGGGACGGCTGGACTGGCTCGTCAAGGGGCTCGACAACCGGTACCGACTCCTCGATGGTAAGTCCGGCAAGGGCGACCGGGAGCAGCTCTGGTTCTACGCCTCGGCGCTGGAGCGAACGCCGTATCAGCCTTCGTACTTGGGCCAGTGGCGCTTCCGCAAGGGCACGGTCACGTGGATCCGGTTCACGCCCGCCCAGCGCGTGGCGTTCGATCGCTCACTCGATCGCACGATGCTCGACTTCAAGGCGGGCCTGACGTCTCCGAAGGTCGGGAGCCATTGCCGGTACTGCCCGTTCACGCTGCAGTGCGAGGCCTACCGGGTCTCGATCCGGAACAAGCAGGCCATGTTGCCGGAGGTCCCGGCGGGCGGCGGGCCTGTGTCGCTGTGAGGTTGGGGTATCACTGAGACGCCATGGATCAGACCTACAAAAAAGTTGTCGAGCTGCGGGAGCTGGAGAGTCAGGCGCGGACGCTGCGCGCGAAGGCCGAGGCCAATCTGGCGCTGGCCAAGACCCGGCTGGAGCAGACCGAGCAGGAGATCCGCGCGCTGGGGGTTGAGCCGGACAAGGCCGACGTCGAGCTGAAGGCGCTTGAAGCCCAGCTGGACAAGGCGGTCGCCGAGCTGCACGCCGCGATCAAGAAAGAAATTGCGGGCTGCAGCGACGTCATTCGGATCACGAACGAGGCGCTGGCGTGATTGCCGCGCCGGACATTGAGGCGCTGAAGCGGATCTTCGAGACCGCGAAGACGTGCGTCGTCAATCATCCGCGCGCGGTGGTGGGCGTCGACCTGAAGGTCCTCGTCGAGCTGTGCGATCTGGCGCTGAAGCAGCTAGCCGAGAAAAAGCCATGAAGAAAAGTGCCGCCAGCGATCCGCGGCCGGTCGAGGACCGACACATCAAAGTTGGGGACGTCGTGTCACGCGGGTGGCCATGGCTGCCGTTTGAGAGCCGCGGCATTGTGTTGGAGGTCCGAAGTACGCGCTACCGCGTGCTCTGGTGTAACGGCCGGATTGACCTCTCGGAAAATATCTATCCGCGGCCGAGTACGGACCCTCTTTTCAAAACTGCGCTCGTGACGCTTGCAAGGTTCATCCCTGATGCAAACCCTACCCGAACTCGTCCAGCAAACCGAACGGCTCGTCGGCCTCGTCGGCGGACAGCAGCAGCGCGTCGCGTCCCTCACCGCCGAAGTTGACCGCGGCGAGCAGGAGTCGACGCTCCTGACCGTCACGCAGGCCACGCTCGACAAGCTGCTCCAGACCATGAGCGCCGAGTCGGTCGGCAAGGTCGAGCGGCTGGTCACCTACGGACTGAAGACCGTCTTCCCCGATCAGGACCTCACGTTCCGGTTCGACATCCAGACGAAGTTCCGCCAGCCGTGGCTGGAGCCGCATCTGGTGCACCATCGCCCCGGGCATGAAGACGTGGACGAGCCGATCGTCGATGCCTTCGGCGGTGGCCCGGCGTCTGTGGTGGCCTTCATTCTCCGGGTGGTCGTGGTCAGCCGGATGGGGCTGGCCCCGCTCATCCTGCTCGACGAGCCGTTCTCGATGGTCTCGATGGACGGCAGCTACCTCTCCCGTGTCGGGGCGCTCCTCAAGGATCTGAGCCGGTCGCTCAAGCTCCAGATCCTGATGGTCACCCAGCTCCCTGAATTTTTGGCCCACGCTGACCGGGCCTACCAAGCCGAGGAGTCCCTGCATGGCGGAACCGTCTTCAAGTCCGTGGACCCGCGAGCTAGTCAAACGGTCCTCTGACGCCCTGCAGTCGGCGCCCGACGCGAGCGCCGCGCGCGCCTATCTCGAAGGGCGCGGGGTCCCGCTGGAGGTGGCTGCCGCCCATGACGTGGGGGTCCTGTCTCCGATCACGGTGGGCACGAAGGCCTTTCTGGGGTGGGCCACCAAGCACTGGCCGGTCTGGGGCGGGCTCGTCTTCCCCTTGAAGGATCCGATGGGCAGTGTGACGGGGTTTCAGGTCAGGCTCCTTCCGGACCAGCTCGAAGCAGGCCAGAACGCCTATTCGGATTTCCAAGTCAGCCGCGCCCACCCGCGGGCCTTCGGCATGCACGAAGCCCTCCCGGCTGTCTGGCTGAGCCAGCGCGTCGTCTTGGTGGAGGGCGTCTTCGACTACTTCGGGGTGCGCGCGGCGGGCGCGCCGGACGTGATCGCCAACCTGACCGCCAATGTGGCGGGACCCATGCGGCGCTTCCTTGGTCGGTACGCCAAGCTGGTGGTGGCGCTCCTCGACACGGACCTCCCCGGTCGGGCCGCGGCCTTCAAGCTCCAGCAGATGGGAACCTTCGAGGGGTTCGTGGTATCCGCCCCGGTGTATCCCGCCAAAGATGCAGGCGCCCTGCTGCAAATCGGGCAGACGAACGTCCTGACTGACCTTCTGAGTAGGCATGTTGTGCAGGGGACCCACTAGCGGTTGTGGTAAAGTCCTCGCCTCAGAGTGGCAAAGCGTGCGGCCAGCGAGTGGGTGATTGCAATGCTGGCGGACACGGTGTCCGACGTCCCCACGGCTGACATCCAGAGAGACTTCGCCCGGTACCTGCCGGGCGTTCGCGTCTTCTTTCCTGCGGAAACTTGCACCGGTACCATCGCATGGGCCCACGCCTACGGGGGCTACGCCTTCCTTGAGGTGAGCCCGGACGCGCACGTGCAGCGCGTCGAGCGGTCGCGTTTTGTGGACAAACTTGTACGAACCTCGGACGGGCAGGCCTTCGAACGGCTGTCGCCGACCCAGATGAAGGACGTCCGGCGGTCGGTGCGTCCGCGGCTCCTCCGGCGGGGCTCGAAAGTGCGCCTCCTCTTGGGGGCATGGACGGGCATGACCGGGAAGGTGCAGCGGGTCGACAAACGGCAAAATCGTGCCGATGTCCAAATTCGGTTACACTCTAGGCACATCTCGGTACGAGCGGCGTTGTACGAGCTGGAGCGGGTGTGAGTCGACCGGTCCGGAAGTACCAAACGATCTTCACGGAGGGGACGGGACAGCAGCTGATGTTCGAGACGATAGGGGAAACGCCCTGCGCGGCCAAGAACCTTGGCTTCTATCTTCTTGAGCGTCACCTCAAGCAGCATCCCGAGCTACCCGAAAACGGGTGGTGGCTCCTCCAGCATCTCCCGATTCAGTGAGCCGATGCGCGAGCTGAGCCTCACCGACATCGATCCCGAGACCTTCCACCTGCGGTCATGGATCGAGTTTGTGCGGCCTGCCGACGAGCACAACCCGGAGCGCCTCCTCCAAGTCCGCCGCCTGCTCAAGACCATCCCGCCAGTCGAGCGTGACGTCATCGAGCTGCATTTCTTCGCCGGAAAAAATCAGGACCAAATTGGGGAGGCCCTGCACCTCACCCAGCAAGCCGTCAGCCATCGCATGCAGCGCGCCTGCGAGCGGCTAGCGTTTCTCCTTGACCATCCGAGACTCATGATCTGGGAGGTCCGGCGAGATCTGGGCCGGGTCTGGCCGGATGCGCCCGAGCACATGCCCCAGATTCTGGCGGAGTTCTCGCAGACGTCCTCGCAGGCCGAGACGGCCAAGCGGGTCGGGCTGCCGTCGCCACGGGTCCGGCAGCATCTGGCGCAGGCCGCCACGTACTTTGCCGCCAGTGAGAGCCGGATCGCCAAGCGCTACGCCGAGATGCTGGCGCGGCTGTTGACCCACCGATCCATTTTGTGCGAAGTTCCGGTACCCAAACATGAGCGAGTCCATTGCGACCGTCGTCGAGCGGGATCTCCCGCACGCGAACGAGTCGGCGCTTACGCCACCCTCTGACGAGGAGGGGTCGCGCAAGCTGCAGGAGGCCGAAGCCGAGATGGACAAGGCGCTCGGTCTCTTGACGACCGGCGCGCCTGCCAAGATCCCGTGGCTGACCTTCAACGTGCAGCGGTGGCGGGTGGCCGTGATGGTGCTCAGAGAGCGGGCCGAAGGCAAGGTCGACCCGAAAATCTACAACGAGATGTCGCTCCTCTCGCGCATGGCCAAGAACGTCGACTTCGACGAGGACGTGGATCAGGCTGAGGCCGAGCGCGCGCGGACGGCGGCCGAGAAGCTGCAGGAAGCCGGGGTCTCCGTGCAGGGTGCCCGGGCTGTGATCGAGATGTTCACCCGCACGCAGGCCGATGCCAAGATCCCTCAATCCGACCCCGACTCTCCCGCCGGACGCGACTGAAGAGGAGCGCTTCGACGCCTTCGACGAGATCCGGCGGCTGACGCCCTCGGATCGCACCGCGATCTACCGGCTGCTCAAGCGCGCGCAGGCCGGGGACCTCTCCGGCCTCGAAGCCGTCTACGAACTCATCTACGACGAGATCCCGGTCGACGTCGAGGAGTTCATGCTCGGCGCCAAGTACCTGAACCTCAAAGGGCTGGTCAATCAGGACAAGGTCGACCTGATGATCTACTTCGACCTGCCGCAGGTCCGGGAGGTCGACATCTTGGCGGGCTCGGGCTCTGGCAAGGGCTTCATCGCGGGCTGCGCCATGGCCCGGACGATCTACAAGCTCGTCTGCCTCAGGCGGGCGGACCTCTTCTACATGCTGGGCCCGAATTCGCGCATTGCGGTCTTGAACGCTTCGTCCTCGAAGGATCAGGCCTCGGACGTCGTCTTCACCGAGTTCAAGGCGCGCGTCGAGCACTCGCCATGGTTTGTCGGCCGGGGATTCAAGGCGGGGGCGCGCAAGGCCCGCTTCCCCAAGCGGATCTATGGGCTCTCGGTGTCGAGTATCTCGACGGCCGTCTTTGGGTATCACACGATGATGGGGGTCATGGACGAGGCCGCCTTCATGCTGGCGGGCGAGACGGACTTGGCGCCGGGGATCCACACGGGCTTGATGAAGTCCCTGACGACGCGGTTTCCGGGGGCCTACAAGCTCCTCGTGACCTCGACCATCCGGGACACGACTGACTTCGTCTGCCAGCGGGTGGACGACGTGAAGCGGCGTGGGGTGCGAATTCGGCATCGGCCGCTCGACCCCCCACCTCCGGGGGAGACGTACTGAGCTTGTCGAGAGGGATGAGTATGTGGGAACTATGGCCCGCCAGCGAGGGACGTCCGTTCAGCGAAGCCAACCCCTGCCATAATCCGTCCGGGCCGGGCGGCGGGCAGTTCTGCGCGTCGACCGGGATGAGCGCGGTGGACCGGGCGCGCGCGGCGCGCCAGCAGCGCGGCGCTGCCCATCAGCAGCGGAGGGCTGAGAAGATGGCGCGGCAGGCCGCGCGCAAGCAGCAAAATCAGCAGGAAATCTACGCGGACCTGAAGGCCCAGCTGGCCGCGCTTCAGCGGCATGGAATTAGGGCCCTCAAAGGGATGTCTCCAGAAGCGCTGGACGCGATGGCTCGCGGCACGCCTGAGAAGCCGATGAGCAAGGACCTGCTCGACAAGTACCGCCAACAGGCGCGCGCGGAACACCGGAATCGGCGCTGGAGCGGGAAGACGAAAGCCAGCTATCGGCGGGGGATCCATCGGTCGCGTCTGGAGCGAGACCGGGAAGAATACGAACTTGAGCGTGCCCCGTGGCCCTCGGACTAGGGGTAATACACCAAACATGAGCCGCATCCACGTCGCAGCACTCAAAGGCTCGAACACGGCCGCCTCGAACTCGTGGCTGCAGAAGCAGGCCGATGACCGCCCCTGCCGGGAGAAGCGGCCCTCGGGCTCGGCCGCCTTGGCGATGGCTCGCTGTGCCATGGACCGGGAGGCCCAGAAGAGGACGGCCCTCCTCGAACGGCGCGAGCCGGGCCCCATTGATTCGGCCGTCCGGGACATCGTCGATCTGGTCAAGAGTGGCCGCATGAACGTGGACGACCTCGTGGCCACCCAGCGCCGGGAGCTGGACCGGCTGCAGGCGCTCCGGGTCATGCATGGCCGGAACGAGGAGTCGGTGCGGCTGGCGGCGCTCACGCAGGTCCGGCAGCAGGCGATCGACGTCGTGAAGAAGGATCCGTTCATGTCCGTCGTCGCCCCGGGCGCCGCGAAGGTAGCCGAGGCCAACGATTGCCACAAGCCGGGTGGGTCGCCGGATGGTGGGCAGTTCTGCTCGACGGGTGGGGGCGACCAGCCCGGGAGGGAACATTTCGACAGCTACCATGACGCGGCATCCGCGGCGCGTGCACGTGCCAATCAGACGGGCCACGACGTCGCGATTCGGAAGGCCAGCAAGTACGACCGGCCCGGGTTCATCGTCAGGTTCGCGTCGATCAACGATAGCGACTATGCGAGGGCGGAGATCGTGAAGCCTGACCAGCCGAAGGCTCGCTTGTCCCGGGCGTTGATGAACCCAGACCCCGGAGCGCGTACTGACCTGCCGCGCGAGAACTTCAGGCGCCGACGGAAGCAGCCACGTGAGGAGCCGGAGCGGACGGACCTGCCGCGTGAGCGCTTTGGTCGGTTTGACGGATTGCCCAGCCTAGACAATGGCGGCCTGATGCTGCAGTGGGCACCCGTGCCCAGACGGCCGTGGGAGGTCAGAGACGCGGATGGTGTGCTGAAGAAGTTCGATACGCCTGAGCAGGCCAAGCGGTGGGCTGCGGTGCCATCGAAGGTGCGGAAAGAGCAGCGCCGTCGAGCGGAGTTCCGAAAAAATCCGGCCGTGTTCCGCTGGAACCCCTGACGAGATGCACCTCGTTCCCCTCAGCGAATTCAACCCCTGTCACGATCCACGTGATGGGAAGTTTGCCGACAAAGGCGTCGGCGACTGCGAGCCGGGCCACGCGACCGACCTCGAAGCGCAGGTCCGCAAGAGCGCCGACACGCCGGAAGAGACCAAGTACGCCAAGGAGATCGCGCAGGCCGAGCTGGCCAACCGGAAGATGCTCGCCGAGTGGGGCCCTCGCGGGACCAAGTCGAAGTACTTCGACGAGAAGACCGGTGAGTACACGACCGAGCGCCAGAAGCTCCACGACGAGATCATTCAGAAGGTGCTGACCCACGAGGTCACCAAGGCAGGCTGGAAGCCGCGCACCAACCCCCTCGAACCCCAGCAGCATCCGGTGGCCGTGATGATGTCCGGGATGACGGCCTCGGGGAAGACGACGGCCGCGGCGGGCCTCGACTACTCGAACAAGCTGGCCATCAATTCCGACGACATCAAGACGCTTTTCCCCGAGTGGACGGGCAGCAACGCCAGCGTCCTCCACGACGAGTCGAACGACATCGTCGATCGGCTGATCGAGATCGGCCGGGCGAACAAGTACAACATGGTGCTCGATTCGACCATGAAGGATCTGGGCGGCGTCGACTATGAGACCGCGCGCTACGGCGGCGGCGCCATGGGCCGGATCAAGTCGCTCAAGCAGGCAGGCTACCGGGTGGAGGCGCGCTTCACCGACGTCGACATCAACACGTCCGTCTCCCGGTCGCTCCAGCGCTACATGAAGCAGCGGGCCGAGACCGGCAAGGGCCGGTACGTGCCGATCGGCTACATCAAATCCAACTACGACAAGCAGTACGGGACGCGCCCGCGGCGGACGTTCGAGAAGGTCAAGCACCTGTTCGACGCGTACGTCGTCGTCGACAACCGCGGCGCCAAGGCGACCGTGCTCAACCGGCACGGGAAGCTGACCGAGGTCGCGCCGCCGCACGTCTGGGGGTTCACGGCGCTCGACGAGGTGTACTGGCGGGCGGACGAGCCCGGGTCGTATCGAGAAGTCGTGGCGGCCCAGCGCTACGCCGAAAATTTCCAGCGGCGTTTTCAGCGCCGGGGCAGTATGCTCTCCAGCGGAGGAATCTGATGCCCGATCCTGCGAAGGAACCGACCGACGAGAAAGAACAGTCGTACGAAGCCCAGAACCCGGAGACGGGTGAGACCAAGACGGTGACGCTGCGCGAGTGGCGCGATCAGAAGCTGGGTCAGCAGGGCTGGGTCAAGGTCTCGCCGGACTTCCCGCCCGACAACTAGCTGTCAGTCTCATCGAGCACGCGCCCGCACGACCGGCACTTGTGCTCGCCATCATAGTCGGGGTGCTCGGCGTCGTAGGCGAAGCAATTGCCGCGGCCATCCGGGCCATCCCCGACGTTGCCGTACCGCTTCTCCGCGGTCTTTTCGGACGGGGTGTGGCGCTTGCAGAAGTCGAGCGGGTCATTGGCTGACGTGTAGATTCTCATGTGCGCTCCTTCTCGTCGACCTCGAAGATCGTGATTTGCAGCCCGCGGGGCTCTGCGTATCGCGAGGCGGCCTCGAACGTCGAGAACACCGCGACCGCGTTGAGATCGTTGCTGACGACGTAGACGGTCATGTGCGCTCCTTCTTGAAAGTTGAAAGCGGCGCCGGGGTGAAGTAGAGGTCGCGCTCGATCTTCAGGCCGATCGGGCCTCTCACCGACTTCAGCTCGTTCAGGCTGAAGTAGCCCAGCTCGTTCTCAAGGCCCTCGACGTAGCCGAAGAAGAGCACGTCGGCCGCGTCGAGGTTCGCGACCTCGCTCAGCGGGACCGTGTTCTCGTTCTCGCCGACGCGGGCGCCACCCTCGGTGACGTACCACGTCCAGTTCGACCATGGGGTGAAGTACTTGGCGACCACCATGGGGTCCGTGACGTTCTCGTTGGTGTAGAGCGGGGGAATCGTGCTTGCCAGTTCCTTCGTCAGCATCTTCATCAGGAACCCTCCACCTATTTAGACGTATTATACGGCAAAAAGGTTCCCTAGATACGGCAGGGGCCGCCGGGCGTTCTCGGCGGCCTGTCTCAAGGAAGGCCAGTTGGCGGGGATTCAGGGGGAGAGTCCACCGGGAGCCCCCGCAGGCGACCCCCGGGCCTTACCGAACCTCAACTCATCGTCTCACCTCCCTTCCACTTATTTAGACGTATTCTACGCCAAAAGGTTCCCTTACACTTTTGTAATCAGTGGAACCTTTTAGCCCTATTACACGTCTAAATAGATGTGGGGAGGTTATGGCGACGACTCTGAGATACGAATCCAAGACCTGCGGCCGGTGCGGCGGCTCTGGCCATTACTCCTACTGCCAATCGTATGGCACCACATGCTTCAGCTGCAGGGGCCGGAAGACGGTCCTGAGCAAGGCAGGGGCGGCGGCCTCGGCGGCCGTCGATGCCTTCATCAAGGCCAACTTCTCGGTGATGGTCCGGAACCTGACCCCCGGCACGCTGGTCAGGGTCGAAGGCGTCACGAGGTCGGTGGTCACGGCGGAGTTTACCGGCAGCTACGGGGCCTCGAATGGGGTGCCCTACGAAAGCTGGATGGTGACGTTCAACAAGCCCATCAAGAGCGCCTTCGGCGCCTATGCCAGCATGGGCCTCTCCGGGGACGAGACGATGGTCAAGGCGGTCGCTGGGGCCGACTGGGCTGCGGTGGTCGAATTCGCGAAGACCCTCAAGAAGGGAGTGACCCTTGTCGACAAACCCTGAGAAGCGCTTCAACAAGGCCCAAGGCCCTCGGTGCGCGAAGGCGCCCGTCCTTCGATCGGACTACGTGCGGCATGACGGCGTGTTCGTCGAAGGGAAGATCGTCCCGCGCTGCGTCGGCCGCCGGACCGAACGCTCATACCTGCAGCTGCGAGCGGGCGCCGGAACGACCTGCAAGCGCTGCTTGGCCCTCCCGGGCCGGTTCAGATAGCCCCTTCGGTTTGTAGACCCTACAAAGTTGTAGGGTCTGATTGGAAGTCTACCGAACCCATGACGGCACTCGGATCGCGGTCATCGCCGCCAGCTGGGAGCTGAACCCCAAGGTCACCTTCGAGAGTCTAGCGGAGCAGTTCCGCCAGAACGAGGTCTTGGCGTGGCAGAACTATGGGTCGGTCCTGCTCAAGACGCAGGGCGCCATGAAGGCGCTGCGCGACCCGGGCATCCTCGAACGGTTCGCCAACAAGGCCCGGCAGAGCCCGTGGGACCCCTACGAGGAAACCTTCACCCCGATCTTCCGGGGCGTGCCCGGCCGCCGCTACTTCGTCCACGTGGACCAGTCGAAAAACAACGACCGGACCGGGGTGGCCATGACTCACCGGGAGCCCGGGACCACCCGCTGGGTCGTCGATTTCATGGTCGAGATCACGCCCGCGCCCGGCAAGCAGATCGATTACGCGGGGCTCCGCCAGCGCTTCGTCTACAACCTCCATAAGGTTCGCGACTTCAACATCGTCCGCGTGAGCTACGACGGTTGGCAGTCCGAAGAAGCGCGCCAGCAGCTGGAGAAGGACGGCTATGAGGTCGAGCTGATCTCGGTCGACCGGAACCGCCTGCCCTACGACACCCTCATCGGACTCCTGAACGAGGAGAAGCTCGACTACTACGAGTTCGAGCCCTTCTTCGAGCAGATGCGCGAGCTGGAGGTGGTCCGGGGCCTCAAGTACGACCATCCGAAGCGCTTCCGAAATGGCCAGCCCGGCCGGAAGGACGTGGCCGACGCGGTGGCGGGCTCGCTGGCCAATGGCCTCCTGTGGGAGCGCGACAACCCTGAAGAGCTGGGCATGCTCTACGTGCACGCCAATCCCGCGTTCATGCGCAAGGACCCGTACGGCGAGCGGCGTCTGCGCTAGGAGACCTGTGCCTGAATCATCCATTCGGAACCCGAACGCCTCGGCCCTCGGCATCGTGCGCGAGGTCGACGACGACGCCAAGCCCAAGAAGACCGATCCGCAGCTCCGGGTCAACCGGCTCTCGGCCCTCCCGGCCTTTGATGCCGTCATGGAAGGGCTGCTGCAGAACGTCCAGACGAAGGTCGTGGGGATCAATGCCAAGGTCCTCGAAGGCACGGGCAAAAACCGGCGGCTGGTGCATTACAAGAATTTCCGGGAGTTCGCGCGGAGTAAGCCGGTGCGCGACCGGATCCTCAAGCACTACTCGATGCAGAAGCTCCGGGACCTGAACGCGAGCCTGCGGGAGGAAGCCAAGACCGATCCGCGGCTCAAGGAGTCGGGCGCCTCGGACGACTTCTACACGGGGCTGTACCCGGATGAGGCCGCAGGCAACCGGCGGTCGGTGTTCCCGATCCATGACTCGGTCCTGCCTGCGCTCAACAGCCCCTACGCCAAGCAGCAGACGCTGCACGATTACCTGACGGCGCACGTCAAATGCTGGGACGCGGCGACGCGCAACCCGCTCGGCAAGCGGATCGTCAACATCGTTCCGCAGTTCGTGCTCTCGCGGGGGCTGACCTGTGACGTGCCGGACCCGGCTCATCAGAAGGCATGGGACGAGTTCTGGCTGCGCCACGACATGACGCTCCGGATCAAGACGTGGCTTCGCGAGCTGATGACCTACGGAGAGCAGTTCAACCGGCATTTTGTGGTGAAGGGGAAGCTGACCCAGCGGCAGATTGACCCGTGCACCATCTGGGACGTCGTCACGAACCTCGAAGACTTGGAGGACGTGAAGTATTACTACCAGCAGTACGTCGCGTCGTCGCCCATCATCGTGCCCGGCGAGCAGGTGCCCGCTTCGATTCTGGTCATCCGCCATATCCCGGCCGAGGAGGTCGACCACTTCACCCTGAACAAGTCGTCGAGCGAGAAGCGCGGCCGGTCGGAGCTGTACGCGATTCTCGGGTGGCTCTTGCGCTTCCGGGAGTTCATGGACGACCGCATCATGCAGAACAAGATGCGGTCGATGTTCGCGCTCGACGTCTCGGTCAAAGGGGGCAAGTCCGAGGTCGATCGGGCCAACGAGCAGTTTGCAACGCCGCCGGGTCCGGGGGCCGTGGCCGTCCACAATGACGCCATCGCGATCGAGTACAAGAACGCGTCGACTGATGCGTCGGACGCCAAGACCGACGCCGATATGCTCCTGAAGGTCATCGCGATCGGCGCAGGAATTTCCGAGCAGTTTTTGGGGGTGAGTTCGGCCTCGACGCGCGCCAGCGCGTTGCTCCAGACCGAGCCGGACGTCAAGAACTTCGAGACCTACCAGCAGGTCATCGAGATGATGCTCCACAAGACCTACCGGCGGCTGGTGGACACTGAGAAGCTGCCGGTGACCAAGGCGATCTTCGAAGTGAGCTTCCCGGGGCTGGCGGCCGAGGATCGGACGGCCAAGCTCAAGGATCTGGCGATGATGGAGGCGCAGGACTGGATCACCAAGGAACGGTCGGCCACCATGGCCTCACGTGAGGTCGGGATCACGGGGTATGACTACGGGCAGGAGCAGGAGGCGATCCGTCAGGAGCGCGGGAAGGATCCGCTCGTGATGCAGGGCTTCCAGTCGGTGCCGAAGGAGGCGCCCGAGCCCATCGCGGGCCCCGGCGGCGCGACGAACAGCGATGCCCGGAAGGTCACCAAGACGAGCGCCGAGATGGGCTACAGCGCCAAGGCGGTGAGCGGGCGCGGGCTGGCCAACACGCGCGCCACCCTGAACCGTGGGGGCTTCACCCGTGGGGGCGAGCGCGCGAGCATCACGGGCCAGAAGTCGGCGGGGGCGCCGCTCAAGGCGTCGGCAGCCGTCTGGGGTGTCGAAGCACGGGCGCGGTCGCTCGAAACACGGCGCCGGAAGAAGCTGGCGCGCCTCATGACCGAGCAGGCCCAGACCGCCGATGGTCGCGACATCACACGGCTGGGCGTGGAGATCGCGCGCGTGCAGGCCCTTCTCGAATCCAGTGGCCCAAGACCTACCGAGTAGCGCGCGGACGATCCTGCTCCAGCGCCGCCGGGAATTTCAGGCGCGCGAGTTCAGTTTCAAGGCGAAGCTCGACGACGAGTTCGAGCGGCCCTTCGAGATGTTCCAGAAGGAACTGGACCGCTACTTCGCCCAGTTTTTCATCCTGCCTTTCCCGGACTTGTCGCCCGAAGAGACCCCGGCATGGAACACCGTGCAGGCCGCCAGCCTTGGCACGGTGGACGCGCTCACCCAGCAGTTCCAAGACGAGATCATGGATGCCGCCGATGACGCGCTGGAGGAGTTCGACGACACATTAGCGGGAGCCTATGCGGCAGGCTACGAGCAGGGGCTGTGGGCGCTCTTCCTCGGGGGCGTGGATGGGGCCCTCGATGAGGAGCCGATCGACGAGGAAGACGCGCTGGAAGCCCTCTTGGCCGCTCAGATCAACGGGCTCGACTATCGGGATCGGGTGGGGGCATGGGCCGGGGTGGCCACGCAGAAGGTCAATGGGGCGCTCCGCTACGCGGTGGCCACCGAGCAGCCTTTTCCAGAGACGCTGTCACGGCTGGGCGGGATCGCGGCAACGGTCAAGGCAGGCCTTGCGGGGCTGGGCTCGAATGAGCTGTTCTGGGCGCTCGCGCTCGGCGCGGCGGCGGCCTACAACCGGTTCGACGAGGCTGAGGTCTGGGTGACCATGGATGACGAGAAGGTCTGCCCGATCTGCTGGCCGAAACACCTGACCGTCACCACGGACCAGCCGATTCGCGATAGTCATCCGAACTGCCGGTGTGAGAAACTTCCGCAGTCGATGGTGCAGGGGCGGGCGCGCACGTACGTGCCGTATTCGGTCTTTCAGGCGAGGCGTACCGGATGAAAGTGCAGTGGTTCTACAGCGACACCATGGGAGTCGGGATGTACCGCTCGTACTTCCCGGCGATGTACGTGCAGCAGTCGAAGGCGGCCGACATCGACATGGTCAACCAGCGCGAGGTGGTCGCGCACTACATGCGCGCGCTGACGGCGGCCGGAGAGGGGCACCCGACCGACCGAATCGGTGGGCTTTCGCCTGAGGGCTACGAGTACGATCTCATGGTCTTCCAGCGCAGTATTGGCGGGCCGTTTCCAGCCGTCATGCGGGAGTGCCAGCGCCGGGGGATCCCGACGACGGTGGATCTCGACGATGACCTGTGGGCGATTCCGCGGACCAACCCGGCCAAGGGCTTCTGGGAGCGGCGGGACATCCGGCGCGACTTGGAGGCCCAGCTTGATCTGGCTGATCGGGTGACCACCTCCACGGTACCGTTGGCGCAGGCGGTGGCTACGCATCTGGGCTGGAAGCGCTGGCAGGACCGGATCTCTATCTGCCCCAACCACCTACGGACCGACTACTGGGGCGACGCCGCGCTCTGCCCGGTGACGCCGTACAGCAATTACCCGCACACGGTCATCGGCTGGCAGGGGTCGACGACGCATGAGACGGACTTCTCGGCGGCGGCCGGAGCGCTGGCCGAGATCGTCAAGCGCTACCCGCAGGTGATGCTGCGGTTTTTCGGGATCCTCCCGGAGCTGGTGCGCCAGACGGTGCCGCCCAACCGCCGACAGGTGGTCAAGGGCGTGAAGTTCGAGAAGTACCCGGCGACCCTGAAGTTCGTGAGCTTCGACATCGGGATCGCCCCGCTCACGCCGTGCCAGTTTAACGCGGCGAAATCGAACCTCAAGTGGCTGGAGTACGCGTCACTTCGCGTGCCCTGTGTGGCCTCGAAGGTCTATCCGTATGCCAAGAGCATTGACCATGGCCGCACGGGATTTTTGGCCGAGACGCAGGCCGAGTGGGAGGAGCATCTCTCAGCGCTTGTTGAGGATATAGACCTACGGAGACGGGTGGGGGAGGCCGCCAACCGGGAAGTGTGGGCGAGCTACTCCGAGGAGGCCAAAGGCCCGGCGTGGGTGGAGACGTTCAAGGCACTCTGTGGGAAGGAGACCCCGCATGATTCGGCCGATTCCTCAGTCAGACTCGCTGGAAGAGCGTGACCTTGCCCCGGGCGAGACGGTCCACCTGCGGGGGATCCCCGTGCGCGTGATTCAGGCTCGGGTGGCCACGACCCCGTCGAACTGGCCTCTCACGCGCGAGGTTATGACCAAGGCGGGCCACAAGGACATCCACACGGACAAATGGAAGCGGTGTACCGACAAGGTCAAGGCCAGCGGGCGCGGGGTGAATGCGTACGCCGTCTGTACGTCGAGCCTTGGAGATAAATCCTTTAAGGGCAAATAGATATGCCGTCGAACATCCACGAGATGCTGGAGACGAACAATAGCCAGATGGTCAGGCTCCTCGAAAAGAACCATGACCTCTCGGCCTTCTTTTTGGCCTTCACCGATCACTGCGTCGAGTGGTGCCGACGCCGGGGCGTCCCCTTCGAAGAGCTACGGATCCACCGCCCCTACATCGCCAACTTCGATGGGGATGAGGTCGTCGCCGCGCCGCTGACTCGCCGCTGATCCGTTTGTGCCCGTGGCAAGTACGTGGCCACGGCCGCCGCACGAAAGTACCCGATTACCCGGCGCCAGCAAGCGCACCTGACGACGTTCGTCCGGACGTTCAGCGAGCGCGCGCGGAGCCTGCCCCTCGCGGATGGGGGCCGTGTCTTCCGGGGTGTCACCATCATCAAGGCTGGTCTGGGAAACGCCGCCGACCGGCACTACTACCCGGCGCATGTCCTCAAAGAGGCCGTCGACCAAGGGCAGTTCGAGAAGCTCCGGGCGTACGCTGACCATCCCTCCCGCATCGATGAGACCGTCCAGCCCGAGCGCACCATCCGGGATCAGGTTGGGCTGTACACCAACGTTCGGTTTGTGCGTGAGGGAGAGCGAGGGGGCGCAGTCGTCGGCGACCTGAATGTCTTCAGGTCGCAGCGGTGGCTGGCCCAGAACATCGAAGACCTCAAGGAGTGGGGCGCGGCGGACCGGATCGGTATCTCGATCAATGGCCACGGCGACACCCAAGAGGCCGACATCGCGGAAGCGGGCGGCAAGGTCAACGAGGTTCAGAACTTTCGAAAGATTGCCTCGGCCGACATCGTGACCGAGGCTGGCGCAGGTGGGGGGTTTCAACACCTCCTCGAATCGGCCCGAGCAGCTCGACAGGAGCAGACCATCATGGGGAAGAAAGAGAAGCTGTTGACCAAGATCGCGGAGGCCGCCAAGCGCGGTGATGCGGCCAAGGTCGAGACGCTTACCGAGCAGCTCCGAGAGTGCATGAGCGAGGAGGCCGACGCCAAGGCCACCAAGAAGGACAAGGTCAAGGAAGCCAAGAAGCCGACCAAGAAAGCCGCGGCCGACGACGAGGCTGAAGAGACCCGCGAAGCGGCGGAGCCCGAGGAAGACGACGCCGAGGACGCCGACGCCGAGGACGAACTGGAAGAGGCCGACGCCGAGGAAGAGGATGAGGCCGACGAGGAAGACGACGAGGAGGCCGAAGACCCCGAGGAGACTCGGGAGGCCGTGTCGTCGCTCCGGGACCGGTTCAACCGCGGCACCAAGGTGATTCGCCCGGGTGAGGAGAAAGCCGACAAGACGCGTGAGAACGCGATCTACACCACAGGGGCCAAGAAAAACATGGCGGCCAAGGGCGGCGCCAAGGCGGGGGCCGGGTCGATGACGAAGAAGTCGACCCAGACGACCCAGAAGGCCCGGCGCTACGCCGAGACCGAGGGCGCGGCCGAGCCGACCGAGACCGAACGGCTGAAGGAAGCCCTCGAAGCCATCACGGAAGAGAACCGTCAGCTCAAGGCCAAGATGAACCAGCAGGCGCGTGAGGCCGCCGCGGCCCGCGTGGTCAAGAAGGTCAAGGGGCTCGACAAGGACACGCAGGACAAGCTCGCCGCCAAGCTCGTGCGCGAGTGCCGGACCAAGGCCGAGATGGAAGAGGCGGCCAGCTTCTACAGCTCGCTCGTCGAGAGCGCGCGGTCGCGCGACGAGGAGTTCGATGAGGACTCGGACGGCGAAGTCGACGGGATGCCGTCGCGCTTCCGGGAGTCGTTTGCCAACGGGGAAGCGGGCCCGGATGACTTTCTCGAAGAGCTGGGGCTGCCGATCAAGCAGGCGCAGACCACCAAGTAGTTCGTCCGTTCATGAGGGGCACGCGAAGAATCTGACGGAGACGACATACCATGGCCGATCGTGAAAGCATCAATCGCGTAAAGATCGAGGAATTCCGGGCGTCCCGGGTCCCGATCAACCTCAACACGGACATCTTTCAAGGTGACCTGCTGGCGTGGGACGCATCGGCCCGCATTGCGGTGCCCCTGACGTCGGCCTCCGCGGGCTCCTTCTTGGGCATGTCGGAAGGCAAGAACCCGATCGATACGGTTGGCGTTCTCACGTCCGACACGCGCGTCCGGCGGATCAACGTCATTCAGGAAGGCCTCGTCGAGCTGATCATTGACGAGACCGTGGTCCTCAAGCCGCTCGACATCCTGACTCTCGGCACGACCAGCGTCCAGCATGTCAAGAAGACCGGCGCCAACGCAGGCAATCAGGTGGGCGTGGTGGCGGTCGAGAACGACTACGACTCGGCGAGCGGCCAGACGGTTACCGGCGGCGACCTGATTCTGGTCCGGTTGCGGGTGGTCTCGACGTTGAAGATGAGCTTCTAGGACGGCGCTTCGCGCCGCGTAGACGAAGGGGTTTTGACCGCTCAAGGAGCCACGAACGATGTTTTCTCAGCGCATGCTCGGCAAATTGCGAGAAGTCGCCTCTCGGATCGACTATCTCGACCCTTCGTTCAGCTTCCACCGGCTGCGTGAAGCCGCGGGGCGGCTCGGCAATTTCTACGAAGCCAACATCGAAGCGACCTACGGATGGTTGCTGCGATCGGCCGTGCAGGAGTTCGCCAACGTCGTCTTCCGGGACCTGCCGGTCATCTTCCCGCACTTCGTCACCGAGGTGCGGTCGAGTCGCCGGAGCGAAATCTACGGCGGGCTGTACCGGCCGACGCTGCCCAAGCAGGTCGACAACGGTGAAAAGTTTCAGGACAGCGCGTTCAAGGGCTTCGAGCGCGAAATCCTGAACTACAAGTACGGCCAGCTCATCACCTTCGAGCGCGAGCTGTTCGACGACGATCAGACCGGCCAGATTCGCAGCCGCTCGGCGGACCTCGGCGAAGGCTTCCGGATCTTCCAAGAAATCTACGTGCTGTCCCGCCTGCTTGGCCTGACCCGAACGGAGGAAGGTGTCAAAGTCGGCCCCTCCACCTACACGGGCACCGCGGGCACGGGCGTCGTGTTCAGCACGCTCTACGGCAATCGGCCCGCGGCCTACTCGGTGCTCAGCGCGACATCCCTCGAATCGGCGCACACCAACGCGCGCCGGATCGTCGACCCGACCGGCCGCAAGTTCCTGCACGTCCCGACACAGCTCTTGGTGAGCCCGGAGGACGAGTTCACCGCGCTCCGGCTCATGAACTCGACCATCATGCCGATCACCTCGACCGGCACGTTCTCGGGCCAGATCAACCCGCTCTACGGGCGCTACACCGTGTTCGTGTCGCCGTTCATCCCCGCCAAGGCGTGGCTCATCGGCGACCCCAAGCGCGGCTTCGTGTTCCAGCGGCGCGACAATCTGGAGATCGTGCAGGAGGATCCGCGCAGCGGCAATTCCTTCATCATGGAGGTCTACGCCTTCCGCGCGCGCGAACGGTGGGAGGCCGACTGGGTCGAGCCGCGGTTCGCGTACCTCGGCAACGACGGCACGGTCCTCACGTAAGGCTCCTGATTCGGCACGCGCCCGCTGGTGGTATCGTGTGACCCCAGCGGGCGTTCGTGTTTCAAGGGGTAGGGAACCATGGCAGAGCAGAAGGTCGACCTCATTTCGCAGGGCGTGGGCTCGGTGCAGTACCTCGCGCCGTGGTACCCCGAGGACCTACGGATTGCCATCCACGGCAATCTCGTCAAGGACCCGGTCCGGATCTCCCGCTACTACATGGCGGTCAGCCCGCAGGTAGCGGTCGACTTCGAGCCGGACCCGCGTGACGAGCGCTTCTACATCGACGAGAAGCGCCAGTGGTGCCTCGCGAAGGGGATCGTCTACGTGCCGGTCTATCTGGCCGACGACCTGTCGCTCGACCAGTTCGTCGAGCGCCTGAAGGCCGAGACGGAGGTCACCAAGGCCGGGCTCAAGGCCTACCAGAAGCGGAAGGCGGCCGAGGCCGCCGCCAAGACGCACACGTTCCTGCAGGATCCGGAGATCGTCCGCTGGGTCGATCAGGAGGCCGCGCGCCGGGTGGACCAGATCAGCCGGGAGCTGAACAAGGTCTGGCGCGGCATGGCCAAGGTCTGGAAGATCCGCGCCGAGCGGACCGTCATTCTCCGCGAACTACAGGAGCGCTATCCCGATGGCCGAGTGGGAGTCGAGTGCCGCGCGCAAGTCTCTCCGGACACTGCTCGCGGATAACGACGGGGACAAGTTCGAATTCAAGGTCCCGATCTATCCTGTCCCGGACGGGCATACCAAAGACTTTTCTCTTGGCCGCACGCGCATCCTCGAAGGCTCTCTGACGCTCTACCTCGACGGGGCCATCATTCAGGACGGCGACATCGACAACTTCGAAGTGGACACGGGCGTGGTCAGCTTGGTCACCGCGCCGCCGCCCTCCGGCGCCCTCTTGGCGTCCTTCGGCTACCAATGGTTCAGCGATGAGCAGCTCGATGAGGCGGTGATCCAAGGCTGCCAGACGCTGAGTTTCGAAACGGTCCCCCTCGTGAGCCCAGTGGGGCTGCGCCCGGTGGCCCTCGACTTCGCGGCCTACCATGCCTACATGATGATGGCGGCGATCGAGGCCGAGGAGATCGTGGTCACCGCGGGCGGTTACGAGGCGCACCAGTACCGCTCGCACCCGAACTGGCGGGAGATGGCCCGGCTTGCTTTCGAGAAGGCGCAGACGAAGCTCAAGGTCTTTCTCGAAACGGCCCTCGGGCAGGAATCGCCTGCCCTCGCCATGACCGCCTACCGGATGATCAACTATCAAGGCCGATGAGGACCGGACTCCGGCGCCCCCGCGGCACCATCGTGCAGCGGGAAATCCAGCAGCTGACCCGGTCCTTCCCGGCGCGCTTCCTCCGGATCTACCGGGAGACGTACGTCTACGGGAACAAGGGCCAGAAGCAGTTCGGCTCGGGGCCTCGGACCGTGATCTACGAGGGGGAGCTGCTCTTCATCCCGGCTGGGGGCGTGGTCCAGCTCTACGGCGGCGGGCAGACGGAGCGGACCTCGCCCACCCTCATTGTCGTGGGCAACCGGGGCGTCCTGCAGGGTGACTTCGTGGACATCGACGGGCAGACGTTTCAGGTGACGAACGTCCTGAACCATCACGGCTACTTCGTCGAGCTGCGGCTCGACGAGTATCGCCAGACGGCGCCGGTGGTGCCGTGATCGTCCCGCGCCTCCGGATGGAAGGGCTCGACGACCTCATCACGCGGGTGGGTGGGTTGGCGCAGCAGTTCCTGCTCAACATCACGACCGTCCTCGAATGGTTCGGGTCGACGGCCACGCAGGAGATGATCACCCAGCACTCGTTCATCAACCGGACGGGGAGGCTGGAGCGGAGCATCGGCTACCACATCGAAGTCCCGGGCAATGGGCACATCGAGCTGCACGTCTACGCCTTGGCGCCCTACGCCGCGGCAGTGGAGGAGGGCGTGCCCGGCAGAAGCCGCCCGTACCCGTACTTCTGGGGCACTTTTTACAAATACCTTCCAGATTTATACGAAAAACTAGCTGAAGGCATAGATAGCGCGCTGGAAGATGCCTCATACTCCGGCCGACTGTCTTTAGGTGGAGCGTGACGACTGCGGAGTACCAGCGGGAGTGGCGCCGAAAAAACCCGGCCCGAGCCGCGGCACACCAGAAGCCGCTCTGGATGACGGACAACCGGAAAAAGTCAGCAACGTGGGGAGGCGCCTGATGCTCGACTGGCGCCTCCAACCCTCGTCGGGCGGCTTCCGGGAGGCCAACGACTGTCATAAGCCGGGTGGATCACCCGACGGTGGGCAGTTTTGCTCCACAGCTCACGTGGGCACCCAAGAATTTCTTGCGCGACACCCGGCCTACGCGACAGAGGTGGCCGCCTACGCTGAGAAGCATGGGCAGCGGCGGCTGGAGCAGGATGTCGATGCGTTTTGGTCCAATCAACGCAAGGGCCCGGGAATCCCGAGTGCCGCCTTTCAGCTGGAAGTATTGGGGGCGGGGCGAAAGCGACAGCAGGCCGAGCGGAGGGTAGCCAAGGCTGCCGCGACTGCTGCGGTGGCGCCCAAGCTCGCCGCGCAGCTCAAGCAGAAGCATGGCCTCGCCAAGGGGGACGTCGTCTTCGACACGGAGACTGGTACACGCGGAGTGGTCAAAGTGGACCGGGATGGCCAGCCGTACGTCCAGTCAGCGATGGGCAGGCACTATGTCGGCGTGCGGTGGAAGAAGGCGCAACGGGAGTCGAATGACTGCCACAAGCCGGGTGGGTCACCGGACGGTGGACAGTTCTGCAGCACGGTGCAGAGCATCGCCAAGAGCTTTGCGTACGCACAGACGGCCACCGAGGCCCAGCATCGACGAGCCGGGGCGTGGCTGGCCGCCCATGCCCCGCTTGGGGCTACAGTGAAGCTCGGCCGCTCGGTGTACACCCGGCAAGACGTGTCGGGTGACACCTTCTGGGTGGGACCGAAGCACGGATTGACTGACCAGCAGATGGCGGTCGAGCTGGGGACGCGTGCCGAGAAGCTCTTTGGGGGTGGTGAGAGCACGTTCAGTCGTGTCAGTCAGGCGCTCCAAGCGGCGGGGCATACGGCCGGACGCCACGCGCGCCATGGGCTGACTGTGCCCGGTAGCGAGGAGTCGAGTGCCCACGGCTACGTGGTGAACACGCGCACTGACTTCAGTACCCCCGGAAATCCGCAGCGGATCTACATCGACCATGTCGGGTCGTTTCAGGGGGGCTCTAGGCTCTACGCGTTGGGCAAGTACCAGAGGGCCTTGGCCGATGCGGGGATCAAGACGGTCTTTGGGCGGGTCAAGCACTACTCGAAGAAGCAGGTGCTCTGGGTCGATCAGGCGCCCGCGTATCGGTCGAAGGGGGAATTCTGACCCTATGCCACTCGCGGTCCTCTCGGACAAGATTACCGATTACCTGCAGACCACGCTGGCAGGGGACACGACCATCAAGACGCTGACCGGCGGCGGCCCATCCGATCCGCGGGTCTACCACTACTACGACGCCCCGGCCGAGACGCCGATCGGCTTCCCGGCGTACCTCTCGTGGGCGCAGATGTCGATGGGCCGGGAGGTGAACGGGGTGACCGAGCCGGTCGTCTCCATCCGGACGTACTCCTACGACGTCGAGCGGGTCTACGACATCGAGATCCGGATCACCCAGCTCTTCGACAAGGTGGTCCACACGATTACCGGGGTCGGCCGGACGGTGACTGAGGTCATCAATCAGCAGGACCTCTACGACCAGACCAACAAGTTCTGCGGGCGCGAGACGCACATCAAGTTCGGCGCCCTGACGACGGCCCAATGAGCCTCGACTGGCGTCTTCAGCCCTCGTCCGGAGGTTTTCGGGAGTCCAACGACTGCCACCAGCCCGCGGGCCGCCCTGACGGGGGCCAGTTCTGTGGGCGTGAGAACGGTCCGGCCGTGGGGGTCCAGACCGGGACGAAGCACGGGAACTGGCAGGCCAACTGGTACAGCTTCCCGGAGGGCGGAGCGTTCACGGCCGACCATGTCGGCTCCATCCCCCTGTCGGCCATTGATGCGTTCAGGCCAGACGGCGGGCCTGAGCAAAGCGCTCACCTCGAACGAATGGTGGCCGAGGCGGGGATCAAGGTCCCGGCCGGGAGGGAGACGATCTACCGGTTGGGGGGCCCGGAGGGTCGATCGCTGGCGGGCAAGAACGGAGCAAACGCCGACGGGCTGATCAATTTTATCGATCGGTCGAACGAGTCGCTGACGCTGACGGGTAACACCATCCATGTCTTTGCCGTGCAATTTCTGAAGCCGCCGACGGGCCCGTATCAGCTCTTCCGAAGAGGCCGCTGACCCTCGGTTAGTCCTCCGGCCATCGGGTAGGTGGCCAACCACGAACTCAAAGACATCGCCGACGCGGTCATCCTGACCCTAACGTCTCTCGTTGCACCGTCTTACACGGGCATCAGCATCACCAAGGGTCAGTGGAAGACCGAATGGCTTCCGGCGATCACTACCTACGGGATCCGGATTGCCCCGACGGGCATCCCATGGACCGAGCGCACGATCGGCCCCCGCTATTTCCAACGGATTTATCGCTTCGACCTCTTCCTCTTGTGCAAGGTGACTGATGAAGACCTGTCCCTCTGGGGCGAGGCGTCTGATCCGACGAAGGGCGTCTTCCAGCTCGTGCAGGACGTCAAGGACACCCTGCGGGGCAACCGGTTGGGGCTGAGCTTCATGGACCAGACGTACGAGGAGGTCGGGGGCGACGTGGCGTTCGACCTTCTGGCGGCGCCGGGCTTCGAATCGGCGGGCAAGACATTCGTGCACCGCTGCCGAATGCCCTACACGCCGCGGACGAAGCCGTTTTGCTGGCCGTTGATACCGTGAGGAGCTGACCGTGGAATCAGTAGTTGGCCTGCATTGGGCATACACGAACAAGCGGCAGTCGGCCTACGCCACCCCGAACGTCACCGGCGACCTGATCGAGTCGCACCCCTTCGAGGGCGCGGACTTCTCGGATCTGGTCCCGAATATGTCCGACAACGCGGCCCAGTACGGTAAGGGCCACGAGTTCGCGACCCGCAACGAGGTCCTCTCGTGGGACGTGCGGATGCGTCGCACCTTTCAGGCCACGACCAAGATGCTCGGCTGGGGCTTTGCCTTCCACTGCGGCAAGGTCACCACGACATCGCTCGGCTCCGGTGCCTTCCAGCACGTGTTCGAGTATCAGGATCCGACGGGCGTCGGCTACTACGGCTCCGGCCGCCAGCAGCCGGTCACCACGATCATGGAGCGGATCCACCCCGGCGACATTCGCGAATGGCCGAGCATGCAGGTCATGGCGATCGAGATCACCGGGCAGCTGAACGACTGGATCCGGCTTGCACTTGATCTCATTGGCTCGGGCAAGAAGATCAGCGTCAGCGGGTTCACCTTCCCGACGGCCACCGAAGGCGCGCTGCTCCGGCATGCCAGCCTGCTCTTCGAGCATGGGCCGAGCGCGTCGCTGCTCGACGAGTCCTGCGACGTGGACAGCTTCCGGTGGCGGTCCGAGATGGCCTACGACGAGGTCGGCGGCTACTGCCCCGGCTCGGGCTATCAGGTCTCGGGCGATCCGCACTCGGGCCAGATCCGCAACAAGCTGGAGTTCACCCGCCGCGCCGTCCTCTTGGAGATCGTCTTCCGCGCCAAGGTCGGCACGCAGGTCCAGACCCGTCTGGAGAATCAGTCTGACCTGAAGGCGCTGATGACCATCACCGGTGACACGATCGGCGGTGGCCAGAGCCACAAGCTCATCATCAACATTCCGCGGCTGCGCTACCGGGCGGCCCCGGTCAACACCAACGGGGACGTCATCACCTACGCGGTCTCGACCGTCGTGATGTATGACGCCGGGCTCGACAATCCGTGGGAGGCCACGGTTATCAACACGACATCGAGTTACTTGTCGCCGTAAGTCTCTGGTTCGTTTTCTCGGTTCACCCTCAGACCCGGCCGCCGCCCGCCATCGGCGGCCGGGTCACCCGACGCAGGAGGTTCCCATGGCTGGATTGAAGCTCACCCCGCAGGACTACGCCCAGATCGACGAAGACGTCAAGCCGACCGGGACGGAGGTCTACTCGGTCGTCACCCACAAGCACCGCGGCCAGTACAAGCGCTCCGTGCACGTGTTCCAGCGCATGCCCAACGAGTACGAGATGCAGGCCTACGAGAACACGGCCACCAGCGTGAAGTTCCGCAACAAGGACGCGACGGTCAAGAGCAATCAGGTCATCGCGGCCAAGACGCTCTACGACCAGCTGGTCGTGCGCGCCTACGACGTGCCCTACGGCACGCGGGTGCTCGACGAGCTGGACGCCCAGAAGGCCACGGCCTATGTCGACGTCCTGACCAAGCAGAAGGCCATGCAGGAGCTGGTCGGGCAGGTCTGGGGCGCGTCGTCCTTCGACGATGAGGACGACGAGAAGACTGAGGACCCAAAATCGCAGGCGGGGCCTCGGGGGCTGCCGCCAAGCGCCGACGACGCGAGCAAGCCCAAGGCTGGTCCATCCGTGCAGTAATCCGGGCGTACCTGTACGCCGCGTTCCGGTACGACGCGGGGTGCCCGAAGTCGGGGTTCTGCACGCTGCACGAGAAGGTGGGGAAGAAGGACATGCCGTGCAGCGACGAGGCGGGGTGCCCGAAGTTTGTGACTCCGGCCGAGCCGGACCTCCCGCCGGAGTTTCTGCCATGGCTCCGGCGGATCTTCCGGCTCGATTCGCTCCGGGCGTCCGGCTGCCGGTTCCAGATGAATGAGCTGGACCCGGAGACGTGGACGTCGCTCATTGCGCTGACGGGCGAGAAGCAGCGGATCGAGCGGCTGGTGTTCGAGGCCAAGGACCGCGTCCGGCTCGCGTCCATGCCGCAGAAGGAAAAGCCGGAGACGACGGCAGCGCTCAAAGAGGTGCGCAAGCAGACGAAGGCGCCGCCCCCGGGCGGGACGATCTTCCAGCAGACGCGGCCTCTGAAGTGAGGGACGACGACACGTGGCGATCCTCGCGGTCATCGACGTTGACGATCAAGGCTCCCTCGTCGTCAAGAACTTTGGCGACGCGCTGACCGATCTGGCCAGCAAGTCTCAGCAGGCCAGTCAGAAGATGGCCGGGACGGCCCCGGCCGCCAAGCAGCAAGTCGACGCCCTCACAGCCCTCACCCAGCAGTCGCGACAGGCCGCCGAGTTTGTCGCCAAGAGCGCGCAGGGCTGGTCGATCCTCGCCGACCAGATGAAGGTCGGCACGACCATCACGCAGCTCCAGTCGGACGCCTTCAAACAGCTCGTCGTCCATACCAACGCGCTCGTGGGCGGCGCGACCATCACCGGGCAGCAGCTCACCAACCTCAACAACTCGATGAAGGCCGGGACGGTTGTCACCAAGGAGCAGGCCGCTCAGGTGCAGTCGCTGAACACCGCCTACGGGCTCCTGAACCAGACCGGGGGCCAGACGGTCAGCACGATGGAATCTCTCCGGACGTCCGCGCTGGCCGTGTCGGTCGTCTTCAGCGCCCTCTCGGTGGGGCTCTTGGCGCTGCTGGAGCACTCCGGGTCGCTGGCGGCCCGGATTCAGACGCTTGACGTGGTCATCAAGACCTTGGGGCAGAATGGCCGGACCAGTTCGCTGGAAATGGAGGCGCAGGCCAAGGCGATCGAGAAGCTGGGCATCACGTCGATTGAAGCCCGGCAATCGGTACTGGCCTTTGCGCAGGCCAACCTGAACGTGGCCGATGCGGCCAAGATCGCGCGCGCGGCCCAAGACTTGGCCGTGGTCGCCGGGGAGAATTCGTCCCAGACGTTCCAGCGGCTGACCGCGGCGATTCAGGTCCAGCAGCCGCTGCTCCTCCGGCAGGTCGGGATCGTCACGGGCCTCAGGCAGATTTATCAGGAGTACGCCGAGACCGTCGGCAAGACGTGGCAGCAGCTGGACGCCCTCGAAAAGCGGCAGGCCTTCGTCAACAAAATCCTGCAAGAGGCCGAGAAGGTCACCGGCGCCTACGAGTCAGCCATGGAGACCGCAGGCAAGCAGATGGGCTCGTTTGCCCGCTTCGTCGAGACGGCCGAGGAGAAGCTCGGCAAGGCGCTCCTCCCGACCATGCTCCTCGTGGTCCAGACCGGCACGGCCTTCCTGAAGTTCTGGATCGATCTGCCGCCCAACGTACAGGCTTTCGTGACGGCCATAGCGGTGGCCACGACGGTTATGGCCGCGTTCTCGGCGGCCCTTGCAGGCGCGAAGTTCCTGCAGACCATCGATCTGGTGATCAAGCTGCGAGGGGCATTCGCGGTCTTCTTTGCCGAGATGGCGGCCGGGACGAACATTGTCAGGGCTGCCATCGCGGCCTTCGGCGGGTTGAACGTTGCCCTTGGGGCTATCGGGCTGGCCTTGGCCGCCGCAGCAGCCATTTGGGTCTATTACAGCGGGACGGTCGAGGACGCGGGCGTGTCGCTGGACGAGCAGGCCGCCGACGCGCAGGCATCAATTATCGCGCTGGAGAATCAGCGGAAGAAAGTCAACGAAGCGGCGGAGTCGGCGACGAAGTACCAGAAAGAGCTGCTGGCCCTTGCGGATAAAACTCACCTGACCAGCGCCGAGCTGGATCGCTTCTCGGTCGTGATCGACGGGAACACCAGCGCCCATGGCCGCCTGTTCCGGTCGGCGGAGGAGCTGGTCAAAATCGCCCCCGCGGTGGCCAGCGCCATCCGAGCAGAGGGCGTCGATCTCAAGGCCCTGAACGCCATCATTGACGCCAACATCGAGAAACGGAAGGAGGCGCTGCGTCAGATCCTCGCGAACAAGCAAGTCGAACTGACCGAGGCCGAAGCGACCCTGCAGGCCGTCGAAGCGGCGCAGAAGGCGGAAGAGGGTCGGGTGAACACGCTGCGGGCGGCGGTCGAGGCCGACAAGCAGCTGACGGCGCGCCGCAAGGACTCCATCGACGCATGGGTCGCCTCGACGGACGCGGTCGAGGACGTGAGCGGGGCCTTGAAAGCCCAAGAGAAGGTGCTCGGCCAAACCGGGGCCCAGTGGCTGCAGGCCGAATCCAAAGTTCGCCAGCTCAAGCAGACCGTTGAAGACCTGACCATTGCGACGGACGACGAGGCCCGGAAAGCCCGGGACCGGTCGTTCGTCTCTGCTGACCTTGACGAGGCCCGGCGGAAGTACAGCGCGCTGGGGACAACGCTCAAGGAAGCGTTCCAGATCGCGAAGAAGTCCTACGACGAAAACGTGCTGAACGCGATGGCCCCCGACAAGATCAAGTCGCTCTTGGCCGAGGTGGAGAACGCGTGGGAGGCCCACACCAAGAAGGTCACGCAGGAGCAGGAGCGTCTCCGGAAGGTCACGGAGTCAACCGCCGAGAGCGTGGCTGGAGATTCGAAGTCGTTGGCCGCTCAGCTCCGCGGCCTGCAGATCGCCTTCAAGGACGTCGCGACGGGATCGGAGGATTACGCGGGTCGCCTGCTCAGGGCGCGGGAAACCCTCGAAAAGATGAACACCCTGACGGCCGAGCAGAAGAAGCAGTACAAGGATCTGCTCGACCAGCTCGAAGACCTGCGGCGGATCCAGCTGGCCGAGACGCTCGACAAGTGGCGGGACAAGGCCAAGGAGCTGGCGGCGGCCTTCGAAGTCTTGGCGTCCGAGGGGGTCTCCAAGCTCCAAGACGACCTGCTGAAGATGACCGAGGCGTCCAACCGTGCGCTCATCGACGAGCAGCGCAACCTGTCCGACCAGCTCTACGGGATTGAGCGCGATCTCTACGACCGGACGGTGACCGCCAAGAAGGACGAAACGTCCCAGAAAATTACCCAGAACAATCGGTACTACGAGGACCTGATCCGCTCGCTCGACAAGCAGGCGCAGGCCCTCGAAGATCAGACGGCCGCCGAGTACCGCGCCATCTTCGATCGGACGCGCGCCGCTGAGCGCGAGCTGGCCGAAGCCAAGGAGCGCTCGCTCGTCCGCATCAACATCGCGGCGACCGAGATGACGGCCATCGAGAAGATTCAGCGGGCGATCGAGGCGACCCGCGGGAAGTCGATCGGCGAGCTGGAGGAAGCCGTCCGCGGCCAGCGCACGGAAATCGCCAACGAGCTGCAGGGGATCTATGTCGACGCCGTAGACGCCTTCCGCGCGATTGAGGACGCGGCCAACGATGATGCCGCTCGCCGCGCCGCCATGCGTCAGGACGAGGTCACCCAAATCCGGGCGACACAGGCCAAGGTCGTGGAGGCCAACAAGCAGACCAACGCCCAGATCCTGCGGGAGGCCTCGCTGCTCAATCAGGCCATCATCACGATCTACGCCAGCATTGTCAGCTCGATCTCGCAGGCCTTCGCCGCAATTATCGTCCACGCCAAGTCGTGGAAGGAGGCGCTCCTCGACATCGTCAAGAGCCTGCAGCAGGCCTTCTTCTCGATCGTCGATTCGATCGTCAAGCGCTGGATCGAGGGCTTCGCCCAGATGGTCATGGGCGGCGGGAAGGGGGGAGGGTTCGGAGGCCTCCTCCAGTCGCTGGTGGGTGCCATCACCGGGGGAGGCCGGGGACCGGGCGGGCTGCCGCTCTCGACCATCAATGCGGGCGGCGGCTTCGCGGGGATGTTCGGCGCCGGAGGTGGAAGCGCGGCTGGTGGGGCGGCTGGCGGGATCTCGCAGGCGGCGCTCACCAACATCATTGGCGTCGGGCTCGGGGCCGGGGCGGGCTACGCCCTCGAACGGCTGGGCGAGAAGTTCTTTGGCCGCGGCGCAGGCGCCACCGCGTTCGGGGTAGGCTCGGGCGCCTTGGCCGGGGCGGCGCTCACGGGTGGGAACCCGCTGGGGATCGCGGCGGGGGCGATTGCGGGCGGCGTCACGGGGATCGTCCGCGCGCGGACCAACGTCACCAAGAACAACCGTCAGGCGTTTATCGAGGCCCTCGGCTTCAAGGGCCTCGATGACATGACCGACGCCCTGTTGTCAGATGCCCCTGCGAAATTCGCGGACAAGATTCGGGAGCTGCAGTCCCGCGCGCAGAACGTCATCGGCAAGCACGACATCGAGGCCAACAAGCAGTGGATGGCCGATGCCACCAAGCTCGTCGGCCAGATCGAGTCGACCAAGGCCTTTGACGAGCTGGTCAAGGCGGCAGGCTCTGCGGACTCCCTCCGGAAGCAGATGGATCTGGTCGGCCTGTCCATGGCCAAGCTCCAGCTGGCGGTCGACGCGGGCGACCTCAAGGAGGTCAACGAGCAAGCCAAGATCCTGAACACCCTCCTTGAAGAGCAGGAGAAGCGGCTGGCCGGGCTGGCGACGGCCGCTGGCGGCCTGCAGACCATGGTCAAGGGGTTCCAGCTGGGACTGGACCGGTCGTTCGCCGACATCCTCAAGGGGATGGGCAAGGAAGAGGCCGATGCCTTGGCGGCTGGGTTCAAGGCGGCCCAAGAGGGTGGCTTCAAGGGGACCCAGACCCAATTCTTGGTCGACCAGTTCAAGAAGTATCAGACAGAGCCGGAAGGCGCCCCGGGCCTGATGACATGGCTCTCGGGCAAGACCTTCGATGAGGTCGCCAAGGCCCTCGACAACGCACAGGCGGCCTTCACGCGTATGGGGACGGTCGCGGTCACCGTCTTTGCTGGCGTCTTGGCCGATACGGGCGACATCGTGCAGGCGATCAACGCGATTGCCCCAGCGCTCGATGGGCTGGCCGAGGCCCAGCAGGTCTTGGGGCTGGAGGCCGACGGGGCTTTCCAGAAGCTCCTCCAGTTCCGGCAGACCATCAAGGACAACGAGGACATCGCGACGTCCCTGTCAGGCATTGTGGCCGTCCTGCAGGGTCTCTCGCAGAGCGGCGGGATCACCCAAGAGCTGTTTCAGGCCATGGGGCAAAGCGCGAGCGATCTGTTCAAGACGCTCGAAGAGCGCGGGGTCGCCTCAGACCAGATCCTCATGCTCATGCAGCCGACGCTGCAGGCCCTCTACGAGGCCCAGAAGAAGTTCGGGTTCGCGACCGACGAGGCGACCCAGAACCTCATCAACATGGGCATCGAGCAGGGTGTCGTCGGCGACCACATGCAGGACGTCAACCACCAGATTCTCGATGTGCTGTTGGCGATCGCTGACGCGATTGGCGCCAAGCTCCCGGAGGCCTACCAGAACGCCCGGAAGGCCGCGTCGGACGCCAACAACGACCCGAACATGGGGATGCCGAAGGTCAAGGGCGGCCTGAGCGAAGCCGAGCAGGCCGTACTAGCGCTCAAACGGAGGACGGAGGAGGCGGATCGCGCCTTCTTCGAGATGGGCGAGACAGCGGTCGAAGCGGGACGGAAGGCCGAAGGTGCGGCGACTCGCGCGGCCGAGGGCAGTTCGCCGACCGGTATGAAGCAGCTCATTAACCGGACCATCGAGGCGCAGCAGGAGTTCCGGGCCCTCCGGGATCTGGCGATCTCGGACTTCCACGCCATCGAGAATGCGGCGTCGCGCGCGGCGATCGAGCGGCAGGTCACGATCGACACCGCGGCGATTCAGAAGTCGCTCGACGACATTGCCCGGCAGCCGGACCTGCCCCGGCCGGACGTCCCGGCGGTGCCGACCCCGGTTGTACAGGTGGAAGTCCTGCCTGCGGAGACCAAAATGTCGCTCGACGGGAAGGCGATCGGCAGCGCGGTCACCACCTATCAGGCCAACGTCGCCCATCAGCAGAGCATCACCCCGTGACGCGGGGACGTCTGCTTCTCTTTGCGGCCGATGTGTCGGGGTGTGGGGCCTACCGGATGTACACGCCCTCGTTTGCGCTCAAGAATGCGGGCTATGACCTGACCTTCCTGCTCCAGCAGTTGGTGGTCGACCATCCCGAAGCCCACCGGCAGCTGATGAGCCAGCTGCCAACCTACAAGGCGGTCGTGTTTCAGCGCCCAGCGCTGCCAGTCGCGGAACTCTGGATGGCGGCCTGTCGGCACCACGGCGTCAAGACCGTGTACGAAGTGGACGACGACCTCTTCAATATTGCCTACGCTAATCCGGCGTTTTCGGTGTGGGGGCAGACCGAGACGAAGCGGCGCTCCACCCGGCTGATCCAAGCGAGCGACCTGATTCTCGTGTCGACCGAGACCCTGAAGGCCTGCGTGGTGGAGCACGCGGCCGTCGACCCGGGCCGGGTCATCGTGGCTCCCAACCATCTGCGTCACGAGCTGTGGGGCGAGGACGTGCAGCGGGCGGTCACGACCACGGCCGCGCGCGAGCCCGGGCAGGTGGTGATCGGCTGGCAGGGATCGCCGACGCATGAAAGTGACTTCTGTGTGGCCGTCCCCGCGATCCTTGAGCTGCTGAAGCAGCAGCCGCAGGTGGTGCTGCGCTTTTTTGGGTGTATCCCGCAGCTGCTCAAGCCCCTGTCGCCATCCCGGGTTCAGATCATGGCCGGAGTCGAGTTTGCGCAGTACCCGCGCACCCTCAAGTATCTCGACTTCGACATCGGGCTGGCGCCGCTCCTCAACACGGCATTCAACCGCAGCAAGAGCCCGCTGAAGTATCTCGAATACTCGGCGCTGGGCGTCCCGACTATTGCTTCGGCGTGCGAGCCCTACCGGGTCATCACGCATGGGGAGACCGGGCTGCTCTGTCGAACCGGCGCCGAGTGGTATGCGGCGCTGACGTCCCTCGTGACCGATGCCCACCGGCGGCGCGCGATGGGCGCGGCGGCCAAGGCGTACGTCTGGCGACATTGGGGCCCGGCCCACGGGCAGGTCTGGGTCAAGGCCTTGCATCAACTCGTTGCGGAGCCTGCCTATGCCTAGCCGCCCGGTCTACACCGCGGCGGTCTCTGGGGTCCCGGTCTACTTCGACGAGGGCAGCTTCAGCATTGTCGAATCGCTGAATGGCACAGCGAAGCTGACCGGGACCATCCGGTCGGAGGATGGGACGTACCGCCCTCCGGCTGACGCTGAAGTGATCGCAACCGAGAACGGCGTCCGGATCTTCGGGGGCCTGATCGTGGAGCCGTACGAGACGGGCCTCGGCGACATCGGCAACGTCCCTATCAAGACTGCGATCGACGCGACTGATTTCTCGACGTATGCCGCCCTCGCCAATGTCGACGCGACCTTCCCGGAGCAATCGCTCAAGGCGATGCTGCAGCAGCTGGTGCCGTTCATCGGGAACGGGGTCACCTTGGATCCGGCGCAGGCGACCGGCCCGACCATCAAGGGATTCATCGGCGACAATCGCACAGCCCTTGACCTCCTGAATGTGCTCGCGGCTGAGGCCCAGTGGATCTGGGAGATCGACTACAACAAGGTCTTGCGGATGTATCCGCCGGGCGCGAACCCATCGCCCTTTAACATCGCGATGGGCGACGGCTTTGTTGAAGGGGACATCCAAGTCTGGCGTCCCGGCGGCGCGGCGCGGCCCAACCGGGTGGTGCTCGTCGCAGGGGGCACGCCGAAGCTCATCGAGCATCCCAATCAGAATTTCATCGGCGATGGCACGACCAACCTGTGGACGCTGGACTTCCCGATCGCCGGGTGGCTGCCGGGGTCGGTGAATGGGGTCCCGACCGGCGGCGCGGTGGGCTACGGGTACGTGGTCGTCGGCGGGATCAGCGAGTCGATCGGCGCACCGACGGCCGGGGGTGTGATCTGGCATTACGACGACGCCACCCACACGATCACGCGGACGCTGGGGCCTGTGGGCTCGGGCGTGCTGATCCATGTCCCCTACCAGTATCAGGTTCCGTTCACGGTCATCGCGGAGGACGCGGCCGACATCGCGATTCGCGGCGTGCGTGCGGTCCGCATCACGGCCGACACCACTTACGATCTGGCGACGGCGCAGACGCTCGCCAATAACTACTTGGCGCAGTACCAAGCGGCCACCAACCCGAAGCGCGTCCGCTACCGCACGAAACAGCTCGGGCTGCGCATTGGGATGCACCAGACGATCAACATCCCGATCCGGGGTCTGAACGGCGTCTTCACCGTTGTCAACATCGAAACGACGGTCACGGCCGACAACAGCCAAGGCTACGACGTTCAGCGCATTATTACGCTGGTGGAGGGCCTGCTCTTCCGTGGGTCCCCCACGACGAACGTCGGGTCGACCCCACTCGCGGCTGGGGGCGCGTCTGGATGTCCGTGCTGCCCGGCGCCGCCTCAGTACTCGGCGCAGTACGAGAACAACGGTATCTGTGGGGGCGCGTACCACATTCTCTACGGCCCGCTGTTCTGGTCCGAGCCTGATGCGTTTCTTGGGGAGGTGAAGACGAGCGGTTGGGTCTTCGTGGCCGGAAACGCGGGGCCCATCCTCCACAATGGCCTTCCGTACACGCGGGACTCCATTGGCCCAAGCAGCTTCAAAGGGCTGACCGACCCCAATCGTCTCGAAATGGGGATGATCGGGGGGCTCGATTTCTCCTTCGACCTTTTCGGCGAAAACATCACCGGTGCTATTCCTACAGATGGCTCGCGCACCGGGATCACGGGCTCCTTGGGAAGCATCTTGATGAATGCGCCCGCCGATATATTTTTCACGGCGGGTACGGGTATCGGGAGCCACTCCGACATACCCGGCGGACTCCGATTCACGGGGAAGGGAAAGAACGGCACGCCGGGGGACACCGGCCCGACTCCACAAGCAACATGGGACCTCAACTATGAACCGGCAGGCATTACTCTTCTCCCCGGTCTGGTAGGTGAGAGTTTCAATAAAATAAGCGGGCTGACCCTGCTCGACGGCCTCGTCGGGCTCTACTCGCGCGTCACATCGCTGCCCTACACCATCAACACGACGGCGATCAGCAATTCGTTCGAGTTCCTGACGTTCTTTGTCGACGCGGGCACCGGGACGATCAATCTGCCAGATACCGCGGCGATTGCGCCCTCGAACCTGCGGGTCTTCCCTCTCACGTCGAGAGGCCGCCTCTTCTTTATCAAGAACGTCTCCGCAGGTGTCGTCACCGTTCAGCCGTTCTCGGGCAATATCGACGGGCACGCCAACATCACGCTCAACCCCATGGCCAGCGTGCTGCTGCAGCGCTTTGATGCGGTCATCCATGGGGACAGCTGGCACATCCTGTCGTCAACCGGATCAGGGTCCTTTGGTGGTAGCGGAACCACGGTGGTCCCGGGCGGGCCGGTCAAGGCCGTTCAGTTCCATAACCCGAGCGGCTTCTTCGACGGTGACAGCCAGTTTACGTGGGACACGGTCAAGGGTCAGCTCGAACTGACCCACATCCAGTCGTACTCGTTGCTCAAGCTCGTCAATCCGTTCGCGACGAACTACGGCCCGATCGCGATGGACATCGGGGGAAACTCAAACAATATCTATTTTGGCGGCGAGCTATCGGGCGGCACCTATCTGGCCGGTGCTCCAAGCCCCGGGTACATCTGGCATCAGGGCGGCCCATCCCCACTGACCGGCTCCTCCTTTATCGGGATGGGCTTCGAGCAGGAAACGGATGAAGTGCCGGGCAGCGCGATTACATACGCCAAGGGCGTCGGCTTCGACATCGCGGTGCACGCGCCTAGTGGGTGGCTCGCCGGAGAAGGTGGCTACGCAGAAATCTATTCGTACGGATACGGGAGCAGCGGGCGTGGCGCAGGTCTTCATATTTACCGGAACACTGACGGCCCGAGCGGCGCCCCCGGCTACCTTGGTCTGCAAGACCGGAGCGCCGTGGGCTCGGGTTTGGGGGTTGGAAAGTTCTGGTACCTCTGGCCGGACATCAGCGGCAATCCGCACTGGGGAACTGAACCGCCACAAGCTGACGGGACACCGCCGGATACGGGTGGAATAATTCTTGGTGCAGCCGGAACGGGGGGTACGCCTCCATTCGTTGGGCTGACCGCGGACCCGGGGGCGCCGTCTGAAGACACGTGGTGGACGGTTCGATCTGGGGTGACGCCGAATGCGACGATTAGTATCAAGTATCGCTATAACGGGGTGACGCACACGCTTACCACCTTTGGACCTGTATGAAGAAACTTCTTCTTCCTCTTAATTTTGCTCTGGCCTTTGTTGGAATCTGGAGCGTGTACCAATCGACGATCATCTCCTCTAGCGGTACGCTCCCCACAAACTGCAATGTTGGGGGTGTCTACGTTAAGACCGGGGCGTCGGCCGGATTTTATTTCTGCGGAACGGTGAATACGTGGACCGGCCCGATTACCGGGGCGGGAAGTGGTGACGTGACGGCAGCCGCGAACATTGCCGACAACGCGATCGTCCGCGGCGATGGCGGCACAAAGGGTATCCAGCAGAGCGGTATCACGATTGACGACTCGAATGTCATCGCCTTTCCCGATGGGGTGCGGCAGACGTTCAATCCGGACGGCACGAATGCGGGTCTGAACTTTGGCTCGCAGGCGGGCGACCCCTCGTCGCTCTCCAACGGAGACTGCTGGTACAACTCGTCCACGACGAAGTTCAAGTGCCGCCAGAACGGCGCAACCGTCGACATGATCAGCACCGCGAGCTTCACGAATCTGCTCGATGTGAAGTTCGCGCGCAAGACCGCCACCGAAACGGTCTCAGCGAGTTCGGCGCTGCAAGACGATGACCACCTGACGATAGCGATCGGGGCCAGCGAGACGTGGGCCTTTGATTTCTACTTGGCCGTCTCATCCGGAACCGAGGCAGGCGACATCAAGGTCACGGTCAATGCGCCGACGAGCGCGGCTGGGACGCAGCAGATGTCGGGCCATCAGACTGGTCTGACCTCTATCCCCACGACGGTCTCGATGTTCTCCACCACGGACATCACCGATACCGGCATCGGATCGTTCGGCATTGACGACACGGTGGGCACGTCGATTCAGATGCACGTGCTGATCGTGAACAGTACGAACGCCGGGAACGTGAAACTCCGGTGGGCGCAGAATAACGCGAGCGGATCGACGACGCTGAACACGAACAGCTACGTCATCGCATGGCGGGTGAACTGATGGAGGACCTTGGCCCGATTATCAAAGACTGGAAGTACTACTCGTTCTGGACCGCTCTTGGAGTCGGGTACATCGCGTTCAACTTGTGGCGCGACTATAGGAACAGAAAGAAACCGAAATGAACTGGACGGACTTCCTTGCAGCGGGCGGCACAGTCACCACGCTGCTGCTGTTGGCCGTCTTCCTGAGTTCCAAGGGCCTCCTCCTCTGGCGGACCCAAGTGGACCGTGAGATCAAGGCCATCGTGGACGCGGCGGCCAAACTCGACGAGGTCCGGGTCGAGCAGATCGAAGAGGAGCGCGCGGACAAGCTGGCGTGGAAGTCGGCCTACATGAACCTCGTGACCGGGATGAAGACGGCTGTTGAAGGGGTCGTCGAGGTGGCGAAAAAGGTCGGACCGTGAGCTTCTGGGACCGTATTTTCACTAGAGACCGGCAGATCAGTGGACCGGTGCGCGTCTACGAGGAGAAAACGGCCAGCGCGCAGGCGGAGCTGAGGAAGCAGCGAGCCGGAACAGCCCGGGAAGCGCGGGAACGGGAGCGGTCTGAGATGGCCCGCCAGCGCTACATTGACGAGTTCGAAGTCGCGTCTAGGGTGGCCGATGCCGCCTTCAGGAGACACCGTGAGCGCAGCTAGGTGGAGCTTGTTTTTAGTGGCCGGGCCCGGCGCGCTCGGCGCGCTCGCGTATCTGGTCCGCCTGTGGCTGGACTGGAAGGAGGCCCGCCAGCTCGGCGTGCTCGACGATGAGCTGGCCGCGGCATGGAAATCGAAATTCAGGCAGTCGGCCGGGCTGTGCGCGATTTTGTTCTGTGTGGTGGCCTTCTCGCTGACCAGCTTTGAGAACATCCTGTTGCGGTACCTGCTGGTGCTGGCTATTGCGATCATCGGCGATTGGAAAGTCTTCAAGATGTTCACCGACCGGTTTCATGCTGACCTCCAAGTGGCCAAGAAAAAGCAGGAGGAAGACGATGCCGCTTTCACCTGAGGAAGACGTACGCCTTCCCGGGATCCTGATCCCCCTACAGCGGCCTGCACCACTGCAGTCCATGGCCAAGACGTACCTCGTCGCCGTGGTTACGACGATCGCGGCGGGTCTGCTGGCCATTGCGGGGGTGCTGATGGCCAACCCTGACGGGGGCAACGCGCTGCCCCTGATCTTCGTTGTGGGATTTACGGGGACAACCCTGACTTCGGTCTTGGCCTACCTGAAAGCGCAGGAGACCCATTTGTCGGTCAATTCGCGCTTGGACGAGATGGTCAGAAATGCGCGTCTCGTCGCGCACGCCGAAGGGCTGGCGCAAGGCCAGATTAAGGGGGCGAGAGCCGCGAATCTGCGGACGGACGAGATTCGGAAGAGACGGCGCCACAAATGACGCCCTTCGATCAGGCCCAACGGTTCATTGGCGTGAAGGAGGCGCCGGGCCTCGCTGACAATCCGATCGTCATGGCGATGCTGCGGCTGGACCAGACGTGGCCGGGGCACGACGAGGTCCCATGGTGCTCCGCGTTCGTGAACTGGATCGCATGGCTCTGGCGGCTGCCGCGCTCGAAGTCTCTGTCGGCGCGGTCGTGGCTGGGCATCGGGAAGCCGATTGATCTGGGAGAGGCCGAAATCGGGTTCGACGTCGTCGTGTTCAAACGCGGCGGAGGGAATCAGCCCGGCCCCGAGGTCTTGGATGCGCAGGGCCACGTCGCGTTTTTCGCCGGGTTCAATGCGCAGCGAGACCGGGTACTGGCCGTTGGGGGCAATCAGGGAGACGCGGTGACCCTGTCCAGTTTTCCGGTGAGCGATGTTCTCGGCGTGCGCAGGCTGTCCTAGATGTGACCGACCTGAGTCGACCGCCGTACGAGTTCTACCCGAGCCCGAACTTCGGCCCGCGGAAGAAGCCGATCTCGGCGCTGGTGCTCCACTACACCGGGTCGATGTACTTCGAGACGGCGCTCCGCTGGATGCTCCAGCCTGCCTCGCATTACTCGGTGCACTACTTGGTTGGGCGGGACGGACGGGTCGCCCAGATCGTCCACGACGACAACGTCGCGTGGCACGCAGGCCGGTCGGCCATGAAGCCCAAGGCACGCGATGGGGACCCCACGAAGGAGCCGCACGTGGACGAGTTCTCGCTGGGCGTCGAGCTGGTTGCGACCCACGATAGTGGGTACACCGACCGCCAGCTGGCCAGTTTGTACGCCCTCGTGGAAAGCCTCGTGTGGACCTACAGGATCGACGGCGACCGGGTGGTCGGCCATGAGCACGTGGCCCCGGGGAGGAAGATCGACCCGTCTGGGTACGACCGGCAGTTTCCGTGGCAGAAGTGCCGGGAGGTGGCCGAGACGGCCGCTCGACTTGTGCAGGCCACAAGGGTGAGGCTCGTCAACCCCTAAAACCCCCGAGGTCTTATGTCTGATCTGCTCAAGTCCTATCTGACCGGGCTGCTCCGCCATGCCCTGACGGGCGTCTCGGCGTGGCTCGTCAGCAAGGGCATCGCGTCTCCGGAACAGAACGAACTCCTGATCGTCGGGGTGGCGGGCCTGATTGCCTCGTTCCTGCTGCAGCTCTGGGTCAAGTACAAGGACCGGCTGAACCTGCTGACGGCCGCCGCCAGCGAGCCGACGACGATCACGGACGTGAAGGCGCAGGTGGCGGCTGGGAAAGCGCCGCCGGTCGCCACGCCCAACACGACGCTTCCGCTCCTGACCCCGTGAACGAGACTATCCTCGCCCTCATCTTCAACTGGTCGGCGGTGCTCTTGCCGATTGTCCCGGCGTTTCTGCTCTTCAAGTACCTGCCGTCGACCGGCGACGCCAGCGGGACGTGGCAGGGGAACTCGTTCAAGTTTGGAGGCGCGTTTGCGGGCTACCTCGTCGTCATGGTGACGATGTTTCACTACCGGCCCGCCGAGTATGCCCACTTTCACACGTGGACGGTGACCGGTGCGCTGGCCTTCCAGAAGCCCGCGTCGGATCCCGAGCCCAATATCAACGACATCTACGTCCGGGTGATTCCACCCCGGCTCAGCGTGCTCAATCAGGGGATGTTCAGCTGGGAGATCCCGGTCACCGAGGCCGACGGTCGCCTGCAGTTCCCTGATCTGCAGCTCGACCTGCGGGACTACCGGGGGATGACGGTCCCCCTCGGGCCCGATCGGTCGTACGGATCGACGCCCATCGTGGCCGAGTATGACCACGCGGCCAGACGGATTATCATTAAGCAGCCCATCACGATGACCTCGCTGCATCAGGGGACGGCGTACGTGCCGACTCGGGCAGAAGTCGCGGTGGCCGTACCGGCGGCAACGGCCGCGGCCCCAACGGCAACCGCAGCGGCTGGGGGAGGCAGTTGAAGCGCGCGCTCCTCATCGCGCTCGTCCTCGCCGCCCTCGTGGTCTCGACTGAGGCGCGTGGCGGGGCCACCGTGCGCGGCTTGCTCTTCCGGGTAGCGCCAAACGGGCAGCAGTACCCGGCGCAGGGCATTATGGTCCGGCTCAACCACCCCCAGTACGGGCCGTCGAGCCCGACGTATACGGGCGGGGACGGGATGTACTATCTCTTCAACATTCCTCCGGGCCGGTTCACGCTCGAAATCTGGTTGTCGAAGGACCACGTGCTACCGTATGTGATCGACGTCTGTGCGTGTCCGGTCCATAATGTGGCTCCGATTCGGATACCTTGAGAGGGTGCCCATGAAGCGTCTCAGCCTGACTCTGATTCTCCTGCTCGTGTCGTGTGGAACGCATCTGCCACCAAAGGACCGCGCGATCCTCTCCATCGACTTTGTCGACAAGCGCCTCACGACCTTGCAGGACACTGAACTGCGGATCTGCAACGAGGCCCAGTACAACAAAATTGTTGCGGCTGGGACGCCTATCGCGACCAGCTGGCCGCCGACGACGCCGTGCGCGGGTCCGCTCTCGGACGCCACCAAGCTCACGACCGACAAGCACAAGGAATTCAGCGCGAAGATCGCCGACGCGTTCGCGATTCAGAAGAAGGCCGCCATCCTCATCAAGGCGTGGACCGCAGGCCAACCGGCGCCGCCTGAGCTGAACGCCCTCTTGAGCCAAGCGCAGGCCGTCGTTGCGATCATCGGGACCTTAGCGGTCTCCGATGGGCAGCGGGACCTGCTCTCGCTCGGCAACACCACGATCGCCGAAATTCAGAAGATCATCGACACGATTCGAGGAGGAGAGACCCATGCCGCTGGACCCCAAGAAGATCGAGCAGCTCGTGCTCGACTACAGCTCCCTTACCCGTATCCTCATTGGGCTCGGGTTTGACGCGGTCCGGGGCATCAAAGCGCTGATTGGTGCCCACGTTGAGCTGACGCCGGAGCAGCGCGACCAGATTCTCGAACGGGTGCTGGCCAACGCGACGGTCCGGGAGGCGCTGTCTCGCGCCATTGCCTCGCAGGCCGGAACGAACCCGGGAGGGTAGGCCATGACCACGCTCGTCCCGCGGAGTAACAGCGACGATACGCGCAACCGCGCGCGGCTCCTGAACTACTTTCAGGAGATGAACGACTGCCACAAGCCGGGTGGGTCCCCGGAGGGTGGGCAGTTTTGTGGCAAGGAAGGCGGGCCCCGGGGATCGGGCACCACGGGGGTCGGCCCGCGTGGGTCGGAGTCCATCGTCGACTTCGGCCGGGGCAGCCCCGCGACCGGGAGCAGCGGACCGTCTACTCCAGTCAACGCGCCGCCGGGCTACTCAGCCATTCCGAAAGCGCCGACCGGAAGTAGCGGGCCCACTCAGTCAACGGCCGCTCATCGTGCGGAGGCACAGGGGCTGATCAATCGTGCCCGGCAGCAGCGCAAGGCGGCCCGCGATTTGGCAGCAGACAAGGCCGCTCCGGCCGCCCTTCAGGGGATCCAAGACAAGAGCCTCTCGTCGATCGCGTCCATTGTTCGCCGGGACTGGAAGAAAGTGAACTTCGCGGCCAAGCCGTATCTTGACGCGCTGGGGTCGCTGGACAAGATCAGCGACAACTACGGGGCCGACAGCGGCGAGTCGATCGTCGCGTACTTTCTTGGCAACGCCCATTCATGGCGCGGCCCGGTGGCCAAAGGCGTGAAGTCCGAGCTGAACCGACGGCTGAAGGGGAAAACGGTAACGGCGTGGTATCGTGGGGAACCGCGCAGCTATCCATCCGGCCGGGTCGTTCGATCGGTCTCGACCTCGTTCCCGTAGAAGCCCGTGCGGCTGATCCCCGCCAGCAACAACGATTCGTACTTCCGGGAGTTCAACCCCTGCCACGCTCCGGCCGGGTCTCCTGATGGCGGCCAGTTCTGCTCGCAGGACGCGCCCTCGCTCCGGCACTACCCACGCTCGCAGGGCAGCGCCCGGATCCCAGAGTACCTGAAGGCCGACGTCCTCAAGGCCCGCCAGCAGGGGATCGAGGTCTTCCACAGCCAGCAGCCCGAACCGGTCGTCGACACGTTGGGCTACCGGCAGGACCCGCTCGCGCTCAGCCATGCGGAGCACGGCGAGAAGCAGTACTGGGACGCCAAGACGGGCCTCTCATACACGGGAAAGGGCCGTGTCTACATCTCGACACGCGGCGGCGAGTACGATCCCATGCGGACCTCCTACGAGAAGACCAGCGGCTTCTGGAACACCAAGCAGGTGCGCAAGGAGATGACCCCGGAAGACCTCAAGGACCCGGCGAGCGCGGGCGACGTGCAGGCGGTCTTCCGCCACGAGGTCGGGCACCTCATGCGCCGGGACTTCAACCGCGGCGCCGTCAGCACGCCCTCAGAGCTGGCCAGCGAGATCGTCGCATGGCAGCATGCGATCGAGAACTCCCCGAACCATCAGGTCGAAGAGAAGTTCATGCGCAAGGGGCTTCTGAGTCATGCCTATGCGGCCTTCCGGAGAGAGTCCATCAAGAAGGAGTTCCTGCAGACCGGGTCGCTTTGGGACCAAGAAGAGCGCGCTGAGATCATGCTCAGGCAGGAGACCAGCCGCCGTGGTAATCACCCGTGGGTTCAGGGGGCACAAGGGAGCGGTCCGCACATCGCTGCCGCCGATAAGCGGCGCGCGCTCAAGTTCACGGCGCGGGCCATGAAAGCACTTCGAAACTACGGGGCCGTCCTTAGAAAGCGCGGGACGGCCAAGGTCAAGAAGGTGCGCGACCCGTTTGGCGTACCCAAGCGCTATCCGCCGTACCCAACGGCTGGCGGCCCGGGGCTGGGGTTCTGATGGAAGTGCTCCGGTTCCACGAGCCCTTCCAGCTGCAATGGATCGAGCTGCGGTCGACGTCTCTGGAGCCCTCGCGGGTGTCCTTCACGCGCACGGAGCCGCACGCGCACCTCGGGCCATTGATGGTGTTCCCTCTTGGGCCGGGGGTCTTTCTTCGGTACGAAGCTCGGCCGTCCCTCTACTTTCCGTCTGGGCAGGGTCTCACCATGGAGGCAGAAGGCCCGCCGGTTCTCGTGACGTACGGCGGGCTCTTGGGCAAGGCCCGGGCCCCTGTGGTTGTCCATGATGGTCAGGTTGTCTATCTCGAACCCTCTCCGGCGCCCGTGCCTCCAGACGAGGGCAACGAAGACCCGGCGCCCACACCGACACCCGCGTACGCGAAGACCGGCGCCTTGGACGATCTGCTCAGCTCTTGATCCGGGCCAGCATGTTCTCGATCTCTGACTGGACAACCTTGGCGTACTGGTTGATGAGGTCCTGCGGGGGCCCGATGTGGGCGATCTTGACCTCCACCGACGAGGACCCTGCCGCCCGCTGCGCGTTCAGGATCCCCTGCGTGGCCGCGTCCATCACGTTGTAGGCCCACTCGCGCCGCGTCAGGGTAGACCGCTCCTTGGTGTTCTCGTTGATGAGGTCGAAGAGAATCTCGTACTCGTAGAGGCACGCCATTCAGACCCGCTCCAAGATCGTCACGCCCCGGAAGACGTGATTGGTCGACCGGATGACCCAGATCCGGTATACGCGTCCAGCAGCAGCACATGATGGTCGCTCCGATACCAGAAGAGCCACGCCTTCCGAGACAGGGGCTCGACGTCACTGAACACGCGCTCGCGGAAGCCAAACACAGTTGGTTATACCCCACTCAGCTCGACGCCAGCATGGCGCCCTCTCGGCCCATGGCGTCCAGCTCAATGATCTCCGCGACCATGTCTGGGGGCGGGCCTTCCCATGTGGCCCGGTGCAGGTCCCGGAAGGCCTCGGCCACAAAGAGCAGGGCGGGCGCGTCCCGGCGATCGTAGAGGGTCAGGTCGGTCTTGTAGAGGGTGGTGACAGGCCCAAACCCGTCTTGGGCGAGGATCTTTACGCGGACGCGGGTCATGACTGGTACTCCACGAGCGTCCGGATCTCGCGGCCCCGATCGTTGATCTCGGAGACGCGGGCGGCAAGTCCCGGTCCGAGCGGGCCTTCCTGTTCGAACAGAGCCTCGGCCATCTGCACAGCCAGCTGGCCGAGGACATTGAAGGCGGTCTGGTCGAACAGGCTCACCTCCAGCGGCGTTGACTCGAAGACGGGAAAGGCGCCAGCCTCGAAGCGGTTCTTGACGACGACCACTTTGATCTTCATACGGACCCCACCGGCTTGGTCGTGCCGTCCGGGTTCTGGTACTTGAACGTCAGCCGCGCCAGCTCGGCGCGCTCAGCCGCCTCGGTTTCCGACGCCAGTCGGCCGCGGTAGTAGTCGGCCTTTTTGGACTCCGCCACCCACCGGGCCAGTACGGTCTCGACGTCGGAGTAGGTGAACTTCGGGTCTCCGTAGCGCGGAAACTCCAGCGTCCGGTCAAGGAAGGCCAGCTTGGCCCGGGTGTCCCGGAACCACGTGTGATAGAACCCGTTCTGGTCGTAGTGGGCAATGTGCCCGAAGGTGCACGAGAGCGCCTTGTAGAACCACTTCGGGAAGAGGGTCCGCTTGAAGTCGGCTTCGACGAAGCGCACGAACTGCGTGGCGAACTTCGCCTTCTGCTCGGCCGAGTCGTAGGCGGTCGGGGTGAATTGCGATGCGGTGAAGAGGGTCTTCATACGGTGGCTCCTGTGCGGGCCTTGGCCCACTGCTCGATCAACCAGTCGATGTGATTCCGGCCCGAGCCGAGCGGGAGGATCAGAAACTCGCAGTCGGCGTAGGACCAGCCGTGCTTGCTGTTGCTGGGGTCTCTGTAGAACAGGATCTTCGTGGCGCCGAGGACCTCGCCTACCCGGGCGACGTACTCGCCGTAGCCGTTCACGTAGCCCCACTTGACGTCCAGCTTGGCAAGGCCGCGCTCGACGGAGGCCAGCGTCTTGACCATGGCCTTCGCCGCGGTCAGGTCCACGTTGTGGGGTTTGAACTCGACCGCGAACCCGTAGGGTCTGGTCTCGGCGATCCCCGCCTGCGAGTAGACCTGCAGGTCTTTGATCATCCGCCCCTTGAAGGTGCTGGCATTCCGAATCTCGTTCGCGTCATTGACCGTGACCGGGTGGGCCACGATGTGCTTGTAGTCCCCGTCCTGCCGCTCCGTCACGAGTAATCCCAGTTCCAACGGTGTCTCGCTCATGGCCCCTCCTTCAGGGGATGTACCAAACGGGTCCGCCGTGCTCGTCGTTGTAGGTCTGCAGCAGCTGGCTCGCGTCATTGTTCTCGACCCAGCGGGGCGTGCTGCCCGGCGGGGACTGGTAGGATCCGCCCAGCTCGACAAGGCCGTTCAGCTTGCGGAGCGCGTCGACCGCCTGTGCTCGGCTGATCCCCGGCCTGAATCTGAGTAGTGCTCCGTAGCGAGTCATTACGCTGCCTCCTCTCCCACGATCGCCGCGGCGAACGCTCTCGCCTCCGGCGTGTCCCGCTTGTACCAGCAGCTCGAAAACCTCGACCACCGCCAGCCGTTCGCCTTCAGGGTCGTTCGCACGGCCTCCGACGGCTTACTCGGGAACCGCAGCTCGACGCCCGCCTTCACGGCGTTCAGGGTCATCGTCACGCCCCCGGAACCGGCCGTCACGGCGCCGTCGTGGACCGTCACTGCGGTCGCCCCCGTGTTCAGGGTCACGCCGTCGGGCACTTCGAACTCCGTCTCGTCGTAGAGCATCCCGGTGTAGCCCTTGCTGACCGACCAGCCCGTGCTGTAGGTGCCCTCGGCCTTGAGGTAATACCCGGCGCCCATGGAGTACTTCTCCTTGTGCTCAGCGCTCTTGGGGGCCGTGGCCAGCGAGGCGGTCTCGGCGAACTTCAGGGCCGCCTTCCGCATTTCAGGGAAGAGGTCCCGCGTGTGACTCGACCAGCCGAGGAAGACTCTCCGGGTGGTCGCCGTCGCGTAGTAGTCGGTCATGCCGTCGCACTTGTCGATCTCGTACTCGGCCAGCATCGGGGCCTTGGCCCACGCGGGCATGGCCTCCTTCAGGGCCTTTCCGGTCACCTTTCGCAGCTCAGTCACGACTCCCTCCACTTATTTAGACGTATCTCACGTCCAAAAAGTTCCCTACGCGAACCGCCAGAATCGGACGGTCCAGAAGCTGCTCCACGCGACCTTCCAGCCGTTCGTGTGCAGCCGCTCAGCCAGCCGGAGCCCCTTCAGGGTCGTGGTATCGACGGTGCGGTAGAACACGCGCTTGCCGAGGGTGCCCGGCGCCTTGCTTCTCACAACGGTCATACAGCCTCCTTGGGTGTCAGCTCAGCGACCAGGGACGCCCACACGGTGTCGACGTCGATGCCCTTGGCGCGCAGCTCTTTCAGCAGCCGGGTGGCCGTCTCGACGTAGCCCCATTCGCGGGCCAGCTCCAGTCCGTTGTCGCTGATGGTGTTCTCGATGCCCGCCAGCTCCCAGCAGTGCAGGCACAGCGTCACGCCGCCTTCGTCACCCGTGTTTCGAGTCAGGCGCTTACAGACGCGGCAGCGGTAGGTGGGGGTGGTATGCCCAAACCGTGACTTTTGGAACCGGCTGACTCTTGCCATCGCCATTCTCCTTGCACCTATTTAGACGTAAGACAGGGCCAAAAAGTTCCATCTTACAGAATTGTAATCTGAACCATTACAAAACTGTAATTGGAACTTTTTCGACGTTGCATACGTCTAACTAAGTGTAAGGAGGTTGAGGCCATGAGTAAGGTTTCGAGGATGGCTGAGTTTTCGGCGCTGTATGCCAAGGCCCGGGCGGCCGGGTTGGCGGCGGCCGGGGCCAGCGTGCCGACCCCGATGGTCGTGTCTGAGACCGGTGGGAGCGGCCGGAGCTGGTACGTGTCGGAGGGCGCCTGTGGGTTCGCGTGGGTGACCGTCAGGCCGGGCAACAGCCCGTTCGCCAACTACCTGAAGAAAGCCGGTCTGGGCAGCCCCGCTTATGGCGGCGGCACCCAAATCTGGGTGAGCGAGTTCAATCAATCGGTGGCGCGCAAGGAGGCCTACGCCAACGCGTTCGCCGAGGTGCTGAGAGAGGCTGGTCTCAAGGCCTACGCCGGATCGAGGTTGGACTGACATGCCCTACAACGGTCCGAACGACGGGTTTCGTGGGGAGGTCAAGCGCGCGGCTCTTACGGCCCTGCGTCACTACAACAATGACCCCGCGATCGGGAATCGCTGGGAGTGCCCCTCGTGTGGGGAGACGTTGAACAAGGCCGACGCCGAAGACCATGCGGAGTCCTGCACCACGCTCCGCTCGGACGTGGCCGACAAGCTGTGAAGGAGGCGTGACATGCGAGTGATCTACGAATTCATCGAGGGCGCGTGGCGGAAGGTGGGCGAGCCTGCCGGATCGCCGGACCGATCCAACTTCGTGATCGTCTGCCAGTTCGGCGACTGGTCCGGGTTCCGGACGCTGGCCGCGTGCCTCGCACAGATCCCCAGCGCATGGGAGCGCCGGGCGGTGGGGTTCTACTGGATCGAGGAGCGATGACCATGGCGAACCGACTGGCAATACGTGTCGAGCTGGCCCGGGATCTCAAGCGCAGCTCGAAGCGCTTCCGGCGCTGGTACTGGCGGTTCCGATCGCACGACGGCCTGACCCCGCTGCGGTCGTATCGGGAGGCCTTGCAGATTTGGGGTATTACTACCTAGAGGAGGGCGAAAAGTGTCGAACGTCGCGAAGAAATTACGTGAGCCGACCCGGGTGCGCAAGGCAGGCACCGTGGTCACCAACCCGGCGACGGGCCTCGACCGGATCGCGGCCGTCCGCCAGATCGTCGAGCGGCGCCAGTACGCCAAAGTCGACGGCGTGATGGTCGACCTCTTCTCGGCCTCGGCGATCGTCGCCGTCTACGACGCGCTGAAGCCGGAGAATCAAGCAAAGTTTCGGGAGGCGCCGGTGGGCCTGATGGCCCGGATCGCCTTCAAGCTGGTGAAGTGATGATACCCGGAGCCGTGTTCCTTCGAAGATCCTCCTGCGAGCCCCAGCGGCTCCGCGACATGGTCTGCCCGCAGTGCCGGAAGTCCTTCGAGCTGGCCTACAACGGCTACCCGGAGAAGCCGGAGACCCTGCACCTCAGGAGCTGTCCGAGCGGCGGGGTCTACGACGTGTCGATCAGCTGCCCGCATTGCGATTACGTGGAGGAGCTGTAATGGCCACCAAACTGACGAAGCCCGTCCACCGCAAAGTGGACGGCATCGAGCGGAAGGGGATCGTCGTCTCGATGCTCCCCAACCGGACCCTTGGCTTCCGGGCGCACGGCACCCGCAGGACGCACACCGTCACCATCGAGCGCGCCTACCAGCTGGCGTGCGAGGTGACGATCGAGAGCAAGCGGAAGGAGCGCGAGAAGGCCAAGGCGGAGGCCCGGAAGGCCAAAGGCCTGCCGCCGCTCCGGAAGCTCGCGAAGCGCGGCCTGATTGGGGCGAGCCGGTGACCTTCTCCCTCAAGGACGTGCTCGGCGCCAAAGGCGAGCGCGAGATCCGCAAGCTGGCTCTGCCCGAGGACCGCTGCCCGACGGGGAAGACGGCTTACGCGTCCAAGGACGACGCGCGCGCACACCTGAAGAAGGTCAGAGGCCACGGCAGCGAGAAGCATCGACGGAGCCAGATGGGGCCGTTCCGCTGCGGGTTCTGCGGGAAGACCCATCTGGGCCACAAACGAGGAGCAGTGCTATGAAAACGCTGGAGCTGAGCTTCGAGTACCACGGAGTCAAGTATTTCCATCCGGTGCGGTCGATCACGACGCAGGACTACATCTTCAACGGCGAGCTGCGCCCGCGCGAAGCGATCGTCGTGGACGGCACGGCGTTTCCCTTGGCCGAGATCAGCGACATTCGACTGACGGTCTTGGAGGGCGCGTGAAAATCCGGAACTACACCCATTGGCGGACCGATCAGATTCGACCCCTGCTCCAGCGCTGCGCCGAGATGGAGCTGGACCCGCCGAAGCGCAAGCGCCTCGTGGTCGAGATCAAGTACAGCCGCCGCAGCCGAAGCGCCGACTGGTGCGGCGGGCTGGGCACCTATGGCGGTCGCTGGAGCCAGATCACGGTGCCGTCGGTGGCGTTCAACGTCTACCAGTTCGTGCTGACCGCCTGCCACGAGTTCGCGCACAACCGCGGGATGCACCACCGGCAGATGCCCGGCTACTACATGAACTTCTCCGGTGACGTCCACCCGCGCTACGCGTGGGCCAAGGACCCGGCGCTCGTCGTCGAGCGGAAGGTCAAGGCCGTCACCCCGAAGGCGGTCCTCGTCGAGCGGCGTCACGAGCACGCCGTCACCATGCTCCGCAAGGCCGACACCCGGCTGAAGCGGGCCCAGACGTTCCGGAAGAAGTGGGCCACCAAGGTCCGCCGCTACGAGCGGCAGGCCGCCGCCCGGCCCGGGGTATTACCCGAACGAGCGACCGATGGACCTGATTGATACCTACCCGGATACTCGGCAGCTGGCCCGATGCACGGCCTGTCGGCGCAACGTGGTTTGGGTGACCGAGGTGACCACCGGCGCGCGCCGGAAGTTTGATCGGGACGCCGTAGTCCTCAAGACTGGCCGAGATGGGTCGTGGCGGCCAACGGAATCGCTCGACGTGGACGACCTGCATCGATGTCAACCCTGAAGCAGATCACGCGCCGGAAGCTGAAGCGTCTGCAACACGAGCTGCAGGAGCTGAAGCGCAAGCGCGACCTGACCGAGCAGCAGCTGACGGTCATGCGCGCGATCAAGGCGCTGTTGGACTACGCGAATGACGATCATCCGGCGCGGATCGTGGCGCTGGCCTACGAGGCCCAGCTCTCCGAGCAGGACTTTGACGACTGGAACCGCTTCATGGAAGGGCCGCCCCTGCCCGAGCGGCAGGACCAGCTGGGAGAGACAACCCGAAGCCTGATCGCCGCCATGCCCGCCGCGTACCGCCCGGCGGTCCCGACGGCCGACGACCTGCAGCGCGAGCTGATGCACTTTCGAGACCGGCGCTGGCCGCAGCAGTCCGACTCGACCAAGGCTGACGTCGATGCGGCGATCGAGCGGTTCCGCCTGCATGTCTTCGGGCCGCCCTTCGAGCCCGGGGAGGATACCGAGAAGCGCGCCGACATGACGGCCTCCCGGCTGGTCCAGCTGGCCAAGCGTGCGGGCCTGACCTTGGATCAGCTGAAGGAGTGGATGGCGTGGATGGCCGCGCCTGCGGATGCCAAGCGGCCACGCGATGTCGGCGTCGTGAGCACGGCGCTCCTGAACGCGATTCCGGGACAGCCCCGGGTGGTGGTTGACGACGACTCGGTGGACACGGTCCTGACGCTGGGCCTGCGCCAAGTCGCAACGGACCTCCACCTCAAGCAGATTCTTGCCGCCCGGGGCGAGCCGACCCCCGTCGGCCTCTACCAGCATCCTCCGGTCTTCGATAAGCAGCGGCCATGGATGGAGGCCTTGGAGATGCAGTTCCGGGCCGCCCGCCGGTTTGGAGAGATTGGGGTGGGCATCTACCAGCAGGGGGCGGGCGCCTCGCCTTTCGAAGCCCAGTACTTTGCGGAGGAGGATCAGCGGATCCTGCGCCGGGCCGAGTGCTACAGCTGGGGCAAAGAACCGCTGGTCGCCTGTCAGATGGCGGCCAAGTCGTTGCCACTCGGGTCGATCCTCAATCGATCGGTGACGCCCGGGCACACCGGCTGGTGGTACTTCCCCGGCCCGCTTCCGGTCAAGACCACGTGGCAGAACGACGAGGTCTGCGCCCTGCTCTGGAGCTGGGGAACGGGGACCCGCCCGGTGATGGACGATCATGTGGCGAGAGAGCGCCTACTGATCAGCCTCTTCGTCATGGCGCGCTACCCGGAGAAGGGCTTCATTGACTACGCGCCGACGCCCGTCCAGATCTGGTGCTGGTTCACGGGCGAAACCGTCGCCGACGCGCTGGCCCGGAGCGAAAAGGAATACCATGCGAACGCGGCAAAGGGCTCGTTGACCCAGAAGGCCGACCTGTCAGAAACGCTGGCGTCCATCCGGTCGTTCTCGCTGTTCTTTCTGGCAGCCTGCACGTGGGTGCAGCAGCGGGTGCTGTCGTTCAGTGACGGCCACGTCGAGCGGCACCGCCGGAAGCAGCTGACCCGGGAGCACAAGCTCCAGACGCCGCCCGGCGACGTCAAGGTGATCCAGCTCCGGCGGCTCGATGTCCAGAGTGGCCCTCGGGGTCCGGCTCCGGCGGGGGTCGACCCGATCGAATGGTCCTGCCGGTGGGTGGTGAACGGGCACTGGCGGAACCAGTACTATCCGGGGGTGGCTGAGCACCGGCTGATCTACATTCTGCCCTTTGTCAAAGGGCCCGCCGACAAGCCTCTCAAGGTCCCGAAGTCGACGGTCTTTACGGTGACCAGATGACGGAATGGCCTCACTGCGGGCGAGCGAGAGGAGACGTAGCGATGCGTGATCGTGATTATGTCCGCGGCGCTCAACGCCGCATCGCTCGTGCGGAAGCCGAGTGTCACGCCACTATTCTCAGGGCATTCGATAAGGTGTTGCGCGTGCTGAACCGTGAAGTGACCGAGCGCCGGATTCGACTTGATCGCTCGGCACGAATGAAAGGTAAGCGTTCGGCCTCACCCCAGACGAAGGACGAGACGCGATGAGCGAACACAACGAAAACATCATCGAGATTGATGAAGACGGCAAGGTGACGGCGATTGGCGAACACGCCGCGCTGGACCTCAAGGCGATGACCGCGCCCCGCTACACGGCTGAGCAAATTACGGCGCGTGCCGATTGGCTCGATAAGGTTCAGGATTATCAAGTCGCAGCCGCCATGCTCCGCCAAGCCGCCGAGCGCGAGAAGGCGCTGACAGATGAGGTGGACGGATTAATTGCCCTGCGCGATTGGCTCGATCAGCATGGTCCGTATCCGCTGAAGTTCGCTGCGCTGCTGGAAAAGCTAATCGGGAGGACGCCATGACGGCGAGAGACAGACGCCGCCGTGCTCACGCGCTGGCTTACACTCTACTGGCGCGTGCGCTTGAGAGCGGATTTGTGGAAACGGAACGGCGCGAGGACGAGACAGAATCCGATCAGCGCGCACTGACCAAGCTGCTCGATCAGATGGCGCAGTCGCATTACAACCGGAGTGACATGCCATGACGGCGAGAGACGAGCGGGCTCCACGTCTTAAGACGTTCACCTTTTGGACTGGCGCGATTGTCCCGCGTTATCGCTTCTATCGCGAGTGTCTGACGATTCCAGCGCGGTTTTACTGCAAACAAATCGACTGGTTATGGTGGCGCGTAATGTGGGGACTGAACCATGACTGACGCGAAGGTCAACCCGGAGACGCTGGCCGAGCGGTTCAACGTGTGCGCCGATTGCCCTGATCCGCAGGCGTGCTTGAACTGGTGGGTCGATCCGCGTTGTCGAAAGGCGAGCGAGGCAGTTGTCGCGTCGGTCGAAACGATGCGCGTGGAATTACACGCCGCATGGGCAGGATCGCCGGAAGGATCGCTTAAGGAATATCTGGCGAAGTGGCGGGACAATCTTCAGGCTGTTCTCGCCGCCCTCCGGCAGCGCCCACAGGAGTCGTGGAATTTGTTGAGAGCGGAACTCACGCGCTACGTGACCGAAGGACGCGGCAGCGAAACTACGACATACCGATGGGTGCTCAACTTGATGAGCGGATTCGAGCGGCAACGCCCACAGGATTTCACGCTCGGTCAAGAATGGGTAGCTCGGGTTACGAACGCGCCTGACGAACCGCAAGTTGATCTGATTGGGCAGCGCCCACAGGAGGAGCGGCCGATGTCGAAAGAATCCGATCATCAACTGGCGGGAGTTGCTAGCCCCGATCCACTTCAATGGGGTCAAGCCGCAGGGAACTGCGATCCAGATGCCTTCCGGTGATGAGCCGGGTCGGATTCTCTCGGCACCGGAGGAGCGGCCCGACTTTGAATTACTCCGCTGTTACGATTGCGGTCTGCCCTATCGGAGTTTTCCGTTGGATGTTGTTCTGCCTGATGAGCAGTGGAACGCCATCAGTCCTACCGGTGGACACGGCTGTGTACTGTGCGCTCAGTGCATCGTCCATCGGGCCGCGAAATTACCCGGCGCAACGGTCGTTCACGTAACCATCGAGTATCAAGACGGAAAAGACGGAGAAAAGCGTAAAACGTCCGACCATATTGCCGATGTCGGACAAATGATGGCACCGGAGGAGCGGCCAGACCTGATCGCGCTGGAGAAGTTGCTCGGCCGTTACCTTGACAATCATTGCGCGAATGCCGATGCCGAGGGCATGAGCACGCTCTGCGAATGCAGGCTGTGTCTCGATGCGCGGCGCGTCCTCTCAGCCCTGCGCGCCCAGTCCACAGCCGACAAGGAGCAGAAATGACCGCTGAGGAATTGCGCGAGTACGCCCAGCAGTTCGCTCGTCAATACATCACGCCGCTTTATGGCCCGAATGACCAACCGACACATTACGAGGTCGGCGCGATACGTCAAGCCGCTGCGATGTGGCTCGCTGGAGCTGAATGGGCTCTATCGCAATCAGCCTCTCCCTCGCCGCCCTCAGCAGGAGGAGGGACGTGTGGGACGTGCCGCTGGTGGTCAAAAGAACAATCTGGAATCGTCGGAGTTTGTGGACATGACGAGTTCCCACGGCGCGGCAATTGGTCGATTGCGACCGATCATGCATTCGGTTGCACGCTGTGGTCCCCCGCCGAGGCGCGGCAGGAGCAGGAGTAAGCCCGGCCCGGGTGTATCATGAGCCCCCGTGTGGCTCAACGCCCTTGGCGACGCCGTCGGTAACTACCACGTCAACGGGAAAGTGCTGCCCACGGTCGGGGGCGCCGGGGGCTCTGCCTTTGGCTGGAAGGATGATCAGACAGTCGTCGCCCAATGGGGCGCGACCCTCTGGAGCTTCCATCGCCCAAACGGCCCGTGGATCCAAGAGTCGGCTGACGGCGCCAACTGGCTGAGAGGCAACGCCGGGCGCTGGTTCGCCTTCTTCAAGGGGGTCGGCTACTCGAACACCGGCTGGCGCGAGCCGGATCTCGTTCCAGCCGACGTGGATCCGACGACCGGCATTGCCGCGCTAACCCGGTACTCCACGGGCAGCGACATCATCCTCCTGAGCGGGACCAGCGCGCTCACCATCCCGACGTCCTCGCTGGGGACCGACGCAATTGCTCTCCGGAACGTCCGCTTTCGGCAGGGCTGGCTGCTCCATCAAACGGTGGCCGAAGGTTGGCACCTGCGGCGCCCGTACGGCGGGGGCGCCGTCCCCATAGCTCCCCGGCCCACCTACGTGGACTACGCGGTCCCCCTCGACGTGGCGGGGCGCGCGCTGCTCCTTGAACGGTCGAGCGGGTACCTCACCCTCCGCTGGCACGACGAGACCGAGGGCTGGCTTGTCGCCAAGGACTTCAGCCCGACCGGCCTCGTCGTCCCGGACTGCGGGCTCCTTGGCAACGGTTTCGTTCGGGTCACATGGTCGAACGATCAGAGTGAGCTGGCAGCGGTCTGGGCCAGCGCGGACTGGGACCTGAACCCTGAAGACAAAATCGATCTGACCACCTTGATCGCCCCACTCGGCGTGAAGGCGATCGGGCCGATCTACGCCTCCAGCACGCAGTACCAGTACGGAGAGTTTGCCGGAAACTGCGAGGTGCTCTTCGGGCCCTACCCCGGCTACGCGGCCAGCGACTACAACCTGATGAAGGTGAAGCGTCCGGTCATCGCCGGACTCGGTGCGCTGAACGTCCCAGCCGACAAGCTCATGGGCACGTGGCACGATACCGCCCACTCGACGTTCCCACTGACCGGTCCACGACCGTGGTTTCTCTACGACGAAAAGAATGGCGAGAACCACGACGGCCGGGGCGACGTGCCCCTCATTCAGGCCTACCCAAAGTTCAACGAACTGCCTGAGACGTTCCGGGCACGGATGCGCGCGGCCATTGACCGGCTCAAGGACCGACAGAAGATCATCGTCGCCAAATGGTTCCCCGGGAACCCGCCCTTTGCGTTCACCGAAGAGCAGCTCAAGCCGTACTGGCCGGTCTACGACGAGCTGATCCGGCTGACCAACGGGATGCTGGCCTTTGACGCCATGCGGAGCGGGCTGGCGAAAATGCCGAGCTGGAATCAGGCGTATACTGCCTTCGCGTCGGCGTCCACGGGGCTGCCCATCTTCATCGCGGAGGGCGGCGGGAATGGTGGTGGAGGCGGAAATGGCGGCACGCCCACGCCGCAACCTTCTGAAAGGGCTCGACTCATGAGTAACGGAACCGTTCGCGGATTTCTCCGGGAGCTGGGGCCGCAGCATCGTGTGCTGGAGGGGGACTTCCTTGGCGTCGACCCGAAGAAAAAGACCGAGGTCTACTCCAAGCACATCGACCCGCCGCCGCAGGGCGGGTACGAAGAGGTGGAAGCGTCGGCCCAAAACGCCAATGGGTCGCGGACGATCCTGTTTGTCGAGGCCAATGTGGTCCTCAGCGAGCAAGAGGGTTCGGGCGCGACGCTGGGCACGCGGCCAGCGGGGACCAACGACCGGTGGGAGCAGTTTTTCTTTGCCGAGCAGCCCGCGACGTGGCAACCGGTACTGGTCTTCAACCGGTTCGATGACGGCTCCATCAAGAACATCTTCGTTTTCGTAAAGAAGTAGCCATGACCTTTCTGCAAGCCCGCCTGATGGGCGGGTCCGGCGGTGGAGGCGGCGGGGGTGGCCCGTGGCCCGGACGCCTCCGACGGTCGAATCTCAACTTTGTCACGCCGGACGGTGCCATCCAGAAGATCAAGGGCCACACGGGGTTTCGCCTTGCGGAGCTGGCCTTTAAGGGCGAGTGGGGCCGCGTGGACGACTTCATTGGCCCCGCGGCAGCCATGAGGTTCAACTGCAATCGCGACTTCACCGGGATGTGGGACAACACCGGCTGGAACTGCTACCGCCAGCGCGGGTACGACGCGGTCCACCAGCTCTGCATTCGGCTGCGCGACAAGTTCAGCTACTACTATTTCTCGGTCTACTTCTGCAATCAGCGGTCCGGCGGCCCGAACTGCTTGTCGCACGGAGAGCAGGACGAGCATGTTCGCCTGCTGACCGAGGTCGCCGACGATGCTGGTAACGTCTTCGGTGAGATCGAGAATGAAACGCTTGATGGAGACAACACCGGCAACGGCTCGCTGACCAGCCGATTCTCGTCGGCCGATTTTGCTCGTTTGATGATGACGCGCGCGACGTGGGATACCGGATCGCCGTCGAGCCCAAATCCGGAGGAAGTCGGCACGTGGATGGACTGGGCGACGTTCCATCCGTCACGGGACAATCCTGAGTGGCCGTGGGAGTCCGCGAAGCTCTCCTACGAGACGCAGAAGGGCGGACTGACCCCCTTCCCAGCCGCGCACCGTCCCGCCATGCCGGGCGAGCCGACCCGGATTGCCGAGGGGACGACCCCACGTCAGTGGGCCGACTGCGCGTTTCACTGCCTGAACCTCGGGATGGGCTTGATCGTCCACGGTGGGTTCAAGTCGCTGCCGTCGGCGTCTCACCACCAGACCGACCTACAGAACTGCGTCTGGCCGAAGCCCGGTGAGCCGGGCTACGACTGCCTCGAAGCCGTGAGCGTCATCTGGAACTCGCCGCTCATCGTGCTGAACGCCGCGGCCGATGGGGCGTTCAGGCGTGCGGCGGTCCTGAGCCCGGACGACCCCCCGCAGTACGGTGAGGTCCCCGGCCAAGGGCACACGCGGATCTACCCCCAGATCGACGGCGAGTGCCCGATCGTCCATTGGGACCGGTACATCGACGCGCAGGTGCAGTACGAGGACCCCCGCGGCGCGGGCCGGAACTACTGGATGAAGATGCCGGACGGGACCATGGTGGGTGGCCCGATCGACATCGGGCCCGACTGGACGCTCGAACCTCGCCTCGGCTACCACGTCGTCGAGCAGGGCGGCTACACCGGGGACGGCAAGGGCGGCAATATCCTCGTGATGCGCAAATAGGACCTACGGAAATGAACGAGAACCTGCTCCGAGAGCTACGGACCCTCATGACGACGTACCCGCTCCCGATCGTCCTCGCGCACATGAACTTCGTGCTGGAAAGTGCGGCGCGGGCCGACGTCGGGCGCACCGGCTACATCCCGCCCCCTGTTATTTCTTTGACACTGCGCTAACCTGCGTTTGTGCTCCAGCTTAGGCGTAGCTCGCCCTACGGCGGCTGGAGGTCAAACGACATGGTGCACATTGGTCACATCGCCAGATTCGCTGCTCTGGTGGCCAACAATCTGACGCGTCAGCTGGCGCGGTACTCCGTTCCCGGCAACAAGGGCACGGCCTCGGTGCGGTCCATCGTGAACGCCCGGGCCGACGGCACGACGGCGCAGCGCGGCCGTGTCTATGACTACATGGTCGGGTCGATCACGACCCCGGCCGACAACGTCTTCGACCACGAACTGATTCGCAGCTCTACCGCAGGCACCGCTGCGGCGGTCACCCCGTCGCCGCTGGATCCGGCGGAAGCCGCGTCGGTTTTTGACGCGTCGGACACCTACACCGCGGACCCGACGTTCGGCGTGCTGCTGATGCGGCTCTCGCTCAACATGCGCGCGACCTATCGGTGGGTGGCGGCGCCCGGTGGCGAGCTGGTGTGGCCAGCGACCACGAACAACGGCATTACCGGCGTCGTGCAGTCGGCGACCACGACCGACTTCTCGGGCACGATGCACGTCGATTGCGCGTAACAGACGGCCGTGCGGAAGCCGCAGGGGTACGCGGTCATCCATGATCCGGATGCACCGCAAGGGCTCCAAGCCGAGTGCGACACGTTTACGTGCCATCACTGCCAGTTTGTGGTCTTCGTGAAACCCAACGCACCAGCCTCCGCTTGCGGAGGCTGGTGCGGCTGTTGTGGCCAGCTGATCTGCGGGCCGTGCGCGGACAAAGGGACGTGCACGCCATGGGAAAAGACCATGGAAAAGATTGAGGCTCGGGAGCGCTTCCTGCGCTCGGTCGGCCTCTCGCCGTAGAATTTCGCGACGCGCGATTCGCCCGTCGGTGCGCGTCGCAGGAGACTCACCATGCGTCGCGTACTCCTCACGCTCCTTTTTGCGCTCTCGCCGGTCACGTTTCTGGCGTGGACGCCCCAGCTCCCGAACAACATCTCGTTTTTCTGTCCGACCTCGCCTGACAACGTCCCCGCTGGGCAGATTGTCACGCTCAGCGGAACGGTCACGAAGGACTGCATTCAGGTGTCCGGCACGTTGCGGTTCGCCGATGGCCTGCAGCTGCGCGCGATCTCCATCGAGGTCCTCCCCGGAGGCCGACTGGAAACCGGGACGACACCCGGTCGCAATATTCGCTGGGTGGTCCGTGACGTGCCGCCGGTCGACGTGGACCAGTGGAGCACGGGCCTCGTCGTGATGGGCAGTATCGGGCTGGAAGGCGAGACGACGGCGACGCGGGTGCGGCTGACGGCTGACGCGCTGGCGGGCGCCACCACGGTGCAGGTCACGTCCACGGCTGGGATGGCGGTCGGAGGACAGGTGGTCTTCGGAGACGAGCGGCATCTCTGGGTGGATGAGAACGCGCCACGCGTGACGCAGTACGTGGCCATCGCCTCATTGACACCGACGTCCATCACGTTCACGCCGCCGCTGACGATCGAGCACCGCGGCGCACGCAATTTTGACGGCACCGTAAAGGCGTACCCGTGGATTGGCTATGTCACGCGGTCAATCATCATCGAGTCGGAGAATCCGAACGGGACGCGTGGCCATACGGTCTTCACGGGCGCGGCCACTGGGCGGGTATTCGGCACGGCCTTCCTGAACTTGGGGCGGACGCCGAACGATGCCAGCTCCACCGAGATGCCGGGCAAGTATGCCTGCCACATCCACAAGGGCACCGGCCATATCGAGTTCGTCGGGAATTTTGTCAACAGCTCTCCCAAGTGGGGGTGCTCGATCCATGAGACGAACGGCAACCTGATCGACGACGACATTTTCGTCGACAACAACGGATGGGGTGTGGGCACGGAGATGATGACGGCAGACAACGTCTTCAGTCGTCTGCTCGTGATCAACACGCGAGGGGATGGCAACCGAGGGGATCGCTGCCGGAGCTTTGACAGCCCTCCAATCTGCCGCGGGACGGCGGGCGTGGGCCTCTGGGGGGACACGACCAACGACTACTGGCGCGATAACGCTGTGGTCGGCAGCCTGATCTCCTGCTTCATGTATTTCAGCAACCGCACGACCCCGATCAAAGAGTTCGCACGGAACGAGTGCTGGGGCTCGCGCATGGGTGAGGTCGGCTGGGACACCGGGCCCGGCGTCTTCGATGGGTTCTTGGCCGCGAACGTGTGGCTCGGTACCTATAACTACGCGCAGAAGGACATCGTGTACCGGAAGTGGGTCTGCCGAAACGACCCGCAGAGCATGCCGCCGTCCGAGGACTACTCGACCTGCTTCAACTTCGGCGATTACTCACAGATGGGGATCATCGTCGAGAACGCGAACGTGCAGAACATGCGGGTGGGGATGCGGTGGCCGTGGGCCATCGCTGACCCGTTCCCCGGCACCGAGACGACGCCGCGCGAACACATCGTGCGGGACTCCTCGTTCTGCAACAACGGGACAGACCTCGAATACATGCAGGCGGGCAACACCTCGACGGACGTCATGATCCCGTCGATCACGGTGCGGTCGCAGCGGAACATTCACTGCGCGCAGTCTGGGGTCCATGAGGCGTTCACCGGAGCCTTGCTGCCGACCTCGGGCCCCGTGCGCGTGATCGTTGAGGACTATCAGGGTGTCCCGTCGGACGACGTCGAAGTCTTCAACACGCTGACGGCCCCGGCCAATGCCACCACGCGCGCGAAGTTCTCGGACAAGGTCTCCAGCGTGACTCCGCCGCCCACGCAGGCAAGCGTCACGGTCAACGCGGGCCAGACGCTGCAGGCCGCGGGCCAGTGGGAAGTGGCCGTGCTGGCCAGCACGACGGACTATTCCGGCCTGACGTCGGCGCAGGTCGACGCGATGCTGAACCTGAGCGTGACCGACCTCGGCTTCAACCGGGCCCGCCTCTCTGTGCAGGCGGGCATCGAGGGATCGACGGGCAAGGGCTACACGATCGTCAATGACAACGCTGACCCGAACGTGATCAACGCAGCCGGATTCAACTGGTCCAACCTCGACATCGAGATCGACAAGCTCGTCGTGCCGATGCGCGCGAAGGCCGCCGCCAAGGGCGAGACGTTCTACGTCAACGCGGAGTACGTCGACCACGGCGACTCCGCATTTGAACATCGCGACAGCCCGGCCGAGTACGGGGAGTTTTGGCTCGCGGTCTTCCAGCACATGCAATCGAAGTATGGGTTCGTGCCGGACGCCGTCGAGATCCTGAACGAGCCCGAGAATACGTCGTGGACCTGCCAGCAGCTCGGCCCAGCGCTTGCGGCGGCAAAGTCGCGGCTTGCGGCGGCCGGATTCACCCCGGCCTTCCTCGCGCCGTCTACGGCCAATCCGTCGAATGGTCCGGCGTGTTGGGATGCGATGGCCTCGGCTTCAGGCGGCGTTCTGCCAGATGAATTCGTGTACCACCGGTACGGTGGCACACTGGCGGACCTTCAGGCGATCGGCAGCAAGACCGCCTCGATGAACAAGCGCACCAGCCAAGGAGAGTATTGGGGATCGGGCCAGACGTCGGACGGAGCGAACTACCTGATGCTCATCGACGACCTCACGGCCGCGCGCGCCAGCTCGTGGCACATGGGGCCGCCGGTCGCGGGCGCCTCGTGCGCGTGGGGGCCGATTGCCGCGTGGCTCAACGGGGCCGCCGCGCTCTGCCCCAACGCGCCCCTCGTGCGCCAGTACACCAAGTATGTTCGAGCGGGCGCGGTGCGGATCGCCGCGCAGGGAGGGGCGGGCCTCGACCCGCTGGCTTTCCGCAACGCAGACGGTAAGCAGGTGGTCGCTGTCAAAGTGGACTCGGCCACAACGTTCACGGTGAGCGGACTCTCGGCAGGCACCTACGGCGTCTTCCATACGCCCAAAAATGGAGCGTCCGCCCCCGTCAATGCTGCCGACGTGACCGTGACGGCTGGGCAGCCGGTGAGCGTGACCATCCCGTACGAGGGAGTAATCACGGTCTTTGCCAAGGCCGGAGGCGGCGGAGGTGGCGACACGACGCCCCCAACGGTCAGC